GAAAGCCTGTGTACTGATCTTGACATTCTTTTGAGCACAATACTTTTTAACCAGCTTAAGCAGTTGCTTGATGTCCCGTCCCGAGATTGCTTTGACAGGATCAACCTTGGTAGTGAACTCAGCTACCAGCCAATCAAGCTGCGGATCTGTCAGCTCCATACCAAACTGCACTCCGATGACTTTCCAAATACGCCGGGCCATGTCAGCATTTGGACGGTCGTACCTGAACAGCGCCACCATGCGCGACACGATAGCATCGTCGATGTCATCGATTCTGTTCGTTGTAAGGAACATCAAGCCGTTGAAATACTCCAGTGCCCGTAAGAACGACGCTACGACCGCATTCCGCTCAAGATCGTTGCCGCGTTTAGCTACGTATACGTCCGCCTCATCCAGCAACAGTATTGCTCCCCAACGCTCAGCCCGGCGCAGGATCTCCTCAAGGTTGCTTTCAACGTCCTCAGCCGATGTGCCTAGCTGTCCTGAATGAACCTTGTACAACGGTTTCTCCGCGATCTCTGAGTACACCTCAGCAGTAAGTGTCTTGCCTAGACCGGGCTCACCATAGCACAGGATAGGCGTACCACCGCTCTTGCCCTTTACGATGTCGTCAACAAATACATCCATATCCGTCACAAGAATGTCAATCAAGTCACGATGCTCAGGCGGCAACACTAACTTATCCGTCACCGTCTTGTCATACTGATACGGTTCAATGTTATCCACATGCACCCAATACCTACGATCAAGGTGCAAATCGTACATTAACAGAAAGTGATGTAACGGAATCGCCGTAAATTCATCCTCTTTCACGCCATATTTCAGCCACACGTCATTGTTCTTACGAGCTGTAAACTGACGGTCAACAAGCGGCTCCTCGTTAACGAATTTCGTCCCCGGGGACAGTGAATCCACATCCCGTCCCCAGTCTCCATTGTGCTGAATGGCTTTACCGCCACCCATGAATTGTTTGTATCCCATCACCTGAAATCTGGAAAATCGGTGCTGGACTCTGTTGTACTCTTCGCGTAGTTCCAGCGTTTCTTTTAGATAACCGCGAGAGAACAGGACCTCCGCAACATTCTTTCCTGCGAGGTTTGCTCCTGATAGATGAATCGTAGCCTCAGCCGCACCAGCCTCTGATCGTCGCCCGGTATGTTCGCCCTCAGATCCACGATTAGCTACAAGCTCAATCGTGACATGTGCGGCCTCGTAACGGTCGCCACTACCTGATTCCTCCGTATACCAGCACCGGTTAACAGCCCATGCCAGCAGATTCCCTGACAACGATTCTTGATACAGCCAACCGTCAATGCTTTTTACCGTAAGCCAGCGGTAGAAAGCCTCAGGAAACACGTCCAGATGCCCTACCGGTTGGCCCACGTCCTCTGCCAGCCTGATGATTGACGTCAGATAACGACGCACAGCCCCATTCGCACCATCCGTTGTCGGAATTACCTGAGCGATCTCTTTGAGAATAGGCGCATCGATACCGTTGCACGCGAGCGTGATCGATACTTCGCCGCCGTAGTTTCTGCTGTCATCAATGTCCTCTGCCAAGGAATCGTATTTGTGCTTTTTGAGTACCTTGATGACAGCATTCATAAGCTCTTTGCTGATATTCAAATTACGTGCCACGTTCGGCCTCCTCTGCTACTTTCGCTAAACGATCAACAATATTTTGAGCAACTGCTGTTGCCGATGTCAATCGATCTGTGAGATCGCTCGCCTCAGAGATAAGGGCTCTCAGCAACTCCGGTATAAGATCTATCGCCTGTAATCGGTATAAGCGTGGGGCATCTGGCAAAGGAACCCTTATTTTGGAAAAAGACTTTCCAGTAGGATCGTCGATCTCAACATAAAGTCGCCATGCAGATGTAAACCTACCATACCCCAATACTAAAGATCCATCGGCAGATTCAACAGTTACTGCAATTCCAAAATTGAGTGCTTTGAGTGCCGCCTCGATATGTTCGATGTGCTGATTCAGTGCATCTGTCTTAGTGTTAAGTGCTGCCGATGCGACTGCAAGACTGCTAATTATTTTCTGTGCTTCGGTACTCATTGGAATAGTCCTTCGCCTCTGATGTATTTGTGAATGAACTTGACAGCATTATCACTGCCTGCATTCCATCCTCTGTTGTAGTCGTCTTTCGGCGATATGGTTTTGTTTGCTACGATCTCGCTTATCGCACCGTCAAACTGTTTCCGCACCTCTCGGATCTCCTGCTCCAGTTCTGCGATGCGGTTCGCTCGTTTCTTGGCTAACCGCTCAAGGTAGGGAACTAATTCGGCGGTTGCAGTTAGCTCGGCAATGCGGGCGTCTGCGGCGTCCATATAAGCCTCTGCCGTCCAAGATTCATATGGACAACCGAGTGTTACAGCAGGAGGTCTCGGCGGCAGGGCGGGGAGTTTATTGATACTCATAACTTTTCCTTTGCAGACGGAACACGCGCATAGTAATTGGCCAACCACTCGCGGCCCTCAGTAATAGCCTCACGCCTGCGCTCTTCGCTACCTTGTGTATCGAGAATGAGAGCTGTAATGAGTCTGGCAATAATCTTGCCAGCCTTTGCACAGTCATTGTTGCGCCTTTCTAAAACTGTGGTTAGATCGACTGCTAATCCTTGAAACATTTCGTCACTCATTTCGTCCCTTTCGCCTCTACTCGCCGCCATTTAGAGCGTGTGTAATGCTCAATCACTGCCCGTATAGCAACGCGCGTGTATTCCCGTCCAAACACCGTTAGAGCAGGTTTTGACATCCCTCCATCAACGCCTGCTACAGCCTGTTCGTAGCGCTCGTAATAGGTATAGGACCAAGAGCCCCGGCCCCACGTGTACCTGACGCGATAATTTTTGGGGACTCTAAGACTAATAACATCGCTTGTTGAGAGCATCACTCACCGACCAATCTTGGATTCGGTCATTTTGTCCAACGCCTTATTCAGAGCACGGCGCAACGGAGCATGAGTCTGTCGCCGAATCACTGACAGAGGATCGTCAGCGTCACACTCCAACGAATCCAGGTACCGAGCCACTACTATAACGGCCTGAGCAGACTCCTGAGCTGCTTGTACAGCCGCGATGTGAGGTGTAATGGTGCCGTCTGTTACCACGATCTCCAGCGCGAGCGTGCCACACGTCAAGCAACCAGCTCTGGCATGCCCCACATAGCTCCCGCAGCGCGTGCAACGATTACACACCACTCGAACACCTGTCTCTACTGGCTTGTCCATAGACCTCCACCAAGGCTGAGCCTTCATCTCTGCCAGCGTGGGAGCATCCGATACCCGGCAATGTTGATCGTTATGTACAGACAAAACCCTGTTAGCCGCAAAAATTTTGGCTAAAGAGTCTGTTACTAACTTGCTGTTACTCATCGGTTTCATCCCCCTCTACAACAATAGTTACTGGTACACGTTCACTGTTACCCAAAAGTTGTGCTATTTTGTGGGCATCCAACACCACAACAGCGACGCTGGATTCGCCACAACGCGGGGTTCGCATAGCAGGAGTGTGAGCCCAGTCGCCAGTTATGGCTGCGTAGATCCCCGTGGCCAATTGCTTACTCACACGCCCTGCCGCCTCGTTAGACAGCTTTGCTCTTTTCGCCTTTAACACCTTTGCCATGTCTCTCCCATTTCCGTCCACCAGCACGATCCTCACGCCGTATAAGCGTGCTCATATTCCCTCTCACGCCATTCGATGCCATCAACAGTAATTAGGATTCGACTTATTATTGAGTCCTTTCACTTTCTGTTGCATCATATACTGTAGAGCTGATCGTGAGAACTCATCCGGCAGCTCGCCAATCCCAGAAACAGCAAAGGGTACGCTTAGCGTACCCTCGTCTGCATTTCGTTCACGTCGCCGACAAAACTAATCCATTGCCGGAGCTGTGTCCGTATTGGAGTTGTGATCTTCGAGAGCATCTCCCAGGAGATCCGCGTGAGTCTGAGCAGCACCTGTCAGATCATAGATCTTGTCGTACTTGGGTTTGGCCTTGCTGTGAGCAGCGACGATCTTGTCAATAGCGCTGTTGAGTTTCTTTTGCGCCTTAAGAATTTCCTTGAGGCTCTTTTCCGATGGATGCTTGGGCATTTGAGTTTCACCTTTCAGATATACAACAGAATGTACTGCATCGAGATTATAGACGCTGCACTACTTGTTGAACGCAACACTGGTCATCGCTGCGTTGTAATGGCTGCATAGTGCCTCATCCAGAGCCTCACACGCCGCCCGGGCCTGATCGCAGGCTGCTGCCATATTGGTAAAATTGGGTTTTACCTTTGTCTGCTGGTCTCCCAGCTTATTCATAAGGCGAATGAGTTTTGGGTAACGTTTCTCTAACTCTTTGAATGTTTTTACGGTTGGATGTTTCGGCATAAGAATTTGCTCCTGCCAGATTATAGCCACCTTAAAAGCCAAACCCCTTGAGTCTCGCCTCTCAAGGGGTCCAGCTGCCGGGGAGGGCTCTCACACCACGCCATCGAATGTTTAAATGGTAGCACAGAAAGTTCTAGCTAGTGTCAAACTTTGTAATGCCTTGAGATATTTTCCTGCATTCTTCGATGGATTCGTTCCGCCGATATACCGGCGCGGATCTGTATTGGTCAACAGATCGTCTATCTTTACCTCGATAGCCAGCAAATTTTTGGACTGCGCCAGAGTCCATATGTACTCGTCATACGTCGGACACTCTTGGTTGTACGTCAGCAACGTTACAGCCTCAGCAATAGCGATTCCAAACTCCTCTGCAAGCTGATGTTCTGTGTACGGAGTATCCTCCAGCACGTCATGGAGCATGCCGACGATATAAGCCCTATAGTCAGTTGTGCGTATGTAAGAGGTGTACGCCACAGAGCGTACGTGCTCGTAGTACGATACCCCAGATTTGTCCGTCTGCCCCTCGTGTAATTGCTTTGCGAGCTCCGACGCTTTACGCATGAGAGCAGTCTGTTCGATGCTAGTTGTCATTTCAATCTCCAACTTTCTGTTGACTACATATCCGATTCGGTATAAACCTTTGCTTTCAAACCAGCATCGTTTTTCGCCTTGTTGCGTGCTCTGAAATATGCCTTGGGTTTACTCAAAACACGTGTCACCTCACGCTGTGCTGCAAGTTCGGCATTGATACCAGCAGCAGCTGCCAGTCCCAGCATTGATACTTCAACCCCACCCAGTTCCTGGGACAGATCCCCCACAGGTCGGCTATACACATAGTCGAGCACTTTGAGTGCATCAGACTTTGTCACACCTGCCGCTTGTCCAGCCTCCAGAGCCTCCTCCACAAGCCGTAAGCCACGTTGGGGTACGTGCGTTGCTTCCTCGGCCCCAAACGTATTGAGTATCCAGTCCCAAACAATATTTTGACGATTTGCTCGATTACGGAGTGATGGGAATCTGCTTGTCTGTTCGGCTTTTACAGCATCTCTCCAAGCATCAAACGATACTCGCAACAGTCGGGCATTGACATAGACGAGCGGATTCGATAATTGCATCAATATGTCTTGGACTGCTTTTGCTAGGTCATTGGCAGCATTGGCATAGGATGAAACCGCCGGATCGCTAACCATCAGCGTGTTTTGACTGACAACATCCTGTAGGACTGTTCTGTAATCACCATCCGGACCCGGAGGCGATACCCACTCCGTCACAAGAAAGTCATCCACCTGTTGGAGCCGCTTTTTTAGCTGCTCGTGCTCAGCCCGCATATGTACAATCTTGAGTGCGTACTTAGTGTTCAGAGCCTCCAGAGCCGCATGTGCCGGAGTCAGTTCGATGTCCAGTTTCAGTTGATCTGGATGATCGAAATGTAGTCGTACATTCGCGTCAGGCATCTCAGCCATGTCTCACCGCCGTATACAGGATGCTGATCCAAAGCACCTTGGAAAAATAGTGAATGAACTGATCTTGGTTGTATGAGATCAAGCCACCACACTTTGAGTAGTCTGTAACCCAATGAACGATGAACTCCGCTATAGCCAGCTCAATACTGTTTGTAATCAGCAGGACCATGCCCATGTGTATCAGACTGTGCGCCGTCAGTGCCTGCCAGAACGGGACGCCGGGAATCGGGGACTTGTGGTTTTTGGCCTTAGACAAAAAGTCGCCCTGCAACGGATAGTCGCAGAGCGCATGACCGGCGAACAGCAACAACAGTAAGTATGCGTAATACATCGTAGAACCACCTCACAACAGATTATAGCCAGTTTATCTAAATGGATTCCCACGAAATGGTTTTGACTTGCTCAACAGTAATTCAGCGCTTTCACGAGCTTTACGCCGAAGCCGTACATGTTCTGAATAGTCGTCTGCAAAAGCGTCAATCGTAGCAAAGTCCAACAGTTTGCCTTGGCTCGCGGCAGGTGATACCAAAACGCTATTGAGCATCTTTTGCCTGAGGGCCTCGGTGACAGGCCGATTGTCCCAGTCCTTGCCAATCTCCTCCACGAGCCACTCGTAGCACATAGAGCCAGTCATAGCCGCCAGCGATATCGGGAACAACGTAGCTTTCCGTTTCAATCTCTGGGATTTGGAGGTTGTACCTTCACCCCACTCAAAGGCTTTACGGATTACATAAGAAAGTGGAACTGCGTGGCGTCTTGCCCATGTGAGCCATCTGAGGCAGCGTATTTTGTCCGTCTCAGAGAGCCTAATCTGTTGACTTACTTGTGCTGAGATAGTCTTGACGACCAACATTGAGGATCGTGCCAAGTCCCGCTGAGACCGTGCATCCAGCTTTTGGAGCACATCAGTTAGGTTGATAGCCATAATGCTCCATTCTCCCATCGATGTAGCGTCTGATAGCTGCTGGAGTCTTTACCTCGGTCATCCCTGGGATGGAGAAACCTCCGAAACCCTCACACACATAATAGCGAATACGGGTACCGACGTGTTGAACGACAACTGTAAACGATTGGACACCGTGAGCCTCGACATACTGTTGTTTACGCTCACGAGCACGTTTGTTCATGATTACCTGTTGGCTTTTGCCTTTATACGTCTTGACCTCGATTACAGCTGGCCATCGCTCAGACAATAGGTCAAAAGGGGCATGAGTTGTTGTTGTACGGGCTCGTAAAATAGGTGCTAGTTTTGCCTCTGTTCCGTATGTATCCATTGCCGAAATTCCTCACTTGTTATTGAGTAAAATTTATCGCGTTTTGTCAGTAGTAAGTCGTTCTAAATGGGCATGCCAGAACGAGGTGAAAATCAACAGTAATATGGGGTAAAAATGGGCGGTCCTTACTACTAACTGATTGAATGTTTGTGAGTGCGTAAAACCTCAATGTTTTGGCTATTTTCTACCCATCATTTCTTGCTCAACACTATTTCATCGAGTCGATTTATGATCGCATTTACTTGTGAGTGATCTAAGCCTTGTTCTGCTAAATTCTTTTGTATGAAATCTAAGTAGATATCAGCTCTACGAGTAGCCTCATCGGCAATAATGTTTCCGAACACATATTGCTCTGTTGATACCAATACTGTATGTGTTTGGGCTTTTACTTTCTGTTGAGCTTTCATGCCCCTATTTATGATCCAAAGAGTAATGACGATTCCGATGATGCAGCCAATTCCGATCATATTGGCAGCTCCATCTGTGATGCTGGCTTGCAGGCTGCGAAAAATGCCTCACGGTCACGTCCCCAGTGAAATACGCGTACTGGGATGCCCGCAGCCTTTACAGCCTCAAGACGGGCGCGTGCTGCCTTGCCATAGCGGTACGTAGTCGTGCCGAAATCCACGAATATAGCGCCGTCCTTGGCCTCATGTAATCGCAGTTCGCGGCCTATCTGCTGAACGATGGTATTCGCATCCTCAGTCTCACCAATGTTGATGATCGTGTCGATGCGCTTGATTGAGATGCCCTTATTGAATACGCGGCTGGCAATAATATGTCGATTGATGCCGCGCTCGAACTGATCGATATAGTCATCGGCCTTATTCCGTTTGGTAAGTCCGGTAATAATCATGGGATTGAACTCGTGGAGCATTCTGGAGGCGTAGTCGATATGGTCATGCCGATCAGCTAACGTCACCAGATATCGATTTCGTTTTAGATAGCCTCGTGTAAGCATTTTGAGGGCTGCGTTCTTATCCGGAGCTGTCACAACTAATTCCCAACGCTCATCGATCCCAGGATTAGCATCCAGCTCTTTTTGGGGTACACATGGCGGGAACAGGATCTGGTAGTAAACGACCTTGGATAAAATGCCCTCACGAATACCGCGCTCGATTGGATATGTGTAGATGACTGGGCCGCTAAATGCACTCACCTTGAGCCACACTTCGCGTTCTGAAAGCTGGAGTGTTGCTGTAAGCCCAAACCTAGCCCTGGGGTTCAAATTGCCTACAACGTCGAAATTACGCTGCGAGAGCTGTACGTGAACCTCATCTACGATGGTTGTCTCTAAACATCCAAGATACTCCATTAGACGTTGTTGCTTTGCCTGAACGCCCCATTTGTCTATACCGTCAAGCGTCTGAATCGTGGCAACAGTAACTCGCCCGGGTTCAAAATACCCATCACCGACAATACCCACTGGCTCTTTGAGAAAATTGGCTATATCTGCTCGTGCCTGATGCAGTAGTTTGCGCTGATCGACGATGAACAGATGATTACCACTTACTTGTGAGTAAAAGAATGCTGCAACAGCAGTCTTTCCTGAGGATGTTGCAGCCAGAATCGTTCCCCCACCGAGAGGGAGGGACTTTATCATCGCCTCAACGCATTCATTTTGATGGAGCCTATCAGACTTGATGCCCGGCACAATAGGAGGCGGATCACTCAACACAATGTGCTCGTCAAACGTAATTCCACCTGTTTGCTCTAGCTCTTGTTTAATCGCCCGATACAGCCCCGTCGAAACTTTGCCCCTGGTGATGAGGGACTTGTATCCGTCCCATGTCCCATTCTTGACTGCTGGGATAAAGAACCACCCTTTGACCCGGTAGCTCATCGCCTCTCGAAACAGTTGTTCCGGATACGGTTTCTCGAATTTCACACTGACGTGATCGCCTGTTACACGCACCTGTTCCATACTCTGATTTTAGACGTATGGCATCGGCTATAAGCACGGCGCGAGCATCCGGGTCCATGAATGGATTATCAAGCCTGAATGTATCGATTGTGATGGGAGCTAGCCCAAGCTCTTTGAGGAGACCGCGTAGCCAAATAGCTTTGTGTGTTGCCTCCTCAGAGGTCATATTGTGCTTTTTTCGGAGATCCGTGTAACCGAATCCACCCCAGATAGTTGCGCGTATAGCAGAGTACGTTCTGTGACTCCGGCTAGACCTCATGATCGAAAATCCCGCTTTCGTATTTAGCAAACCAGTCCACTAGATCCGACGTTGTTGTCTGATCGGTATAAGGAACTTGGTGATGATGCAGTGCGTCATGATGATGAGGATTATTTTGCTCGTCAATAGCGGACTTCACCGTTTGACGACTGAACGTCGACGGTAAAACCGTTACCTTAGGCTCATCCATGAGTTTCTTATGATTGAGGTTGTAGTAGGTAGCTTTGAGAAATATTGTTGAGTCGTCCATCCGTACCCAATGGTAAAGGGGGACATAAGGATGGACAAACGGCACGTGCTGCATTTTGCCGTTGGCTACGTGCAGCTGCCCGTCTGATGCTGCTGGGTGATCCACGATCATGTAGCGAATTCTAAGCATTTACGCAGTCTCCGATGATGGTATTGCGGGCTTGTACACAGCATTGTGCGATTCAAATCCACCTGCATAATAGACGTGTTGACCCTTTACTAATTTGAGGCATACTACCGTACCAGATCCGGCATAATCAATAGAAAGTATCTGCTCATCTCCGTCAACAGTAGTTGCAGTCAATATTTCGCCCTCGGCAAAACGTTCGATCATCTCGCCTACAGACGCCCATCGCTTGTTGATTTTGAATGCGTGAGATTCTGATGCTTTAACATGTCGCCCAGTTACTGTTGTAATCAGAAACAAAGGCGTATGTGGAACCTTAGTGATCGTACGAATCTTGCCCGCAACAGTTTTTGGTCCTTTGAGGAGATGACCTGCCATCAAGTCGCCGCCGCGCCGATCACTACCATCGGCCATCGTAATTAGTTCTGACTCCTCAGTGCAGGCACCACTCCCACCTGTACCCGGGTGATAGCTGCCGCCGCCCGATGTGCCTCCACTGCTACCTGATGCCGCTGTCGTCGCCTGCAACGCCCCATTTGACAGAACGACCATCCCATCGCCTATAAGAGCTTGGATGACAGTAGGTGCAACCGTTGCATACAGTCCATTGATTTCTACCGTTTCGTCAGCCGTCAATACATTAGCAATCGCCGGGAAATAGTTATACACCGTGGACGGCTGCAATCCTGTACCTGTAGCTCCGATGGCTGTGGTGTATATGCCCGTCACAGATGGCAACTCAGACACAGCACCGTTGGGAAACGAAATACCAAATGGCAACGAGACAATAGTAAGTGAACCGCTCGTTGCAAAATATGAGAACAGCGAATTGACGTTGTTCGTTACAACAGGTGGTACAGATCCCTGTGTTGCCAAGTAATCACTTGCAATCAGCTGGCCTTGGGGAATATGCAGGACAGCAGACATTGCACCAGATCCCAACAGATCATTGCGATACGACTGAGCCCATACATCGCCCGTACTCGGTACAGTGATTGCCCACGATCCCGGCTGGCCGGAGCTCTGAACTGTCTGCCAAACTGATGCAAAGTTGTCAAAAGAAAGTTCCAAAGTCTGTTGAGCAATATCGTCACGCGTAATGATATCTGAATTGATCTGCAACATCTGGGAGAACCGCACACCGATACTAAGCTCAGGTGCAGGTGGTGGTGGGATATAAATCTCTGTCGGCACAGAGTACAGCCACTGATGATTAAAGAATCGTGCGGTATATCCACGCAAGAATGTTCCGGTTGGGGTAAACGCCGATGTGTTCTCAGCAATAAGTGCCAACTCCGGCAAATACTGTTGCAGATTGAAATACATATCGGTCGTGTCATTAGCCGACTGTTGGAACAGGATCGTTGCGTCGTCTGTTGCCCTAACTTCGATTCCGTAAATGTTACGCTGATCTCCTGAGAAATCTAACTGGATGTCGGCAGTAGTTGCAAACACAATCGTTGGCGATGTGGGCCTGAATGGATACACGACGCGTATTACTTTGGTCCGGCGACTGAACATGTAAGGATTGTCATTCTCATCGAACTGCACAAGCCTCATGTACCACGTTTGATCGTAGTTATTTTTTAACAGTGTGAACGAGCTTACCTGATAACGTGCAATAAGATTGGCACTGTTCTGTCCCCAGTTCTGATCTGAGAGGCGAACTTCGACATACGTCTGACCTGGTGCTGCAATGATTGGCGGTGCTGGTGGTGTGGACTGTGCTGGTCCGATACGCTGAACAGGCTGTGAGACAACACCTACACCTCCAGAGCCGCTTACAGGAGACCACGTGCCCACAATAGCCTGAGCTTGAGATCGCGCCAAAGACATCGCTTGGATTGGTCGCGAGATGATCGGCGGGGCGTATGGGAAACCGGGACCGCCCGGAGCTACTGGGTATGTGACACTGACAGGTGGTACAGCTGCCACCAAAGGACTATTGACTGTGATGTAGACGGATGTGTCCACAATCGCGTAAGCACTCACGTCGATAAGATCGGGCAAGTACGAACCGGTAACAACCTGAGCTAGTGCTTGTGGCAATGGAATGTTAGCTGTGTCTCCAGCTTGCTGTGATGTGCTGCCGCCGCCGATTGTCGTTAGGATATTCGTTGGTTGTGACGGCGTGAATGCGCTCAACAGTTTCTCAGTGCGAGTATCAGCGCCGAATGTGAACGCCCAACTTAGTGTTTCACTCCCAGCCTCTAAAACACTCAACACTGCCTGTGTAACCAGATAGTCTGTGTCCACAATATTTCGTGCTGGGCAGTTTATGTTGATGTTGCGACCTGCAAATGGATAGTACGGAAAGTCGTTGATGTCCTGCTGGAACAGATCGCTCTCAGCCGTATACGTTCCGTTATAGAAAATCTGTTCGCGGTCGTAAATATAGGCTTGGCATGCTGCGTCGCAATCCTCGGATGTACGGGGCAATGGACTCATGTTCGAGACAATGGCACTTCGATGCCCATCGTCCCCTACAAGCCCGGCCTCATAGTCGACATCCACCATGTCTACAACGCGAGCAACGGCTCGTTGTGACTCATTGCTCGTAAATGCCACACGCGATCCAGCTGCAGGCGTAGTGGTGAGATAGAACCCCAAGGTATCAACATTATTATTGTTAGCTCCCTGGATGACTGATGCGTCTTGTTCATCAAGCCCAAATCCCAGCGTATGCTGATTCGCCGGATACAGAGGTGTAGGAGCTGCCAACGATCCTGTGATGCCTGATGACAACACAATCTGACCGCTCAAGTAGGGTGACACAGCACCAGCGTATTCCGACTCAGGTCCTGTAAATGGCAGGATCGCACCCGTGGGTAAGAACGCTCCTGATGTGCTGCCCGCAATAGAAAGTGATCCTGCTGGGGTCTTGCTCAACAAACAGTAGTTAAGTGTGAGATTTTGACGCCCATTCTTAATCAGCGCATACGCTGCATAAGCTGGCAACAGCACACCTGACGCTGTAAATACTGTTGTCGTTGAAACTGGATCATTGTAGATACCAGTCAACGACTGATTGTAAGTTGCTCCGATATCCACATCCTCGATAGAGAATGTGACATTACCGAACATCGACTGTGCTTGACCTGCAAAGTACGTACCATCCTTGGTAGCGAACACTTGTTGAAATCGTGTCTCGGATGGGCACTGAATCTTTGTGTTGAGCACATAGTGATGATTGGGCTGCGATATGATCTGCGGTCCCAAGAGTGCTCCGGACAAACTTGGCTGCATAGCGATACCGCCAGCCCCAGATGCTGTAAGCGTTACGCTGCCCGGCGTCGATATTTCAAACGCACAAAACTGATCTATGACCGATGCATCAAAATAGAGACCGCCAATCTCTCCACTCGATACATCATTGAACTGAACTTCGCCGTGCTGAAATTCCATACCCCCAGCAAGCTCAACACCGTTGTTCGCAATGAGCTGTCCAGTGGATGCAGGACCGGTAGCAGGCGAAACCAGATTCAAGGCTCCAACACTAAAATTGAAATTGTTTTGCGGATCGTTCAGCGTCCAGTTCTGCGTGTTCATTGAATCTTGAGTAAAGTCGTCCTCAAGTAGCAATGCTGAACGCGACTGGAATGTGGCATAAGTAAGTGGGAATTCGCCTGTAAACCCGTCTCCGATGAAATAGTCCGTATGAGAGTTGCCCGCCTCAACATCACCAACCACTAGTACATCGTTGACGGTTGGTACCTGGAGAACCGTAGTCTGTAGCTTGGCCGCATTCCAGCGTGTAGAGGGTGTATTTACCTCGTCATAAGAAATTCCCAGATCGCCTTGGCCGTACGGGGCATAGACGATCTTTTTATCTTTGCATGTGTAGAAATAACGTGCAGAGTCAGCAAACGTCTTGGCCACCATTGACCACGTCTGCGTTGGGTCCCAAGTATAGTACGGCACCAGAAAGCCCGGCTGAATCAACGAAGTGTCATAAAACCCGGGAGCTAGGATCTCTGCAAGCTGAGCTAGGATCTGCCCCTGTGTCTGGTTGATGATCGCTGGGATGTATGGCGGCGACTTGAAATTCAACAGATACTCATCCGAGGTACACGTTACGGAGTATTTGAAAAATTGTTGCTGAGAACTGCCTACAGCTACAAACTGAATGTCGGGTGTTGCTGCAACAAACCCAGTAAACAGGGTCTTGCCGTCTTTATCGCTCCATATCTGAACGTAGCAGCGCTCGAATGGCGGAATGAAATTCTGATCGTACTGATAGAACACAACCTGCATCTGTGTGGGCACAGAGAGCTGACTGGTGATCTGCAAGGTTGTCCAGTCGACATAGTTTGAATAGTCGAATGTCCCGTTGTCGTTTTTGACAATCATTCTCAGCATTAGAGTGTCGATCCATTCACGCCCAAACCGGACGATGTGTACTGTTCGTATTGTGCCAGCAAGCCCATGATAGTCGATGAGCTGGCATTCGAGTTTCCAGCCAACAGTGCAAGCAGTTGGGTGATGAAATTGTTAGCTGTGGGTGTTGCAGAGTTGTTACTGACGACGCCCTGACCATTAGCACCCATCGCCTGCAACAAGTTAGCCAGCGCCTGCACACTCTGCTCAGAACGTGTTGCAGCGCTCTCCTGCAACGTCAAGAGCTGTGACTCTAGACCGACACGCGTAGTCGCAAGATCAAATACCTGAGATGCCGCACTTACTTGTGCCTGCGTCAACAGAATCTGCTGCTCCATTTGATCCTCTTGTAATCCAGCCTGATACTGTGTCTGAGCCAGCTGTTGCGCCTTGGACTGAGCAAAAGTCTGTTGACGAGTTAGAACGCCCTGTTCCAAAATGCCGCGCTCAGTCTGTGCTGTATTCTGCAACAGCTGCTGATACTGCAATGTGAGCTGATTGAGCTGCAATGCACTTTGTACTGCGTTGATTTCATCCTGCTGCATCTGCTGCGACCACTGCTGTACCTGACTTGCCAATGATTCCTGCAAATACTGTTGCGCCTGGAGAGATTGAGCTGCCGTGCTCGCAGCACCGGCAAATGCCTCGTATTGTTGCACAATCTGTTGTAGCGAACTGATATAGCTCGTGTAGTCAACACCCTCATTCGGCAACACTAATTGCTTGACCTGTTGATTCAGCTGAATCATCAAAGTCTGAGCTTGGTCCTCATACTGTTGCAGCTGTTGGTTGTACTGCGTAATAAGAGACTGAAACTGTGAACTGCCCTTTTTGCTATTGGCCATGTCTGCCTGAGCCTCGGCAATCAATGTCTCCAGCTGAGAAATTGTCTGTTGCAGTGTGGCGTTGCCTGACGAGTACGCCTCTTGCATTTGGGTGTATGTGTTTTTTAGATCCGTCAACTCCGTTTGCACCATGGCATTTTTTTCGCCCATGAACACGCCCATGATGACACCCAACCCTGCACCGATAGCAGGCATAGCAGCACTCAATGACCCAGAGATGCCCATAGCGGCGCTCGCTGCGTTCCCCGTAGAGCCGCCCAATGCTGAGCTGGCCTGTGATCCGATAGCAGCACCTCCAGCACCTCCAGCAAAAGCTCCTGAGATAGCACTCTTGGCACTCGTTATAGCTCCCACAAACGATGTCAGTGTGGACACAGCAATACCAAGCCCCGATGCGAATTTAGCTGTTGAATCTGCTGCTGTGCCTCCCATGCTGGGCACTGCTCCTGAGTTAGCGAATGACGGCATAGGCTTTTCAGCAATCATTGAGTTTGTCGTGGAATCCGTTGTATCTAGCGACGCGCCCTCATCACCACCGGCCATGATCTCAGCAGAGCTAGGCATGCCCAACGGCGACGCAGAAAAGGGTGCGGACGAACCCGGAACAGCTCTGCCCTCAGGAGCCGCTATATAAGGCGTCAAACCCGTGGTACCGGTACTGGGAATGCTCGTGCCCGGGATTACGTCATGGACTCCCAATCCACTCATACTCGGCGTACTCGTGCTGGCAGTCGTCGATGCAGGCTTGCCACCCAAAAAGTCATTGAACTGGCCGACAAGTTTTGTCACTACATCGCTAAGGGACTGAAAGTTTGTTGTAAGTGTCCCTGTAGAACCACCAAATGCATCAGCCGCTGTCTTGATTGATGTGCTGGACGACAACGTTAGATCATGCATCTGTTGCATGACCGGATCGAGCTGCTGAGGGTGTGTCAGATTCTTGATCTTTTCGTTGGTAGCAGCCAAACTCGAAAGCATACCGCCGCCAGCAGATAAAGACTCACCAATATCTGCAAATTGAGCTCGTGGATTAGACACAGTTCTGAACGATTCAGCACCACGATTAGCACCGCCCGCATTTGCTGTAGCCATCGAATAAGTCTGAGGCCCAGCATTCGCAAATAGTGTTGACAATCCCTTACCCAGGGAGTCCCAAATGCTGCCCAATGGTGTAGCAATATTCACTGTCTCAGCCAAGCTCAACTTGTACTGTTGCAGCTTGTCAAAAGCCTGTTGCGTTTTGTCTACAACCTCTTGCCACTGAGCATCAAACTGTGTATCTGGATTACTGTTGAGCTGCTGGAATGTGGCCTCGTATGCCTGCAACTCTTTACTAGCTGCTGCGATTCCAGCCTGCAACAGTGCGGCAGCATCAGATCCAGTTGTGAACTGATACCCATACTGTTTGATGAACGCTAACTGTACGTCGATAGCTTTCTCTTGACGATCAAACACATTTTGAATGAACTGTAGCTGTTCGGTCGTCGCGCTACTGTAAATCTGCGTGACTTTCTCTTGTAAAGACTGAGCAGCTTGGGCAATCGAATCGTTGTATGCAGCCAATGATGCAGGCGTTTGGGGTGACGCCGCAAGTACACTCTGAGCATGCTGGCCTTGCGCTTGTGCCGTTTGTACAGCGGCATTCTGCTGCGATGTTTGATAGTCAGCAGGAGAAACCCGGCCTTGCTCGAATTGAGCTTTCTCTGCTGCTTGCTGCTTGTCGATACGATCCGTCGTGAGCTTGAGCAATCCGTCAGCAGTCTTTCGGGCCGCTGCCATGGTCGCGGCGTCCAATTGTGCCTGTAGATCAGCGAGCTTGGTACCGTCGCTCTTTGTTAGTGCGTAGCGCTTAGCATCAGCCTCAGCAGTAATTGCTTTGAGCTGATCGGCTAACATCTCATCGGCACCGCTGTATTGTGACAGCTGAGACGATAGATCCGTGATCTGATTGCTGCGGCTTTTTGCGTCGCCGTCCTTGGATGTGGAAACAGCACTTATTTGTGACTCAAGCACCGAGCGCTGCTGCATCTTGGCTGCAAACGCCTCTTTAGCCTCAGAAAGCTGAGCACGCTCGTCGAGATTGATTTGAGCCAATGACGCCGCTGAGTCTTTGGCTTGTAACGCACGCTTTTGAGCAATGTAGTCCTCAAGGCTTTCCAAACCCTGCTTGTAGCTCAATTCGTTAGCATCACGTTCTGCCTGATTGTCAGCTAACTGCCGCTCTAGCGCTGCTTTAGCCAGCGCCTCCTCCATTTTCTCCTTGGCCTTAGCCAGCTCCTCCATCAAGCCAGTATTCGGCAACTGTTTCGGCGGTGCAACAGTATCTGGAGTTGCCTTGTCCTCAACCGAACCACTTAGTGTTGTCTTAATACGATTCATGTTCTCGGACACGGCATTGGACATGTCCTTAGCCCCAGCTTTGACTGCTGCAACCACTTTTTGGTTCGCATCGGTCATGCTTTTCTGGTATGAATTGCCAGAATTCGCCAGCTGCTTATCCATCGTAGAAATAGCATCAGAAATACTCTTGCCGGATAGGATTGATTTCAGCAGTCCGGCTACATATTCAAAACCGGAGAACTTTTTGATGAACTCGCCTACCTCGTCGTTTGCAGCACGTATTTTAGGCACAAGATTTTCAAACCACGTGATAATCGCATCCAAAGGAATGATGGACGTAATCATATGGTCTTGCCAGTCTTGGAATCGCTGACTGAGATTTTTGACCTCGCCACCAAACGACTTTACATCAGCCTCCATAGCCTTGAGCTTGGCAGAACGGCCTGTCATAGTATCGATTGCTGAGTCTACAGCTATAAGATCGTCTGTAACCAATTTGAATGTAGCCGCCATTCGTTGCATGTTGGCATCTGTCACAGCCAGTGCTACGTCAAGAGAATCTTTGAGAGCTCGCGCCATCATGTCGATGTTGCCAGCCAACGCAACAATAATTGTCCCAAACAAGCGCCAACCACTGACTGCCTGTCCATCAGGACCGGTAATGTGAAATAGCTTGGAAATCTCTGAGAATCCGGACAGCTTACTGAACAGACTTACGACATCTCCCAAAGCACCAAATATCGATTTTAAACCGTCAGCTGCTGCTCCGAATGATTCGCCGAATGCAAGTCCAAACGGCTTTACCTCATCTGATAGATCGTGGAACTTTGCGGCTATATCCGTGAGTACGGTACCTACCTGCTTGATACCAGCTGATCCTTGAAAACCAGCCGCAAATTCCTCGAACATACTTTCTGTTGCAACCTTAAGCACTTGCATACTGTTGGCCAAGGTAAGTTGCGCGGGACCTGCTTTAGCAGACATCTGCTCAACAGCAGACATCATGTGAGCTGTCTGTGTCATAGCACCGGCAGCACCGCGTGCCGACATCCCAATTCCCTCAAGAGAAAGTGATGCACGACTCACGCCTAGCTCATAGGCTAGGCTTGCAGCACGACCCGTCGCCATTGCTTGCTCAGCAGCTTTCAACGCCTGCACAGGATCGCGTCCCATATGCAGTGCCATGTTTACTACAGCGCCTGTAAACTTTGACACTTGATCGGCAGACAGGTGTAACCCAGTTTGCCATGCCGCGATACCAGCGCGAGCAAGATCAATATCAGGAATCAGACCACGCGTAGCATCGCGCATCTTATCCATAGCTGACGGCATTTCAGATCCGGCACCCTCAGCCAGCGCGGTAAACCGTGCTTTGACCTGGGCAAGTTCGCTGGATTCCTCTACAGCGTCTTTCATCATTTCGACGAACTTAGTGAGTCCCTCATTGATAAGTGCGAGAGCTGCACCTATTCCCTCACCAGCAATAGCACCAGCGGCTACCTCACTAGCTAGGCCCTCACCAAAGATGCCCTTGGTGACATCCTTGATTCCAGCACCGGCAACGCCCATGACGCCAGATCCGCCACCCTCACCCTTGCTCTTACCCTCACCGGCTGACCCGGATGTTGCAGTCTCCAAACGCTGCTTGCGGAGCTCTGCTGTCTGTTTCGTGATTTCAGCAGTTTCTGCTGACAGTGCAGCTTTACGTGCCTGAGCCTGGAGAATCTGTTGACGAACCTCAGCAGTAGTTTCTTTGGCCGCAACAGTCTGTTCTCTACTCGCAGTAACGGCTTGCTGCGTCTGAGAGACAACCTCTGACACAGCAGCACTCGTTTCCTGTTGGGATGCCGCAACAGACTGACCGGCAGACGCCATAGATGACGACGACTTAGACCATTTTGCCTCTAACTCGTCAATAATCTTGTCAGCATCCGCAGCTTTCGATTTCATCGGCGTTAAGTCGATGTCGAAAGCCATCAGCAGTTGATCCATACTGAAATCGGCCATTGTGCTTACTCCTGTTTTAACCCATTGAGCTGACCGCGAATCCCATGGAGGCTAAGAACTTGGCTGCGTTCTCACCCGATTGATGCTTGAGTGTGAAATTGCCCTTACTATCCTCTAGGGGTTTATCGAATGATTCCGCAACTTGTTCGAGTCCTGTAATGCGTTGTTCGTTCTTGTTCACAGGTCCAGCATCAATAGCTTTACGAGGTGTATTCGCACGGGCTGCTGCCATTTTGCTACGCATCTGATAAGCCTGCTCTTGTGAGCGCCACGCCATCAGGGTGATCTCTGACAGCGTGTACTTATCCTCGATATCACGCAGAGGCATGTGCAACGCCTCCATCCAAGATGCCGCCGCTGCTGCCTGCGGATTCGCACTCTCGTCTGCCTCTACGTCCCTTGGGAAACGCGGGAGACGCTGTAAAAAAAATCCCGAATCCTGTTAGCCATAAACTGAGCTTCGATATAGGCCATCTGTCGCGCAGAGCTGACATGTTGCTGCACCCACTCAACAGTAATTTCCGCGTCACGCCCGTACGGGTTCAGGACGATGACACAAGCTGCGGCTGTAATGTCCAAGATTTCCGGAGCTACCTTGATAGCCTTTTGCAACTTGTCAGCGTTGGTCATAGCGTCCGTAAACTTGATCCCAGCGAACTTTTGCATGAGCGGAGCGATACGATCAGCAAGCATTAATACCAGCCGTTTTTCGGCCGTTTGGGAAATCTCGCGAATCGTAAAATTCCGCGTCTGCTCAAAATCCTCATCGTCAACAGAAACTATAGTGATAGGAAACTTGAGATATTCCTGCGTAACGAGTTTACGCATATCCTCAGACGATGAAGGACCAGCAGCTCTTTCAATCTCTGCCAACTTAGCTGTGACGGTTTCCTTGACCTTGGCATTCAGATCCTCCCGAATCTTTACGATCTCACGAGCGGAATTCGCCTCCATCTCCTGGCGAATAAGATTGATCCGACGCTGCGTGAAATTGCTCAACACTTTGTCAAAGTGCTCGAACTTATCCTCTGGAATGAATTTGTTCAGTTCGTTCAGCAAATCAACGTAAGATTCTGGTGTGGGTGCAGGTTGGGGAGTTTCTGTTGCAGCTTGCTCAACAGTAGTTTCTACCGGAGCTTCGACGACTTTGCGGGGAGCGGCCTTACGAGTGGATGCCATGATTTTGATACCTCAATCAAGAGTATGTCGTGGAGTGGGGGTTTATAGGTCGTCCCACTCCACACACGAGACTTACTGTTGCAGCCAGAACTAAATCTGAATGTCCTGGTTGGCATTCGGGTAATAGGCCATGTACGAAAGCACCGTCTCGCCGTCGACTGGATCATCGAATCCGAGCGCGGTAAACTCCGTATCCATGCTCCAATCGAACAGAGAGGTATCGGTTACAGCGTCCGATGCCAAGCCCTTCATGGAACTGGGTGCTACACGCGGGTAGTAGAGAGCGAACTGTGAAAAATCCTCCGTCTCCAGCAAGAACAATGCCGACCACTCATTGATCTTGATGCCACCGTTGCGCCGTACTGTTCCCTTGATCGGCTGGATCATAGCCCCAGCCGTAGGACCGTACGTAGCGCTGCCGACAATGATATTGTTGCCGCCGCCAACAAACGCCTTGTTGAGGACCAATGCATCCTGACCGGCAACGACTGTTGGAACAATACCCACAACGCGAGCAACGTAATCCGAGGTCTTACGGATAAAGTCGATATCCGTCACGATGCCGGGGAATGCCAATGCAGCAGCATCGCCCACATAGCCACCAGTACCGGGCGTGTAATTCTGATCGCAGACGATGTACTCTCCGACCTGGAACGATGCACCTGAGCCTGCTGGGACGCACAGGGTAGGCAACCCAGCGGTCGCTGTGCCTGTGATGCCCAGAGCTAGGTACCCAGAGGCACCCATGGGGATAGCTGTTGTGCCTGAGGCCGACAGCGGCCCGGCAACACTACCGGAGAATGCGGGGTTGGACAACAGGTTGAACACCTGCATGCCGCTCGAAATCTGATCCACGATGCGCGAGCGCTCCGCGAACTTAACCTCGAACGTCTCGGCAAGATCACCCGCGTACATAGCGCGAATGACATTGCGATATCCGGTTTTGATAGATCCCCATTTTGTCGCCGGACTGACCTTTACGTCCTTGACATAGCCAAGGTCGTTCCAGTGAGCAGGCAGCGACGAATCGATGAACGGTCCCTGATTCTGGAGGTCCAGCATCGATGGCCCGATTGTGGAGAATGGGGTAGAGAGTGCCGCTACCGTGTTGAACGGCGCATAAAAAGCACGCCATCCCACACCAACCGACAGCATCCCTTGACGGAGGGGCTGGTATAAACTCTTGGGCAGATTAGCCATTTCAGACCTCGTAGGTTACTGAGTCAAGGGTTGCTGGAATGTACTAACATCCACAGCCGCCGCACCGTAAAGAACACCCGAATCATCAGTACCAGACGTTTTCGGCCCAAAGGCTAATGCTGTCCAACGACATACTTGTGTAGGACTGTATGGCGTCATGATGATATCACCTGAAACTGGATCAACAGAAATTGAGTTTAGCGCTGTGAACAACGGAAAATTTGCCTGCAAGAGCTCATTCCGAATTGCCACGTCGTCAGGGAATCGATTGCCCCGGTTTGCTCCCTGCTGCGTCGCCGTCAAATCCGTTCCCTGGTTAGCCCATAGCCACTGACTAACTACTGTGTAATAGGGATTACCGCGTGTCCCAAACCGAATATTGGGTGTCATCTGGAGGATCGTAAGATACAGACCACCCAGGATGATGTCTGTAGGAGGCCATGCCTCAGCTTGGATAATGCCTCCAAACTGGCGTTCTGGGTTGATCGGCGGCAAACCGCTCCCAGCAGGATCACCATTGACGATACGACCTTTCACATACTCATAGTATGTGTCGATCATGTCGCGCATCTGCTGGGTCGGGTTGGGCATTAGTAATTCCTTGCTTTGAACTTTTCAGAGTTACGAACGAAATACTCAGGACCCAAAGCGGAAATCACTGCATCACGCGGATCGAACCCCTCAGCATCCCGTGGCGGAATCAAGAGGCCGCACAGAAAGAACATCAGACCATCCCACCAAACACGAGCAATTTTCATGTCCTGAAACGTATGGCATGTCAGCGTGATCGTCATACCGTAACAATCGCTAGGCTCAAAGAGTGTTGCGTGCAACTTGGCATCTTTGAAATTCGTGTGGTGACAATTCGTCTGTCTGAAACTAGAGCCGAAAAACTCGCATCCCGTGCAGTCTGTTTCAGTCATGTCACACTCATCGAATGTGCAGTACATGAACGTTGACCGGCGCAAATCTCGTTTCTTGAGATCCGCACCTTTAAAATTCTGGTTGTAGAACTTTTTGTTGCTCATCACTGCGGGTATAGTCACCGGATCTGCAATAGAAATAGGCTCAACCATTTGAGAAATCTCCAATCAATAAGGGGCGGAAAGACGCCTGCAAGAGAGAGTCAACATCACTACCGTCTACAGCTACGATGGACGACCGCAATAGACCTGTATCTATTGGGGCATCTTTGGCCATAATCTGAGCAATTTCTGTTGCTGCACGATTGGCATTGTCTGTGAGCTGCACCGCGTATGTCCCATCACTAAATGCTTGCTGGGCTGAAATACTCTTGACGGCTAACTGCACCATGCCATAAAACTGTTGCTTGTGAATCCGAATGTAACCAGACGGTGCGGTCTTGGTGAATATCTTGGTACCCACACCATCCGGGTTAGATCCGTACATCGTTTTAGGACCCGGAGTGCTAAACCGGAGAGTGCCCCATTCCCAAACCAACGCATAGCGAGCAGCATAGCCTTTCACTGCTACACCAGCTTTTACCCGGTCAGGCAACGCTCTAATCCGGGTAATCAAGGCTGGACGTTGGAGCACTCGTACCGGCATAGGATTATCCCAGGTTGGTAATCGCGGCAGTCAATACCGCAAGGTTAGGATCGGGAGCTGTCGAATCCGTGAGGGCCTCGATGTTCTGGAGCAGGATAATGAGTTCCTCGGTCTGTTCAACAGCCAGCAGGATCATGCCGGGTACGTCCCCGATGGGACCGTTGATGTTGTTGCTCTGAGCGATTGTCAGCGCGGTAGGGGCTGCAAGATTCTTGAGGGGCGTAAGAACTGCCATGGTGGTTTCTCCTGTGAGTTGACTTAGTATTGCTTTACGAGGGGACGAGCGCCGGGTGTCGGCACCGATGTCCCGTACACAGATTTATACGACTCTACGTTCGCCGCTGACACCTCACGAACATCTTTAGAGCCCATTGCGACAACAGAAAGTTTATCGCCATCACGGGCTACAATCTGGGCATTTGTGATCTGGGCTCCGCACCCAGGAATATGGGTTTTGACCACCACATAATCTAGAACATTCAATGTATCTTTCATCCCTACCTCCAGCAAGCAACTTACTCTTGCCCAGTTGCGCTACAGCGTAAAATCCAACTTACTGATGATCCGGCAATTTGCTTGCTGGCATAGCTAACGACATTGTAAAGCCTGTTGCTATACACAAGCCCTACAAATTGATTGAACCCATCCCAAACGTTATCGGCTTGGGCAATCAACCCCGGATACTTGGCTAGGATGAAATCTACGAACGTGTCCGAGATCACAAACTGTTTGGACTCAGCATTCAACTTTCCCATACTCTGAGCAATATTGAACATCGACACTGCATTTACCGATGGTTGTGGGTTAATCAGGATATCGGTCGTACCCCCTATGCCTACTGCTGCTGATGTCGTGAACCCATGCTCCTGAGCCGCTGTATTTGTTGTGGGTGGTGCATTCTTAACCCGGTAGTACACAGGCAAGCCAGTACCCGCAACAGTAAGTGATGCATCCAGCATCGCTTGTATTCCGTACGAGACTATTGGACATGAACTCATCAGTAAGTCCTAACCGTAAATAGTGTTGACATATGGACGCAGCAGCATGCATGTCCAGTCGTCGATGTACGTCTTTGAGAACTGCAAGCTCATCGCCGCCTGCGAATACGTTGCCGCTGTAACGCCCGGGATTGGTTTGGTAAGCATATTCTGGACGATATTAGCGCAAGCCTGTTTGATGTTGCGCGGCATGGCAAACGGATTGAACCCTGAGGTATAGGTGACGGACATCTCGCTAAACTGAGTGAAATAGAGACCGGATGGAGCCATGATTCGGCCCATTTTCGGGTCATAGTCACAGAGTGTAGGGTCAAGAGCAAACCAAAGAGGTACACCACCATATAGACCGCCTATCGCAAGGGGATTGATGTAATTCAAGGGCATCTCTGGAACTTGGCTTGGGCGTGTAGGAGCAAACCTGCCTGAGATGGCTATGATCGAGCATAGACCGCCCGTAAGGTCTGTATTGAGGGGCGTCTGCGTCGACGCTATGGCCCCATTGTCGTACGGCTGTAAATCTGCCATAGCACCAGTCGCCGAACTGGCAAACACTGAACCTGAGGACACTATCATCGCAAGATCGATAGCAGAAACTGCTGCCATAGGCCGCTTGGTGATCCGAAATACCGTAGGTATGCTGTTGCGCTTGATCGGCACGATGTCGGTATACGTCGAATAGACCAAAGAGCCGTAACCATCTGAATCCTGTTTCTGACAAAACACATCAATTGCCGTACTTGCCGCTGCAACCAACGTCATGATGTTCGCGGTCTGACAAGGAGATGGCAAGCCGAATGTTCCCAGCTCACCTTGTGTCAGATACAGCGGTTGAAAGTTGTCAGCGGGCATAATAATCTCATTCCAACTTATTGTTGAAATGCCGGGCAGGAAACTAACCCACCCGGCATCACAAGTAATTCACGACTCGCTTTACCGAATCATGATTAGTGCGCCGTGAGCATACGGAGCACCCTTAACAACCGGCGCTCCGAACTTCACGACGGAGAACGAACCACCCAAGTTACCCGTCAGTCCCAGCTGGAATACACGGGGATTTGGATCAGTCAGGTAGTGGTACTCGATCATGTTGTCTGTCGTGACAAAGAACGTGTGCAGGAACGTGCCGTTGCCCTGGGGGAACACCTTGATCGATGCATCGGGGATGATCGGAATCAAACCCGCCTGCGTCATGATGGCCGTAACCACCAGACCGGGAGTGATCTGAACCTTATCCACGTTCAGGTTGAGCAGCTTGGCCTCACGATCCAACTGATCGCAGGTGAGAGGATTTGCATAGATGCTGGTAGGCAGCACCTCGTAATCCTCACGTGCCACCATGGATGCAATGTAAGTCTTGATCTGATCGACGATGGACGAAGCTCCCGACACGATGCCGGAACCGGTTACAGGCGTGATCGTGGTCACACCGTTGCCGATGTTAGCCAACTCAGCGCCACGCAGGATCTGTCCCGAACAGCCCACATACTGTGTGGTGGTGTTCGCAAGCAGATCGGTGTCATTACCGGCCCAGAGAGCGAGATCATGTGTGTACATGACGCCGTTCACGAGGTCCGTAAGATCCTTGGCCTGCAAGCCCTGAAACTCACCCTGCTGCTGCGTTACCTCAACATCGAACAAGCTGAAATTCATCGCCGAAACGATGGCCTTCAGGTTCAGGGCACGCTCACCACGCGACGGCTGAGCTGCCTCGCTGACGATCTGCCGTGGGTTGGTAAATTCACCGAGCGGAATGGTGAACTGCTCGAAATAACGCGACGGCTGGCCGGTTGCCCGAGTCTGCTTGATGCGCTGTCCGAACTGGAAACGACGGCGTACAAGGTCGGTAATCTCAGTCTGATACGAATCGACTTCGATCACGCCCGGCCCCAGGTACGTAGCCGCCGCACTCATGCGGTCTATAAACATTGCTTTGCTCATGATGGGGTATCCCACCTTTCTCGAATTTGTGTTGCTTACAACAGAAAGTTCACAAGTAAGAGTAGTGGGATACTACGCACGAGTCTTACGAGCTGCGGTGACAACCATGAGCCCAGCTGCCTGTAGCTCGCGCTTGAATGCAATGCGATCCTCAACCTCCAGAGGATGCGGCAGGTTCTTGAGCATGGCGTCGACTTCCTCTGTCGAGAGCGCCTGACCCGAGGCCCGCAGATCGCCCGCGTCCATACCGTTCTTTGTGAGGATCGTCAGCGCCGATGATGTCAAAGTCTGCCGTACAGCCTCACGGCTCGCAGCCGACACCTTGGTACCAGCAGCCTCAGCCTTGGCCCGCAGACGAGCATTCTCTGCCTGTAACGACTTCGCAAGCCCAGAGAACTTGAGCGCTTTGGTTTTCCACTTGCCAGCTGCCTTTTTGTACTTGGCAGCTGCCATTTTGGCACTCTTGATCGGCCCCTGTTTGTCCTCAAGAGTCGTGGTGTTGCCACGATCCTCAGCATCCTCGTTCACGTGGCCCGGTTCATCGCAATCCCCGGCATCGGGGTCAGTGCCGGTTTCAGTGGCAGCGTCAACAAGCGCATTGGACGAATCGACATCGTCGTCATCCTCATCGTCGTCATCGTCGCCGTCCGGATCATCCTCGTCCTCGTCGAAGTCGTCATCCGAATCGTCGTCGTCCTTTTTGGCAGGCTTTTTCTTGCCTGCTTTTACCTTTGTGCCTTTTTCGTCGAGAACGTCGTTATCATCATCGTCCCCGTCTCCGGAGGCCATGGTATCGTCGTCATCCTCATCGTCGCCCTCGGCATTGAGGCGTGCCAGGATCTCCTCGTTAACCTTGTTGCTGCGGTCGAGGCTGGCTGCAATCGATGCCAGCGGAGTGCCTAGCGCCTTGGTAATGCTCGCAGAGGCCGACGCCGCCGTAAGATTGGCGAGCTTGATCTCCTGAGCAGACAATTTGATTACAGGCTTTTTGCTGCCTGCACGGGTGGTTGCATTCGTCTTGGGCATCGCTGCCTCCGTCGTAATGAAAATTGATGTAGAGGCGGATGCCGCAATAGCCTCAGTATCGAAGTACGCGGCATTCGTCTTACGCAAGAAAGTTGCTCCTGTGAAAACAAAGTCTTTGAGAACCCAAGGGTCCGCATCTCTGTCCTCCACCAGCACGTGTGTCAACTCCATAGACATACCTAGTCCTTTAGTCGACAAAACTTTTTCGGCATCGGGAAAGTCCCCGACCCAAACATAACCGGATACCCATAACGCGTTGCCCTTGATCCATGCCTTTTCAATCACGCCAACCTTATGTGTGATCTCATGGGCATCCAGATTTTCCGCATAGTTGACACCCATGCCAATCAACGTCTCTAGACGCTTTTTGGCAACATCCGAGGGCATCTGAATAAGATGTTCCATCGAACCCTGAGGAGGCTTGGTGCTGGGTTCGTCTAAACGCGTTAATATGCCCTTAAACTTGAGCTTATTGGGATGCGCCGCATCAGCCTCAATAGTAAGTCCTGAGGTTCTGGTTTGTGCCCGCAACATTGTGATGAGCTTGGCCATCTTAGTACCTCAATCCCGTTTTGACTTTCTTTTGACGCCCACCAATTTGTTGACGATTGCCAACTTTACGGGGAGCTTTCACGGGAGAGGATGCAGCAGCACTGCTCAACGGTAATCCAAAGAACCCACCATGCTCGTGGAGATTCTTATACCGCTTTGCATCCCTACCATAACGCTTTTTAGCCAAGTCCGTCCACTTTTTACTGAGCGTAGCCTTACGCGACTTACTCTTGTCGATCTCGCGCTCTGCCAACTCCTCGAAATAGTCCCACACCTCATCAGAAAGTTCCTTGAGCACACCGGGCTGATCGGCCTCCATTGCATCAGCCAGAACGATAGACGATTTCGGCAACACACTGGCGTACTGTAGTGCTCGCAGATACGTCTTGTTCATTCCCAGCAATTCATTCGCACTCATAGGCAGCTTGAGAGGTCCGGGCTTAGGCAGACTGAGCTGTTTAACGCCCACAGGCGGCTTGGGCTTGAATCCACCTCCACCGGGAGCAGGCTGGCCCATTGGAGGCTGTCCCATTGGAGGCTGTCCCGGCCCGCCTGGGAGCATTGGTGGCGCATTAGGATTGACCTGAGCAGGCAGCTTGGCGATGTAGGCCATCAAGAATTGGCACTCAATGCTCGTGATGTCTGCAAATGGGCTGTCGATTTTCTTATAGCCCATCTCTACATTCATGTCGTTCCCAGTCATAGCATTTGCCTGATACCGTGCCTGCTGGATAGCGAGCTTCGTTTCCATGTCAGGATCTTCGGTACCCTTGAACACAAGCTCAAGGTCATCCCAACCCATTTTGACGTGAATAATGCGACGTGTAATCGCCTCTTGGAAACGCTTGGCTACCGGAACTACTGCTGAGCGAAAATCCTTGTCATCAAGAACTTCGCCTGTATTTCTGTTGACATCGCGCTCGATACCCAACGCCATACCAGACAGATTGAATGAGTTGCCAATCATCCGGATTAGCATTTCATGCCACGGCAACAGTAAGTCATTGGGTTGCGTTGGATTCGTCTCGATCAGATCGGGCTTGGGAGCACCGCCAATCATACCCAAACGAGCTGCACCCTCAAGCTCACCTTGGATGTAATCGCGCAGATCCGTCATTGCCTGCGGGGCTACAGCTCCAGACCACCAGAAAATACTCCTGCCCAGCTGGTCCGACGCTGCGTTACCCGCCTGACGTTGAGCTCCTAACAAATCCGCAATGCACTTATAGGCAATCTCTAAGCATCCAAAACCAAATGGTGAGTCTGTAGCGATGTTGTCACGAATACACATCAACTCGTCATCGAACAGCATCACACCTTGATTCGTGGCTGTCGTGTAGGGGAGCTGCTGCACGTAACGCGGCAGAATGTCTTTCTCAGACTCTTTCCATTGACCAACAATCTGAATAGTGTTGCCGTCAACGGCCCACATTTTGACAGGACGATTGTCAAATGGATTCGCCTGGGTTTCAGTGCAACCCATACCAAAGATCAGATAGTCGTTGAGCACCTGTTCGATCCACGTGCGAAACGAATCGTCATCGTTCGGCTTGTTCATGCAGTCGGTCGCAATATTGATGCGAGCCTTGACATCCGGATTATCAGGATTAGCCTTACCCTCAATCGCCCGGATCTCCCAATTCAATCCAAGCAAGCCTGCCTTAACTAGATTGATCGCCCGTGATGGTACTGGCGTGCGGGAGAATCGGCGCATCGATAACGGAGTTTGTTTTGCTACCGGAGCATTGATGCGTGTGAACGTGATCGGCAAGCCTGTATTGGCTAATGTCCGGCGATTCACGAGTGGTAGTTTCCCAGCTCGTATTCCCTCAATTTCATGGCGCTGTTGAGCTATGAGCTGGGGATGTCGATGCACCGGCGTCTGTGCCAGCTCCACCATGTGCGTTGCTCTCAGCACACGCACAATCTCACGCTTACGGAAATACGCCGTAACGCGAGAGGTGAAAGCCTGATGCAGTCGTTTGAGTAACGTAAACACAAAAGAATCTTGACATTAGATGTCAACACTCTCATACGTCTACCTGTAAGTAGTTGATTCTATTCAATATTGACTTGTTGTTGACGGATTACCAAATCCTTTACAACAGCATTTCGCGGCCTGAGGAGTGCTACTGGCCGGTCGTGACCGTATTCGACACGCTGGAGGCTTACACGGTCTCGAACTGGATCGCTGCCCAGTCTTGTCTGCCAACGAATACGATCCTCAACAGTAAGTGGTAATTTACTCGCCAATGCGATTACCACATGAACATTTCCGCCTGAGGATCTCCACCACGTGAGCTTTGCATTTTTGAACACAGGTGCGTCGCAGCATATAAGCCACGTTTCACGAAACTCTCTGAGTGCCTGTTTGCTGTCAAGGTCCAGCTGTAGCTCATTGTCCTTAGGCAACACAATCTCACAGTCTTTCTCCCGGGCGGTTTTCTCCAGCAGACCATTGCGGTCGTCATTACTTTCTACTGAACCATCACTCATGACCGATAACCTCACGCTGATCTAAGATCTGTTGCCGCAATTTTTGATAGCGGGCTTTTTCCTTTTCCCAATTGCCATCCAATGGATAGCGTCTGGTATAAGGGCCACGTGTCCAGTGATAACCCTGTCTATACGGGATACGAACACCCAACCTCGATAACTTGAAACACATCTCTCCGCGATGCGCTCCGCATGTGGGACATGCCTTGAACGCAACATAAACTCGCGTCCGTTCAAGTTGTGTTAGTTGAGCTGCCATTAGAGATCCGCATAACAGTTGGAATTTTTACACTCCGGACATGTAACCCTCAGCATTGTCCCATTGCGATAATCAGATTCGACAACTCCGTCTACACGGTGAGCTGTAAACCTACAATGGCAACGAGAACAATCAAATTCGTACCGTTTATCATCCAGAGCTTTTCCGTGTCTAAGAATATTTATGCTCATGATGATTCGATGCTCAACAGTATCTCAAAGATTCGGATCAAGCTCCACAGCACAAGCGGCCTTTATTTGTATCCTATGACACGAGCATTGGCATTGATGGATACGATTGTCGCCGCCACGATACTTGCCCGAGCATTTTGCGTGTTGACCTTTGGTCTTATCACGTGCCCGGCACTTTTTAGAGATTCCAGCCCTAACGCCTACTGACGATATAGCTGCACGCAATGGACTAGAACCGGTCAAGAATGTTGACATTGATTGTCGCATGTAGATAAGCACCTTTTAGAGATTAGGATCAAGTTCTACCGCAGGTTTGACTTTCTTGTGACACCGGCAATCGCACGCTTGTCTAGTACCTGCAAAATTACATATACCCTTACACACTCTACAGTCTTTGCGGCGACAATTTGCTGAGACACCGCTCACGTTGACACCTGTCTTACGTGCTGAACCATGGCTGCTTGGTCTGGGAGATGTTTCCATTACAACACCTCCGCGTAGATCCGCAATAGATGTTTCATTGATGCTGTAAACGCCAAGGGTGGTATCTGAGAGGTCATCTGGACAACGCGAGACTTACCTATGTTCCATTTGGCAGGCGCAAACACCTCTAGTGGTAAGAACTCCGGCATAAGCGTAACGGTGTTGGCTCCAACTAGTGTCGATATTCTGGCTAGTCCGTTGTCAACACTAATTATGCAGCGTGCCTCTTTGAACACATTGGCTGCAATAACAAGTGGGAGTCCGGCGATACGTTCGGATTCGTCGATAGCAAAGCCCTGCATACGGTCGTCGGGTCCTCCAACGAATAGAACCTTACCCCGGCGACGCAGAAACCGCAGCAAAGGCAACCACGTAGCTGTAGGGAGTGTTTTATTGGGCGGTTGTCCCTGGTGGCTCGTACAACTGCGACTAAACGGGCAGATGACGAATGCCCCTTTCCACTGCTCAGGAATCTCAACTCGCGGAATGTTTAATATCGGGATGTCATCGGCAGTAAGCTGCGGTCTGTAAAGGCCACTGATCTTTGCTGTGTCGGCCAACCCATGCCAGATACCATGATCCTTTTTGACTGCTGAGTGCATGGCATCGGTCACATCAAATTCAACAAGAACATCGCAATCTGTATCGGTTGCAAATGTGATCTCCGGTCGTCCCGGGAGCCAAGAGTAAACCTCTTTAGGGTACTCATCCAGCGTTTCAATAATAACTCGATCCTCTGGATTCTCACGCATGTATCGGCCAATTACTGCTGACACATAAATTGCATCTCCCATTAACATTTGGGATTTGAATACAACAGTATTTCTAGACATCGTTACCCCTCATGTTCTGCGTAAGCTACAACACCCTCAAGCGTACCGAATGCAACTGTAAGCATGGTCTGGTACACCCAACGCGGACCACGCCATGTTTTTCTAACAGGATCATCATAACCATTACAGCGCGGGCTCGCCTCCGCCTCAGCCTCCGTCATGTAGAAATCCAGTAACGGATTGTACGAACAACGATTAAAATCACTACCGTCCTTTTCGTATTCCATACGAGCATGCTCAAGCATTAGCTCTCTGGCACGCTCGTCACTTTCAGCTGCTACAACATAGAGGCCATCATGGTACTCCTCACACGCAGCCACTTTGTAGATGTAAAGATACATCACACACTCTCCGGATCTGGGTAGTCGGCTATATCCTCAGAACACTCTGCACAATACATCTGCCCGTCGTACCAAACGCGCTCACCCGCATCCACACCGGAACCACACTCTGAACACCGGGTGTCGAAACGCACATCGATCCAAGGCATGACCATCTCCTAACTTTATGTTGATTAGTTCTGTCCAGTACCATAATGACGATCAACAGCTTTCTTGACACCCTCAGCCGTCGTATCGAGACTGATGAGTCTGCCTCCCGAGATGTAGGGATAGACCTCAGCCAATGTCGTCACGAGTTGTCTATACTCACGTAACTCGCATGCGATCCACTCCGGCTGTTCATCTGATGGGCATGCGCGTTTCCAGAACTCATCTGACGTTATCTGCTCACGAGCTGACAACACTTCGCCGCGTAGCGAATCCATCTTGTTCCAAACATCCTGTAGGCACGTGCAGCCTGGGAATCGAGTACGGATGTCGAACTCTAGATTCCCAACACGATATTCAAGCGTTTCATTCTGTTGTCTAAGCGTACGAACTTCCTCACGTTCGCCATCAAGTTCTCGAACCACACTCTGGAATTCTTTGAGGCGTTCCTCTGGACTCTGTCTATACCAGAACACGCACAATGGCTCTCCGTTCTGGTCATCACCAAAATGAGCTTGCGCCTCATCCTCTTGGTTCGTACAGAACCCACAATGGTAACAGCGCCATTCGGCCCGGGTTGTATCCCAGGTAATGTAAATGGCAATAGCAATCGCGATGATCTCCAAAAGCAAACGCATAAGACTCTCCTAAACGAGACTGGCATACAGACTGAACAAACGAGCCCGGGATTCATGAATCTTGATTGTGTCCTCCAATGTGTAGCCGTTGCCATGAACAATAATCGTAGCGTCCGGACCACATCCAATCCCAGCTACAGCTTTACATGTGGGACACGGCAAATCCGTAGAGTGTCGCACAACGTCACGCGGAGCGGGGCGAAATGGATCGGTGCTGTAAGCTGGGTCCGCTGACAGACGGTCGCTAATGCTTACTGCTTGTTTTTGGAGGGATGCTATAAAACCACCCGCACGGTTCTTTTCCTCGTACTCAACAGTAATTGCAATACTTGCGTCGCCGGTATTTGTCGACAGCTTTTTAACGAACGGAGCCATAAACGCATGAGCCTTTTCCAAGACACTATGCGCAGGCTGTAACGGTATATTGGTCTTGGGGAGAACGTCAGATGCAAGTTTACCCATTGCACTGTGCCAACGAACGACTTTCTTTTGATCTGCCATGTCGATATTATAGGCGGCTCAAGGTTGTGTGTACTTCGGTATAGTCACATGAGACTCATGCGAATTAGTGTTGAGCGGTTCGCCATTCACCGTTATATCGGGAACAAAGCCAAACTCGTCATTGATCGAATCCAAGAGATGACGGCCATACTGCTGTTCGGATTCATTGATGTGTTTCGAGACCGCCTCTTTTTCGTGATCGTGGGATGCTGGGAGCCTTACGATGATCTCTGTTAGAAACGCTGTTCCTGCCATGATGCTCACCTCATTTACTGTTGATTACCTTTGGACTCTTTATCGAGATAGGCTTCATATTCCTGATCCATTACCTCATCATAGTTCTGGTCATCAAAGGATGCCATCTCCCGGCAATGAGGACACTCCCACCTGGAATCGGGGCGTGACATTTGCCCCATGTACTCGGCATAAGTCAAAAATACCTGACCATGAGTCCAACACCTAATAGCGTACGCCGTACGCGTTTCAGATACCGGACCTGCAAGGCGTTTACCCGAGTTGTCCTCTGGGAATGCATCCTCCATATCCGTCGCTAACTCGAATCCGTCTGGTATTCCATCTGCCAGATAATTTAAACGCACTCCGTTAGTTTTGGTTGACACTGACAACCTCCAAACGCTGTTTAGCAGCCTGCATTTTGACGAATTTGTTGTGATCGCGCTGCAACCACACAGCTTGCTCCTGATTATGTATACCGTGGTCCGGGTGATACCAACGGACAATAGTAATCATACCCTGCTTACGGCTGGAGTCTTTCCGCCACCCGTGTTTTTCGAGATACTTACTGTTCACCGACATAACATTACTCCCCATAGACAGCTACATCTACGGGCTCATAACCGGGGATTGGACGATCAACCACGATAAAAGCACTATCTGGATCTGTGCTTGTGACAACATGCACCACAAAGTGCGTCCTTTTTAGGACGTTGGTCCGACGCCGTGCCTCATATATTGCAAATTCGCGTGTCATACATCACCTCACACCTTATTTGATGCTCAACAGTAAGTTGAGATTCACCTTAACGGGAAAACCGGACATCTCTGCCCGGTCGTCCCAATGCATATCTATAGCCGTTACTGGCTTTTACTTTCAAATTTTGCTTGGACTACAGGCGCATATGGATACCTCCCCGGCATCGCCGTACATTGTCATGCGTTTCCATCGGCTACTACATTTTTCGCCGATATCCAAACCGCTACGTATAAGATGCGTCAATAGTAGTTTCGATTCGCCAACTGAGCAAGCGTCTCGATTGAGCTGTCCAGCTTGGACTTGTCGCAGTAATTCGCAAACGCGCCTGGACGCCGTTCTCCTACAGCCACATACCCCTCGATAAAAATACTGTTGTTGCGACTCAGATTGTCAAACGTAATCTGACTAGCGGCACCGCCAGCCTTAGCCGCATCCCTAAACAGCCATTCCTGTAAGGTCTCTAGTGACGCTTGACAATCCGTGATCTGCTCGTCGGTCGGCTTGAGATCAGGTTCATATGCATACTGAGCCGATGTCTTTGATACAACAGTCTTTCCGGCAATCTTGACCGATAGCACTGGGACAGCCAACCCAAAAGCTACTCCGAAAAGCAACACAAACATCACCGTATTCCTTGAAAATCCGTTCATATACCACCTCCGCACATAGGATGATTCAACAGTAAGTTAGGATTCAAGCCCTTACTCGTCATCCTCACCCTGAGCATTAGGATCACGGATGGGCACCCAGAACCCAAGTAGGAACGCCCGGGCACCGTGAGTCACCCAACCAGCCGCCACGATATCATCATGAGCACCAGCAGCCGCCTGGGGCCGTCCAGTAGGTGTTCTGATGAACGATAGGGCCTCTTTGCAAAACTCATAACTCCAAATCATATGAGGATTTTCGTCTGTCCACTTTTGGAGATAGCTGAGAGCGATGGGCCGCGTGGACTTGTCCGTAGGAAATCCCAGCTTGCCGCCAACCGTGCCGGTAATGTCCTCGCGGTGCGGATGATGGTACAGATTCGGGTATGCCTCATTTGTTTCGAGGAATAAGAGAACTGCTGTACCGAACGAGTTGCGCTCCACCGCTATGATGGCATCGTTGTACATGTGCCCTAAATAGGCAAGATCGGTTGCGTACTGATCGGGTCGTACGCGAGCTCGGAACTGGGCTACCTGCTCTCCACTCTCCAGGTCGATAACCCATGCCGCACAGTAGTCAAGATCCGTACCGCTGTCATTAGCAGACATGCCCTCTGCAACGTCGGCACCAATGAGGTAACGAACCTTAGGTCGTGGTTTCCAGAACAGGATCGCCTCAGAGTTACGACCCACCTTGTATGGTTTCCAGTTCTCCAGTTCAGCCTTGCGCCGTCCCATCAGTTCGTTGTCAAAGAAATTATTGCCCTCAATGAGAAACGCACTCTGAGCATCCTCCGGATAGTTTTCACGAAACCGTTTTGGATCGGCCTTGATCTGATGACGACGCCACTTAATTTGAGCCAAGGCTAGATGACCCTTGTCACGGGCTATAGCCTCCTCTCGCTGCCAAATCTCCAGATCAGATTTTTCCTGCGTTTCCTTTTCAGCCAACAGTTTTTGATCGATCTCAGCCAGCTCTTTCCTGAGAGCTTTCTTTTCATCAGAATCTATATCGAGCTTATATTCCTCAGTCCACCACCACTCATAAAAGTTCAGGTTATAGATTCCCTCACCATGCAGTGCCTTATTAACAAACTCATAGAACGGACCAAACGCGCCGTTAGCAGTACATTCCAAATCCTGTGTTGCATTGGGAGCAAATGATCCGCGAATGTTAGCCAAGGTTTCGGCTGGATCTTTTGGCCAACGTGAGAACTCAGATCCCACAAATCCGTTGATGCTGAAGCCTTGCCCGGCCTCAGTGTTTTCGGCTGTGTCTACAAAAATTGATGAGTCAAGATTTTCAAACAACAACTCACGACGATTGGCTAATCTGCGTTTTAACAGATGCTTGCGTAAATCGTCAGCTAAATGATTGACTTCGTCACCGGCACCTGGACGTGCCATTCCAAATGTACGACGAGCACGATCCAAAATGAGAAAGTGTTGATTAGCATATGCCTGTTTCTGACTGACAAATAGCCCGCGCCATCCGTACTGAGATATTGCGGGCAACAATAATCTATCCAGCATGAAAAACGTAGTGCCGCCCTGCTGACGACCTTTCAACAGTAAGTTCTGATTGGAAAGATTGTTATGCAGATTAGACTGGAGTCTATTGAGTTTGAATGGTACGTAGCGGGAATTTGTCAGTGGGTCCGGCTCTTTGGCTAGAATCCACATGAAATAGGCCATGAAAGCCTCATTGCCCCATGCCTGCCTACATATCTGTAGTGCCTCGAATTGATCCTTCACCAATACAGGATCGGATTGCTTACCCTTGACGATTACAGAAACAGCCATGAATTACCTGCTTAGAGTGAATGCTATTGAGTCTAACTCAATATTGAGCTTGGCATAAGCACTTTCTAATGCCCTGCGCTTTTCATCATGCTCCACCTGAGCTATTAAACGATACAGCCTATACCCCTCACGTCGCGTCAGACTGAGTTGTACTTCCAGATCCTCGCGTGTCTTTTTGTCGTTCGCCGCCCATCCCATCGTGTTTAGCTCTCCACTTGTCAAGATTCTTTTTAGCTCTGGCCCTACATCCTCCGCACGTTCGCTTGTAGGGAGATATTTTGATCTCACCACACCGCCAACACAAACCATGTGTGAACCGCCAACGACGGAGGACCTGTTGCCGTGTCATTATTCCCAGTCTGCTCGATTACCCGATCCCGACCGTGTGATAGAGAGCTTGGGAACGATGACGAAATGCTCCTCAACAGCTTGTGCTAAAGATTCAACAGTCTCGGCATCATCTCCTGTGTATCCCACCAGCACTGAAATAAGTTTCTTGTGTAACGTCTCAGGATCAGGATGTACGCTACCCGTGATCTCGAATTCATTGACGACCACAATTTTCTCAGCAGTGTCATCAGTCTTTGGAGCCCAGTGGGGAAACACTACATGATCGCCGGGCTTGACTTGAGACTCCATCGCTATAGATTTCCGGACACGACCCAAGTTATCAAGACAAAGTTTTACACCCTCTCGGTACAGGTGGTCGTATTCACCACCTGTAGACCGCAGCTCAGTTTTCATGGTCGAAATAAGGACTGCCAAGTCCTGTGCATCTAGAGCACTAGCAGATATCTGCTTAGTCCACGGAGCCCATGTTCTGATAACAATGCCCTCATGCAGCGGCTTGTTGTTATCATCCGTCAACACAATCCCGCCGACCTCTTGTGTACGGGGTAGCCGTTCGATGACAATGCGCGGATAGTTCGGAATGAGTTGACGCAGTTCGTCGTTATTCATTGCAAGATTTTACCTTTCAGTTTGTTTCTAAGGGAACCACTTCGTAGCCCACATAGAGGTTTGATATCTGTGCCTGTACATACTCTTTGCAGCTGGAGCAGCGTATAGGTGCAATATCGTCGATATGCACTTGCGTCCTGCTGTCAGCCTTTACTGTTTCCACCTCAGCCACGATCTGTACCGTTATTGGCTGACCACAATGGGGACAAGGTATTTTGGTCTGTTTCGTGTGTTCCATCCTGATCCCATTGTAGCGGGGAGCCTAGAACAATGACTCTCTACGCTTACCTTTAGACACGCTCGCAGAGCTACGCGAGCCTGCGGGTACTGATGGTTGCTTACGCTTAAAATGCGTGACCTCTTTTACGACACCCATCAACCGTTCAAATAATGTTTCGGGAATCATAATTGCGACTTTTTGTTGCGTGTGTTGTGCAATCAATGACTCGTCGCCCAACATCTGCCCAGCCTGCAACAGAAAGTCACTCTGTGTCTCGTATTGCTCTCGGGTTGGAATCGGTAAACCCGCTGCTGTCCTCATGCAGATTTCGCAGGTTGCAGTGCCGATTCCAAGAGAGGCTGAGAGCCTGCTGATGGTATTTCCACACTCGACACAGGCAACGGTGATGTAATCTTTTTGTGCAGCCATTTGACACCTCTTTGTAGCGAATTCTGAAAGAACTTGTCCGGCGTGAGCATCGATACCTGAACATAGTTGCGAGCTCCATTGAACGGCCTGTGTGTGGCTGTTTTCGTCACCTCGATTACAGCCTTACCCATCGACACAGCAAGCACCGTCAGCAGCCCCTGAGGGGCAACAACCACGCTTGCCTGAGATGCTATGGAGTACGCCAGCATACAACTACGATCCACAGCTTCGGTTGCGATGTACTGGACGTTGGGCATGTCCACGCGGTAGTGATGATGGACGTAGGCAACAGACTCTGTAACAGGAGCCTTGATTGTCGGTACCAGTTGGGGCTTTGTTCCGGCAAGCTGGCCCATAGCCCACTGTACTGAGTAGCCAGATGCTAGATCAAACTGATCGAGGACTTTCTCATGCAGTACAACACAAAGTTCGTCTGTTACCAGTTTGTCACCCGGCAACACAAACTCAGCACACTCTGGAAACGAGTCAATAAATGTCGTGTAAAACTGTTGCTCACAATGCACGTAGACGTGCAGCCGACGTTGTAGTTCTGGATACTCATGCCATATTCGCAAACGCTCTATGGCCTTGTAGTAGTGCTCTACAAAACTTTGCAACGTGGCCAACGCATACAAAGCCAGCTCCGGACTCTTAGGAAATACGAATCTAATGATCTCTAAGGGAATTTCGCTTGTCGATTTCTCTGGTGAGCTTTGCATACGCCTCTTTACCTCTCTCTGTGTAGCACACTGGACACATCCTGATAGGCTCCTCGTACACCCCCTCAGGCGTCATACCACCCTCGATCATCGTAAGCATGTCGACATCGCGTATAGCCCCATGCTGATCGCAGATGAAATAGTTGTCGCGATCCGCCGTCAGTACACTCCACCATGCCATGAATATACCGATTGCTCCGTATAGCAAACCAATAGCCAGGATGCCTAAGCTGATCCAGCCAATCGTATGCTGGTACTGTGCTATAAAGTCTCCAAAATCTCGAATACTCTGTCCCATCCTTTGTGTTCCCCTTTCCACGAATGGTTTTCGTCAACATTTTGTTTGCATAGCTGGCCTAAAGTTTTACGCCGTTGCTCGTCAACAATAAGTGTCTTGAGCTTTGTATACCATGTTTCCGTTCCATGACATAACAGCCAGTTCAAATCAGCATCGCCTGTGCGGCACCAATCAATATAGGGTGTCTCGTTCGAGGCCAAACACGGCACTCCAATAGCAGCAGCCTCGGACATTTTATTTGCAGATTTGCAATTATTAAACGGATGCGAATACAGTGGGGCAAGCATAATGCTCCAACCCCAACGTGGATACCGGGTAAAGAACTCACTTACTGGTGTCCAATACCTGAATCGTGTATTGGAGTGCTGTTTCAGGACCTCTGGCATCCATCCGGCAAACTCAAACACTACCTGCGGAAACTCAACAATAAGTCTCTGCAACGCAGGCATGATAATGTCGAAGTCTTTCTCATGAGTATTGGACCCAGCCCACCCTACGATCAACTCGTCGCGTTCTTGGTATGGCGCTACGATCCTGGTATCGATCTTGTTCGGGCATACCACGATTTCAATCTCTTTACCCGTCAACACGTTTATCAGATCGTGCTTGTGATGCTTGAGGATCGCTTTCTTTAGGGGGTAGGTGCTCACCGTGGCCACGTCGGAGTGCTTCAGACATACCGAGTAGCCGTGTGCCACCTGACGCAGCAGTTCTACATGCGGATTCCAATCTGGAACATCCCACAGAAAATCATCCAAATCGTAAATGATTTTCATATCTACCGACCGCAGACCTTTCATCGCCGTAAGATTGTTTTGCAATCCCAGACGCTGCACCATCACGTAGTCATGAGTAAGTACGTCCTCAGCCTTGAACTGATAGTAGAAACCTGAATTAGGCATATTGATGTAGGGAGTCCATGCACGCCAGAGTGCGCACGCGTCTACCCCGCCAGCCAAGAATGCAATACTCTTGCCATACGTTTCGATGCTCAACAGAATCTCCTCTATAAAGTTCTGGTCCATTTCCCGCCTAATACGAGCCTGCGGTACATATCCTCAACAGCCTCAGGGGGAAAGTTTTTTTCCAAACCCTTTACAAATTTTTGCCACTCATCTCCCGTCCATGCGCCCTTACGATAATTACTCTGCTGAGAGATGATGTCCAAATTCAAGATGTCAAACGTGCCGCCGCGTGCCAACGGAACATTATGATCGGCAGCAATATTCGCAACAGAAAGTTTGATCTTACTGTTGTACTTGCATGGCTTGCCTAAACACGCCTGTACAAGAGCTCGCAGCTCCTCAAGTGTGTAAGGCAGCTCAGCTTTAGGATCTCCGGTTTTCTCACGGATTCGTCCTTTATCTCCGTTGTACATCTGGAGAGTACGTTTCATGAATGCAGATTGCTGTTGACGAGTTCGGCTCTTGGCCCGCTCTTTCACAAGTAAGTCATTGATCTCTTTTTTGGTCAATGTGACTGGCATTACTTTTTCACCTCGAACTGAACGCACCCAAAATCAGGGTATGTATTAACCCATGCTGAGTACATATCGCCATCCTCTGCAAATGCGAGCGTGCTCACATTCATAGCTACACCTTTACTCCCACTCATTAGGCCACATTGCCCATAGCTACCAGACTGTACAGGCTCTGTATAGTGGCAACAGTTCTTGCACCGGGCCTCTTTAGGAAATTCCATGACTTACCCTTGAACCTTTCTCGCAATAGCATACGCCGCACGCAACACTTTTTCTACGTCAGCCCACTCTGCTACCTCATTGAACTTGATGAGTGCTGTCGTAGCATGAGATTTTGCTATAAGCGGTATACCAGCCTTAGCGTACAGTTTCATCATGATTTCTGTTCGCCGTATATGGAGAGCTACAGTTGCAGGCGTACCGGCATCGTACAGGACAGTCGCGTTAGCACCCAGCAGCGTCCATGCAACAGCCCCTGGATCGAGGAACGTTACAGCACGGCCTGATCGGTCCAAGGCATACACAGCCTTGTTCGTCCAGCCACTACCATCAGCATGTAAAAGGCGAGCCACGCTTTTTACGTGACCCGCCCAATCGTACCCGGTCGCCATGGCTTTAGGCCGTAGGCGATTCGTTTGCTGGTTCGTCGCCGGTAGCCAGTGCAGGAGCCACTACCGCAGCAGTCACCGGAGGAGGTGTTGCCTTGGCAAGCCCACCCAACGTTCCCTTAACGTAGCTGTAGGCCATCTCAACGAACAGGTTGAAATCGGACTCTGCAAGGCTGGCAGCATCTTTACCAGCTGTTACGAGATCCTGTTTCAGCAAAGCAACAGCAGCATCACGCTTGGCTGTATTGGTTAGCGTCTGCGTGTTGACGGCTGCAACGGCGTCCACGGCGAGCTTGCCGATGTCCGTTTTTACGAAAGCGACGATGCCCTGCTCAAGCTCTTTGGCGTCGGCACCGAGGAATGCGGTCCAGAGCCCTACAAAGTAGTGCGCCAGAAATGGGAGAATCAGCGAAAGGTTCATTTTGGAACTCCTGTGTGCAGCGGGTTGAAAAACTGTTGTAAGTATACGCGGATTTTGATCTACGTTTTGGGCTTTCCCTCAAACAGGTTTTGCGGAGCGCGGGCTGCTGCCAGGGCGTCAGCAATAACTTTCCGGCGCGGAGCAAAAATCCCCTCCGTAAGAATGGTCGGATTGTAGGTCTCAACCACGATCAGCGTAGCAGCAGCCCACATAATTGCCGCCAGATTATCGTCCGTAAGACATCCGTTGATCTTGAAATCCTCAAGATGGTCCTCAAGATGATCGATGAGCTGACGAACAAATGCTGGATCGTTGATGCCCACCAAATAGTTGAGCATACCGTACTTTTCAGCTCCCATCGTATATCTGATGGCAAGCCGTTCTTTGGCCTCAGGTGGAATCAGGTGAAATGACGGCTTGATCTCACTGCGTTTGGCTCCGGAGGCAAACTTAGCACTTTCGTTTGAAATTACCTCTGTATTCGTGTTGTCGAGTGGTACGAATCCTGCTGTACCACCGCTGCCTGACAATGATCCGGGTGTTGTACCGGACAACTTGATATCCATTTACTGACCTCCTTACAGATTGTAGCGGCCTGAGCCACTCGTACTTTTTGGGGACGCAACAGTAGATGTGGGTACATCTGGTATGACTTTCTGTTGCTCTATGATTGTAGTCGGTGCGTTAATCGGCGGCTGAATGATTGGGTTTGATTGCAACCGTGTATTCGTAATGTTGAGAAACTGATGTGTCCAGTCGTAGACAAATGTGTAGATGTCGAACGGAACGCCTGGAGGAGGCAGCACTTTGATAGCCGATGTCAACAGTAATCCGCCGTTGAAAATGATGACACCCTTGTTTTTCAGAACGGTATCGAAAAAGTCATGACTGTCAAAGAACATTCCCAACAGTATTCCGCCGCCTAATCCTAACAACGCATAACAAACTCCCAAAAGAAAAGTTCTCATTATGACACCCTCTAGCAAAACAGAGATGGCCGGGACAATGAGCCCGGCCATGCACTGAGGGAGAAACTGTTGCCTTAGAACTACCGGCCCAACAGCTTTGCACGTAGTGACTTTTTCTTACTGGTGGCTCCTAGCAGTTTGCCTACCTCACCCGCATTCCGCCCGCGATACGTATCCCACGGTCCAGCAGTGTGTGTGAACGTGCCGTCAGGATGCACCTCAGCATGTTTGAACCCCTTAGCACCGTCATCGCGACTCAAAGAGCGTCCACCATGGTCCACTGTTTCTGTACCGGGTTCAGGAGTATCCTCTTTGTAACCCTTGTCCTTAAACGCTGCAACTGTAGCATCTCGTGAGTCATGGTCATGCTTGAAACCGGCTGGATCTCTCTGTCCGTCCTCATAACCACGTTCATCATTGCTGGGTTTTTTACCGTGCTGTCCGTCATCATAAGCATCGTGGCCACCGCCAGGTCTGGGACCGCTGCCTGGACCTCCAGCTTTCACTGCAACAGGCCCAAGCTGCTTAGCCACGTCGTATGACGCGCCGCCTTTCTTAGTGTTGTAGTGCTCATCAGAATGTGTCCATGATCCATCCTCATGAATGTGGGCATCACGGTCGCCCGTGTTCGGATCGTCACTGGACTTGGACAGATGAACTGTTCCGTCTGGGTCTGGTGTCTCGTGTCCGCTATAACCACGATTCTTAAACTCACTTACTGTTGCCGCCTGATCGTTACTGTTGCTGTGCCCTGTTCCCGAGCCACCGTGGGGACGCGGCCCACTCCCAGGACCACCGGCCTTGACAGTGTATTCCTTGTCAAAGTCGGTCGTATCGATACCCATGCCCTTAGCCCGCTTGGAAATCTTACGGGCGACCTTGGGTTTGGCCTCAGACGGCAGATCCGTCTGATCGAACCGTGACATCGCATCCCGCACATGTCCCTTATCATGAATGGGCAATTTCCAAGTCTCCTTTTTCTTGGGGTCGCCGATGTACGCAAAGTCGTCCGCGTCAACAGGATCTCCGCTAACCGTTTTGGACTTGTTGGCATCGACCCATACAAAGAAATCTGCTGGCGAATTCACACCGCGATTTCGCAGCTCACCGGCAAACACCATCCGTGTAAGAGGGATGGGAGATCCCCACGGAACCACGGCCTGATGAGTACCGTTCTTGATGTCGCTGAGATAGGCATTAACCACCTTGTCTACGTTCAAGAATGCCTCACCAAACATAGGATTCCGCAACTCGGAATTAACGGCACCAAGCGAGACAGTAAACAGGCTTGGCAGAACCATCGTTGGGTTCACTCGCAGCCCTGTAGGGACATACGGAGCACGGGAACGAGGATCGAACGAATCTATACTGCCGCATCCGTCCACATCCACATACTCTTGCTCCACCTTGACAGGCGTACCCGTGAACGCCACGGTACGAGCCTGCGTATCGATGGTGTAATCCAGTTGAAATGTCTGTCCGTTGAGTGAAAAAATAACGTTGTTGTCAAACGGAAACACGGAACTGATGTAAGGGCCACCTAAGGAGTACCCGACCTCGGCAACATCATCGTAGCCATCACCAGATCCCTGTTTGAACTTTTTACGCAGCGCCGCACTGAGTTTCTGATACAGCTCGTCGTAGCTGATGCCATCCGAGGCGAATACGTTCATGTCTCGCAGCGCATTCTCACCGACCCATGCCATCGCATAGCTCTTGCCTTGTCCTAGAGCCTCACGCCGTACCGCATTGCCAGCTATGACGAGGCACTTGGGAATGAACGTTCCAACACGACCGTAATTGCGGGTATTCGCGTCAATAATAAGTGGCTGACGCTTGATCGTGGTATTGGCTGTGATGTTCGCAGTTTCCTCAGGCAGCGCCGCATTCAACAAGCGAACACGTGTGTAATAGAACTTGGACGAGGGCGCGAACGTTCGCGCCCAACGAGCACGCACTTTAGCGTCGCCCGGTACATGCTGCTGAACCAAACTACGATTGGCAATCATTGTGTTTCTCCCATTTTGAATCTATGAACTTGTTCGCGTTTTACTGCTTGAATAATGCGACTTCGGCTGTCCGACGACGTACCAGACCATCGAACCGTTTGCCACCGGAGTTGACCCACAACATAAACTGGTCCTCAGCTGCTGCAAAATTATTTTCGTTGATGAATATCAAAAGGTGTGAAGTTTTGAATGCCTGAGCTCCATCATTGAACACGAAATCTACCAAGGCATCAAACTGATTCTGATCGATAGGGACAGTCACCATATCGTTGACAGCCTGAGCCGCCCAAGCGATATCGCTTGCCAGCCATGCCTCAGCCTGTGCTTGTTCGATGATCTGCCCGATATACACATCAGGTCCTGTATGCCCGTAGCCGTTCGTCGGAACACCCCTGACATCCGGGTAGCCTACCAACCGTAGACCCTCAAAACCCTCTGTCAGTACTAATCCGGCATGGTCGTACACAAAGTTATTTACGTTCGGCATAGCTAAACCCTCCCTGGTGTCGCAGCTACTAATTCACAACGCGAACAGCTGTCGACATACTCAACAGTCTTATCTGGTTCCATACAACGGCACTGCAAAACGACTGCGCCGCACTGGCGACATTTCATGACTTTGTGTCCGACGTGTGCCATCGCCTCTATACCTCAAAACTTACTTATGAATGCTGCCACAGGAATACGTCTACTCTACAACAATTAGTGCAAGCCTGACAGGATATAGCCGCTCACCTGAGCTCCAAAGATTGCATCAGCCTTGAACGTGCAGCCGAACGTAGGGTGTAGTGTGCATTTCGTCAACTTGGTCTCCACGGCGTCAGCCGTAACCAACATGTGATTGCCGGTTGTCGTCATGTCAGCTACGTTCTTTATGACTACAGGAATGTTTGTGTTTTTCAACAGAATGGTCAGACTGTCAATACTATCTCTGCCTGATCCCAACGTATTATGAAAATCGCTAAACAGCATAGCCTCTTGTCCATCCAGTTTCGTAAGGTTTTTATCCTCGTGATCCGCAGCTATCTCAGCGTATCCCGCCGTCCTCCGAAAAGTGTTGAGTGTCTTGGCAACGTCGGCTAATGTTCCGCATGCATCGTCAGCTTTATCCCCACAGTCCCGATTGATCTTTTCAACCGTAGCGTTAAGACTGTTGACTGTCTGGGTGCTGGCAAACATAAGATTATTGACACCACCAGCAACCGATTTCAATTGCACAGTGACATTATTGAGCTGCACAATGGAGTTGTTGAGCTGTACCAGTAGACCGCAATCGGGTCCTGCACTGACCCCAATAGGGCATGCCTTAGTCAACGTTTTGACAACTGCCGTTGTAGAGTCCATAAACACGGCTGTACGATTCTGCAACACTAAGTCAGTATGGCGTGCTGTCAACAGAAACATCGTCAACACAATTAAGCAGGCACAACCACACACCGTAAGAGCTACCAAACACCATTTGTTGATCGTCATAGATCCATCCTTGTATAGAAAACACTACATTGGCAAAAAAGGTGTTGAGGTTCCTGTTGATCTCCAGACGGAAACTCCTGCCCTATCGGGATTACGCCAGCATCCTCGTTCAAATCGCAGTCATCCTGAACCTCATGAGCATCAGAAACTTCCCACCACTTGCCCCAAGACTGTCCTGAGGCTCTCAGGGAGCGTTCCACCATGGCCTTATAGCCTTTGACCATCTCGTAGGTCGTAGCAGCCTTAGCACGATCTTTAGAGAACGTATAACCACCCCTGAATGCCTGGGTAAGCTCCTGATCGCTGTCTGGGTCGCCCGAGAGCACAGGAGCCCGTTCCCGCGTCGTCTGGGTCATGGTTGACGCCATGTACCCGGCCCGGCCTTGAGCCTCAGCTTGAATCAGCTGGACCGTTGCCGGAGATACTTTCTGATCAAGGATTGCACTCGTCTGGCGATAGCCTGCCAGATAGGCTCCGGCAATCATGGGGGTAGCCACTGCCAGCAAGATCCCATGATGCTTGTTCGTGTTGTCCTCAACAGTATCTGGATCGTTCAGGTACTCGTCGCCTATCGTATCCAATGCATCGTGTAAACGTGCAACATAAAGTTGGAGCTGATCTCTCTGGGCACAGCGTGGGTCAACCCGTAATGTCTTACGTGCTATCTGCCAGCACCTGCGATTAGAGAGCGCTGCGGTTTGTATATCGAACTGATTCACTATCTGCGCCTCGGCAGCATCGGAGCTATTTGTATCGGGGGCGGAACTTGTCCGTTCATGGCATAAAGCATTCCACGCATTTCAGCAACCATTCCAGCTGTAGCATCGCCAACCTGCTCTATGCGAATAAACCGATCCTCAAAGAACTCTAAAGTCTGTTGCACGGCTGCTAAAGTCTGCACATGCTTTGACTGGACCTCCTCAAGAGTGGTGATGCGCGTATGCAAATCACTGTACCTGACATCGTCCGTCGCCGCTTTTGTTTTACGGCCCACCAGAATGCCAGCCACCCCCACGATGAGGGGCGACAAACTACCGAGGGTTGATACCCACGCCGGAATCGGGATTGTCATTTGCCGTGCTCCTCATCATCGTCCAAGACAAAACCGCAGTGGCCCGTGCTCGTGTCATCTCTGATAGGTATCCCAGATTTATCCGACGCTGCTGCCGGTCAATATGCGCCTCAGGATTGTTCTGCAAAAAGTAGTCTTGTATGTGCTTGCGGACAACAATAGCAATCGCACTGAAATTATGCCAGCAGTACAGTGCGAACAGAATCTTAGTGACTGATGCAAGCGGCCCTATGATTGTCATCAGTACGTGAGAATTGTTGTACAGGTCGTATGCCACACAAAAGGCGTTGCCTGCTGTAATGATGCAAAATGCAATTGCGAACAACACACCTTTACTGTTCTGTTTCCTGTACCGGGCAAACATCAAGATGCAGGCAAATATCGAGAATGCTGCCCCACTGAGAATACTGTCAATGATCCTGATCCATATTTGATTGACCGTCATAAATAAGTCCCTTTCCCACTGACTTTATGTTGCGCTAAGCTACTGCGGGTATTAACTCGAACATGACTGCAAGATCATACGAATAAGATCCTGTCGCGGCGCATGTGGTATTGAATTTCAAAGCTGTTCCGCCGTTGGCTATCACCATAATACTTTGGAACGTATTAGACGCGTTTACTAAGGAAACATTCGCCATCGTATTGCCCTCAACTGCATGGCTGTCCGTCCAGTTCGCTGTCAACACAACAGTCCCAGCTGTAGCTCCACCAACAACTCGAACCTGCGTCGATATCCGATATAAACCCGTACTTGGTGTTATTGCACCAGTCGTCGAAAGGACTGCTCCAGTTAGCCCCAGGAAAAACTCGGCATACAAAACCTGATTAATATTCGGAGCTGTGAGCGGCACGTTGGAAAATACACCAAGACTTGTGACATCCAACGCATCCGTACCGCTGGCGTAAAGATGAACACCGCCTGTGCCAGTTGCTGCTGGAGATCCCACCAACAGTGCATTGCCCGCGCCACCACTCACCCCAATGATTGCAGCAGCGCCGCCACCGCTCGTTAGTGCTTCGATGAACGTGCTATTGGGGATAAGGAGTGGGGCTGCACCGGTTGCCGTAAAGCCTGCTCCCGTCACCACACCAGAAAACGTATTAGCCCCTGTGTGCAGGTTGGTCCCTGTCAACGATGGGAACGACGCTGAGTTATTGGTAAGCTGTCCCAACGAATTTGAGCCTAGTACCGCGCTCGATGCGGGAACAAGCGCACCGTTCAGCTCGTTAGCACTAATCGAACCACCACCGCTCGCTGTCAGGCTCGCCCCACTACCCAGGACCATCGCTGCTGAAAGATTTACTCCGCTAGACAGCAAATTGAATGCAAGCGGAGCAACCCCGGATGAGAACTGAAACGCATAAGGCACACCACTAATTTTGATCGACACATCCCCGGCCTCTGTGCTGGAGATATAAGGCGAGTTGTTGCCCATGTTGGCATCTGGTATCTCCCAGCCTGTGTTCAGAACACCGCTGCCCTCAACGGATGTAACCGTAAAGGCGGGTCCAAACGTAGAGTCAAATAGCTGAGTAATATGGAGCGTACCGATTCGCTCAATGACAAGATGACTTATTGTTGAGCCGCTGCCGCTGCCGAATGCTCCTGATGCAGTTATTACTGTTGGGAGTGGTGTGTAGGAACTCCCCACCAAATCCTCAACACTAATATCAAGGACCAATTTGTTAATCGTGCAGTTTTGCAGTGAAATAAACGCAGGTGCCGCGTTGCCATCTGCATTCCGCATGACCTTGAGGTTGCGCAGTTCCAATGTACCTGCTGTCGAAAGCGACTGTACAGCCACCACCGGGCTCGTTGTTGTCGGCAAATATATGCAGTCACGGATGATGACCAGATCGAACGGCATGTTGATTGAAAGGAAACCAACACTCTCAGCTGCATTTGATCCAAAGCTGCAATTGCTCACAATGACATCATGCACCTGCTCCACAGTAGATGCTGGAGCACCCTCAACACCAATATGAATCGGCGCACCGAGTGATGTTCCAGTGCAGTTCGAAATCACAATGTTGCGGGCATGATAAATAGCTCCTGGGAGTGCGGATGTTGACGTGTAAATACGCACCAAGCTACCCGCAGCTGTGAACCGGCAGTTGTCAATGAACACACCGTTGATATCACCACCAGCACCCTCAGGGCAGTTAATCGCGATACCGTCATCGCCAGTTGCAATATCGCAATTGAGCACCTTGATGTTGGATGACGGCCCGTCAATGTGAACACCATCACGCAGTTGCGTGTTGGACAAGAGATCACAATTTTGGACCGTTACGTTCGTGCAGTTCGACACAAGAATGTTGTAGTACGGAGGTGCTAAAAGCAGGAGATGATCGATCAATACTTCATTGCAACCGAATAGACAAATTCCAAACGTTGCATGAGGTGGTGCGCCAGACACAGGGAAATTCGCTGCTGTAAACGACGGATTCCCCGATGGGAAATTCAGATTCATACTGAAATCACGCAACTCAATGTAGTTCGCTGTTATTGCAGGCGACGCAACAGTCTGTCCATCCTGATAAGGATTGGATAACGAATACGGCCCAATGCTGATACCGTTATTGGAGAACGTACCCGAGGGAATCCGGATAAATCCTGTTGACCAACCCAAACCCTCAATCGTTGTGAAACCAAGGGGCGAGATCGTAAGGTCAGATACCGCTGCTAAGCCATCAATGATGAACTTAATGGGCGTAGCCTGTGTTGCTGTAGCGAGAATGGCATTGATGATTGGAGCATCATCTGTCACACCATCAAGGGCACAGCCGCATTGACTGGCATAGAAAGTAGTGCTCGAAACTTGTGCTGGAAACGCTACGATGGACATGATCTACACTCCTGCCGGTCCAGCTTGATAAAGCTGTGTGATTTCAAAAGCCTGCAACATTCTGTTGTAGACACGGAGACCAGCAATCTTGCCCACAAAGCCGCCACTAGCAGCGCCACCCAATGTAACGGGCGTGGCTGAGAACTGTGTGACTGTGAGATTGCTGGTTGTCGGTCCGAACGTATTATTATCAGCCGCACCATTGACGTATCGGAACAATCCGGTCAACGAGCTGACAGCTCCAGCACTCTTTGATCCGTCATACATCCAAACAATGTGATAAAGCGTGCCGACTGTTGTGGGTGTACTGAAATTCCGAACGAGAGACCCGGTTGCCCCTTGAATCGTCCAGTTGAAACCCGTTGTGTTCTGGTTTGCGATCCCACCTGGAAACAAACCTGTCAACAGATTTCTGATGTGTGTATCCGGCGCATTGTTCTCAATCCACATCGAAACACAGAACGGTTTTGACCCATCAAAGTCCGCTAGAGGATCGACGACAGCAGCAACAGCAGAACTACCATCAGCAAATGTTGGAGCAAGCTGAGATGTACCCGGTAGATCAGCCCAGGTAACACCAGTGGCTGTAATGTTGTTCGCACTATTTTGTGTGTTGTAGAACGTCGATCCTGAACCCTCGTTCATCGGCCAATGGGCTACAAGTCCACCAGTCGGCAGAGCTGATGCGTTGTATGAGGCTGCTGTGTTGATGAACTCGGAGGGTGTGGCAACGAGCAACTGAACAACCGCTGCTCCAAACCACTTGAGCTGAATATTGTTCGCGTCAATAACATTTGCTGTGTACTGCGTCGTTCCAGATGCTACAAATGCTTGGATGATAGGCGTTAGCGTATTAAGCCCATGTGTAACGACCATTGTCTGAACGCCTGTGAATGTGATCGATGCAATGTACTCATTGAGCTGATAGCCGTTCGCCAGTAGCATCCAGAATGGAGCTGATCCTGCAAGCGTAGGAGGGTATCCAATGTTTCCGGCCTGCAAGCTGATAAAGGATTGGCCACCGTTCGAGACCACAGCTCCAGCAGGGTAATTTACTGTTGACGACCACGCGCCGTACGGGACTAATGGAGGGCCGGGTTGGCCCAGGAGCTGCCCGATAGCCAGATACGACGGAAGTCCGGCTGTCTGATAGGGCTGCATCGATCCCAAATCATAGGGAGAGCTGCCAACGATCAGCACATTAATCGTCATCAGAATGTTGCCGTTACTGTCTATCTGCTTGACGATGTACCACGTATTGCCCTGCATTGCATCGTTGCCCCAAACATAAATCTGGGGTGATGCCTGTACCTGTCCATTGATAACCGGAACACGTACAACAGTAGTTGGACTGACTCCGATGTATTTCCCACCACCGGCTGATGGTAAAACGGAGCCGTATGTATTCAACTGCAATAGAAAAGCCCCGTTGAACGGAACTCCCAAGGAACTTTCTATTGTACCGATGAGTTGAATGGGTCCTGTAGGAGCTGCCATCGTCACGCCCTCATAAGAATGTTCTAGAGAGCGATTGCTCGCTGCACAGGTAAATCATTAGTAAGTTGCGTGTAGCTTTTTGCCGCCTGCCTTTTTCGACAGTCGCACTTGCTTACGAAAACCAGCAACAGTATGTGATGTAATAGCCCCGATTTTGGCTACGCCCGGCGCATAATGCTTACGAAACGCGGCGATAGCAGACTTCTGGCCCTTGAACCCGATCATGGCTTTGTCCTCGTTATATGCCCCGTCAGGATCATGCATATGGATGACGTGTACGAGTTTAGCATCATTGTGGGGACCTAGATAGGCATCCACCGGATCTCCGTCGCTCCCAATCGAGCCTGGGAGCTCACCGTAGTCATTAGCCATTCGTACGGCCCATGTCTGACCATCGGGAGCGATCCCAGTGCGTACACTGCCTGCTGGGTGCTCAACCTTAACAAAGAAACCATTGAAAATCTTGTGTCCGGGTCCGGGCTCTCCGTCACCCTCAGGAGCCTTTTTCGCTGCTTGTAGGCTCAATGTCTGTTCAAGATTCATGGGGGTGTTCCTTTCACCGCGCTGCAATACAAATACCACAAGCGAGATTCTGGTGTCACGAAATATCGTTGACTAGCCCCAAGCATGCTCCACCGGCTTACACCGATCCATCATCATAGAGATTCCCATGTTGACGCCTCTAAGCGCTGATCGCATATTCACCGCATCTTGGGCGCGAGCAAATCGAATGGCATTCTCATCGGTATACGTTACCCAATCCACCATGCTGCACGAGCCAAGGCCGATGCACAACAAGCCGTTGTCCAGTAACCAACCATATTCCGATTGAACAGCAGTCTCCGTATCCTTAAGATCGATCATCAGATTCCACCACCCTTTGCATAGATAACCCTACCCTCACCGTTGTACACCTGAACTATTTGGGCACCGGTCGCCATACGGTCTGCAAACGAACGAGCCAAGCCAGCATGTTTTGTAACCGTCAGGAGTTGGTCTCCAACAACACGGTAACAACCTGGACCCATCAGACGTGCCAATGATGCCTGATCTGGTTTTACCTGATAGGCGGCTTGAATCCGCCGATCCCGATAAAGATCCGACCCACCGGCCCCGTCTCGTACTCCTCCGCTGTCACGGCCTGCTGGAGCACGACCGACCGGGCCATTCTGCTTACCAGAACCCTTGGGATAGCGTCCTGAACCTGGACCGCCAGCACTTACTGTTGAGCTTCGTGCTGTTCCTGCTCTTGCTCCGCTAACACGTTTCGATTCAGATTGGCTACCAACTGCTCGCCCCAGTCCTTTTCCGAGGGTTCCTTGGTAGACGGCCTCCGAGATTCGCCCGGAGGTTCGTGCTTGATTAAGTGCTTCATGTAGTCTCCCTTCGAGTCCATTATCTGCCATTTTGGGCAGATCGTCAACAGTAAGTACCTGTGCAGCATTGCCCGGACCACGCGAATTATCGAACAACCGAAACTGCACATTCGGGTTGTCCGCATAAATCTTTTGTAATGAACTTACTGTTGCATAAGCTCCCACATGGGTTTTGATGTGCTCTGCAAGTGGAACGGTTCTCCCCATCCGCATTGCCCGGGGCAGCGCCCCACCCGTCATAGCCTCAACCGGATCTCGGTAGGTGTATGCGATACGGACGTTGCGTCCAGCAGACAAAGCCTGATTGATTTTGGCGGTTGCAGACGGCACATTGTTCATATTTGTGTCGTAAACGATTTCAGCTTTACTGGCTAAGTCCTGCGGATCAGCAGCCCGCAACGATACTGATTTACCAGCTCCGGTACCACCCGCTGTAAACAGCACGACTGGCTTATACCCGGCAGGCGTGGGTTGTGAGAGCTTGTGTGCGTACAGATCCTTAATGAACTGACTGGCAGGTTCGTGTACCTCGGCAGAACGCGTACGGTCAGCGCGATAGGCTGACGATAGTTCTCGTGCCTCATCCGTATTTAGGATTCGCCCGCCGTCCGTATTCGGAATACTGTTGTAATACTTAACGGCACCATCCCAGTTCTTGCCAATCTTTTTGCTGAGAGTCTCACCAATATCTTGATGCGAACCTTTAGGATAACGACCAGATCCCGGCCCACCAGCTGTTACGCCGGGCGTAGGACGATTCTCAAAGAAATTTGCTGGCTGTTCCGAGGTGTGCTTGATGCGTGCTTTCTTGTCCCTAAGAATTTTGGCGAACTCGTTATCCCTACTAGGCTGCTGATCGTAGAGGGGTGTGGGCTTGGGAACCTCACTAGGCATCATTGAACGCGGCATTCTGAGCACCTGTGGCTATCTCTAGAGCCATTGCAGTAGCCCTGACATAACGATTGAGGTACATCCTCATCGCTCGTGGACTCTTGCAACGCTGCATGTTTTTAAGTCTATACGATGCCACACCCTCACGAATGTAATACGCAGGTTCACCCGCTCTGTAATCAATCGCTATCATGAATGGCTGCATCCCACGCTCAACGAGATACTGTTGTTTGCGACCCATAGCATGTTTGTTGACGAACACTTGGCCCTCACGGGCTGAACTCACTAGCACCTTAAGCTCAATAGCCACACTAATGTCGTCAATAATAATATCGAACGGCGATGCTGCTGGAGTCACACGACCTCGTAACGCCTCTGCCAACACACTTTCGGAAATCGACGCACGCAACATCAAGTCACGACTTACTCTTGAGTACGACGCTTTCGCACGATCTGAATAGCTCACTGGTTAACCTCTGGATGATTTCAGAGCAATGTCAGCCATATCCGGGTCCGGTAGCGGTATCCCATGAGTATGACCCTTGTCGATAGTCATCTCAAGAATTTTTCCGATTACTGATCTGGCCCCGTCAAGCTCATGACTCTTACCAGAGATTCTAGACGCCGCCGCCTCGTGGAACAGGATCGTTCCCTGCATATCGCTCATGTTGATGCCCAGGGCGCGAGAATACGCCTCTTGAATGCGGATCGTACCGTTGATGGCCTGATCTGACAATCGCATGTACAGGCTTGCCCGTGCCTCATTATCTTTGAGTGTTCCATTGGGGAGAAATATCTGTCCGCCGAATGCTGCCTCAATCTTGTCAAACATCGCAGCTGTTTGCAGCAGCAACGGCAGCAACGCCGATCTTGCTGAACTCTTTACCTCGTCAATAGTATCTGCCTGGGCAACGATAGCCTCGATCTTATCCTTGAGCGGCTCCGGCCCAAGCCAGAAACCGGCCTTGCGGCGGCGTTCCCAGTCATACTGAGGTATGTCCTTGTACATGGGCGTCTTGCCCGCTGCTACAGGCCCTATAACGTGCAGGATCAGATCGCGAATCACACGATTAGAACTCTTGGCCTTGGCAAACTCAAATGTAGAGACATAGCGATACCCACCGCCCCGAGACTGTCTCTCCGTAGCGAACTCATGAAACCAAACCTCCCAGTCCTGATCGATAAAGAACTGTCGCGGGTCGGTCGTCACTGGCTTAACGATCTCTACAGCAGATGCCACATGCTTTTTAGCTCTGGAACGGCCTTGAGCTTTTTGAGCACCTTTTTTTGCAGTCGGCATAACTTTTCACCTGAATATGGAGCAACGTCCGCCTGATAGAGTAGATGTAAAGCACACATCCGCTCCTCATGAGTAAGTTGCGTCACAAGAATGTTTGCTATTGTAGCTTGAGCCTGAGCCGACTCATCATCATCTAGCAACAGAATGTTGCGTATTTCGTGCTCAAGAGTCTTAAGATGCCCAGCTGTCATCCCTAAAGACGACGCTAAACCAGACTCTGAGACGACACCACCGGCCCCATCGATTTTGAGTCCGTCGAGCGCCATGGCTATTCCTTACCCCAGCGCTGTGCCACTATGTGCCTGTAGAACTCTGTGCCGTGGCGCTGTAGGCATGCCGTACCGGCCTTGGACGCTCTTGCCTCGTTGGACATCGGCTTGGGGCTTGCAGCGGCTGTTATGACCACTGGTGCTGCTTGTGGGGGTGTTTTCTGCTCTGCCATCGTTACCCACCTCATACAAAACAAGTTGCGGAGCCCGTTATAGGCTCCGCTCACCATAAAGTTAAATCTTGGTTACGTCAATGGGATGGTTGGTAGGGAGACGCTCAAGCATCTCTTTCGACGTGCCGGTTGTGGGCTTATTGCTGCCAGCGGCTGTATCGACTGCGGGCTGGATGACTTTGGCAGTCGTCTTGCCGATTGCGGGTCCGTTTTCCATGTGAGTAGTCTCCTGGGGAACTGCTTAATCCCAAGCAGACTACAAGATGGCCCCTGCTGTCAACAGATTTTAGGTTGCAGACTGTTGCAGCGCTCGCGCTCTCTCGGCAGCAAGAGTGGCCTCGTATGCTTCGACTAGGCTCTTGATCGCCCTAGCATGATCCTCTCGGGCAGCGTCTCTCTGGGCGATGACCCCCTTTAGAAGTTCCGTAAGTTCTTCCGCACATAACAGCACGGTTCCCTTACCTTTGCAGAGAGTGCAGGTATGCTCTACCAGCTTCCCAGTGAACCCGGTTTGATGCTTGGAACCTTTTCCTTTACATAGGGCGCAGACAGGATGCAGGTCGGGCAGGACCACACCCTCTACCTTAGGATCGGCTGGCTGAACATCTGGAGCACAAAAGAAACAAGCCTCAGCGTGCCCAGCTAATCTACAGCATTTGTGATTTCGCATCTCTGGATGTGCAGTAAAAACATCTTGAGGGAATCCAGCTTTTGTTGGTGTATTGTCACATAGCTTGCTCATCGAGTTATCTCCACATTCTTGAATACTTCGTCCGACCGCTGACGCCATTCTTGCCTTGGGAAAGATCGTGCATACAGAAAGGCCATAAGTTCGACCTCCCCAAATCCTCCACGGCAACCACCTTGGACCAACGCTAGTTGTGGCTCGAATACCTCACTGTATACCTCGTACGCTGCCATATGCATAGCCCAAGGAATCTTGCCGGTTCCGTGTCGCCCTATCTGAGCTGGAGCCATCTTCATTTCGCTCATTGTTCGGTCGCCCTCTCTGCGTTGCGCTTATCGTCGCGATCTATCCATTCCATTCTCGTTTCACACCAATTGCCCCATTCATCTGTATCTCTTACATGCAAACAAACTGCGTAATCCAAAAGACGGTGCGCCTCTCGGATCTCCCGCTCCAGTTCTGCGATGCGGGCGTTTGCAAGTTCTTTCATTTCGTCGAAAGCAACTTGTGTCACGACGGGTCCGCCTCCAACCAGGAGCTGCGCCGGAAAGTATTTTCGCTTTTCGACTTCAGCCGCCAACTCGACAATGCGGGCGTCTTGGGATAAGGGTTCGCGGTAGAAAATACGATAGTAGTGCTTGCCGTTGCGCTCGCCAGTTATGACAATGGAAACAACTTCATTGCCTTGTTCCTCCAATCGCTCAAGCACCGCCGATATATCTGTCGATGGTGTATCCGTGTCTTCCGCTGCACACCAGCTCCACTTGCTCATACAGCCTCCTGCGGTAGATCCGCGAACAACTGTACTGCTACGTTTCGATTGATGGTTACTGCCACGCTTATTTCTGCGATATGCAGGTTTTCCATGTAGAGCGCCTTGGCTGCAAGGATGGCATCTTCCCTAGTATTGAATATTGAGACAGATCGAAACTCCCCAGCAATTCCTGGGATTTTGTACCAGAACAGTTCTTTGTCTTTGTTAAGCAATGCGTACATTTCTAGACCTCCGCTACGTGCGCCTGTAGCCTGCGTATGGTTATGTTCTGCGCCTCGTCGAGCCTTTGGCATTGGTGACGACCTCAAGTAGGCTCTTCCGCACGATGGCATGCCTCTTGCGGCCCTTCCATGTCACCTGACAAAGATCGAGAGAATATGGAGCATAGCCCACTACGCCGATACGCTTGTCGCCTGTTTTGAACGTAACAATGTCACCCATGATGATTCGTCTGTTCCTGCTTCGTTTCATCTACTGCCCCTTTCGCCTCGTCACTACCATGTAGTCCACATCTAGGGTGTCCGCAGCATCTGCAATCACCAATAGCGTACTCTTTGCCCACACCGCAGGCTGGGCAATGAACTATTACAACGGCGAACTCTTGGTGCAGTTCCACCGTTAGCGGCTCGTCACTGAGACAACTCTCACACCTCATTTACTGCCCCTTTCGCCTCGTAGAGTTTGATGGCCTCGCGGGCTTGCTGTATTTGTACTAGATCGTCATACCAATCATCGAAGTGCAAAGACTCTAAACCTTTCAGCGCGTCATAGAGCACCTTAGGCAAGTCAACCGCTGGAACTTGTTCTGCTTTGATCTTAGCCAAATCCGCAATGTACTCATCAGCAACAGTAGGTCTGTGCTTGGCCTCCCACTCAACGACCAGAGGGTCCTTGCGAGCCTGCGACCAGTACCAGCCAAGCATGGGACCACGATAGGTTCCGTCAGCAACTCCAGGTATGGCAGCTTCCACAACTTCACGGTCGTTCGTCCAGTCAATCTCTGGGGTGCTCATGATTGCCTCCGTTTGCTTTCATCCGCGCTCGGGTGATTAAATCAAGCGTCTGACGCATGGCATAAACTGCTTCGTTTGGCGTCGATCCGTGCGCGGTCAAAAACTCATGCTGTGCTTCGCGATTGGCTTGGATGACGTAGTCTCCTTCGTCGTCCAAGAATATTGTGAACTTTTCCTCGACGGGCAGGGGACTAGCTTCGTCTTCACTCTCGGTCTCGATTTGCATACCCGAGTGACCATATGCAACGTCATAGGATTCGGGCGCGGTTTTCACTGGGAGCTTGGGGAACGCGTCAATCCAATCCTCTCCCAAGAAATACTCCGTCTCGTGTGGCATCTTTGGAGCAAGGGATGCACTCTTCTTAAACCCGTGCTGCGATGTCCATATCCTACCGCTCCAACTGTCGATAGCTTGTGGATGTACTTCCCATACCCCTCGTATCGCTGCGCCTAGCGTAATTCGAGGTGCTGTGTGACTCTTAGCTGTCGAATTGGTCATTTTTCTGATCTCCAAACCACTCATGCCTGCTCCTGACTTTGTTTTGACAGCTCCCCAAGTAGGCTCTGAGCCAGCACCTTACGGCCAATGTCCTGATTGTAGGCTTGAAAATGAGCTCCGGCTTGTTTCTTGTAGGGGATGGCCGTTACAGACACACCATTGATCTCCTGTGTCAACGTACAGCCGCTGTTCGATGCCCGGCAAATCATGCTGCCCAATGCGTGTCGTATTTCACTTAGTGTTGTAATCAACATAAAGCACCCTCATACTGATTGTAGCGTCTGCTATGGCTCTAACAATTCAGATCCAGCTCATCACCGAATACCTCAAGAAACCCCGCCAGCGAGTAACCGACCTCTTGATAGAACTCATAGAGATCCTCACGGGGAAACTTATTACGATGAGCTGCTATCCAAACAGCATTCATGCCCTCTGGAATCTGATCAGATATCCAATCCATAAGCGGCTTGCGTTTCCAACGGAGGACATTGCCGTCCATCACAATTGGATAATTTGGAAAACGATCCAGTAGAAGGCCGTAATCCTTGTAATACGTTTTACGCAGCTCTGCGTCGGTCAAAACTTTCTCGCTCACGTTCTCACCTTTGTCTTTTGGATTTCACACAACTCTTTGGAATAGCTCTCATTCGTGAACCTCTGAATATTTTCCCGTGTTACACCCGTCGTTCTTTCGACGACGATGCGGTCCATAATGGCAACGCCTAGTTTGGCCTCCATGTTTCCGGCCCGAACTATTTCACGCCCCAAGCCAGCCATAGCGTTACCGGTACGCACGTGACAATCAGCGTTCATTCTCTCAAGCTCACGTATGCGGGTTTGGAGTTCCATCACTTCAAACGGTGATGGAAACCAATCTACATCTGGATACACTTCAAACATTGCTCACCTATAAACTTTATGTATTGGATGGGTGCCAACAGTTTCAATAGAAACTGGGCAACGCTTGCATTCGAAACCAGCGTCACTGAAAGCCTCTGCCGCCTCTTTCGACGTGTGAACAGTGTACTCACAACCACACGTAAGTTTTAGCTTGTATGTGTCAACATGATATTTGCTGACCGTAACTTTAACAGCTTTCTGACGTGACATAAGCACCTCACCCCCAATTAGATGCTCAACTTATTGTTGACGATTCAACTTTATGTTGAGTCCTTCTCCCATCGAAAGCATCTGACTGATTGGAGGTTCATATGTCATTCAAAACCGTAACCCACCTGAAAATTAGTGAGGCTGCTGAGCACGTGCTCCAGATTGACAACGTCATCATTGGTACGGAATGCAGTAGATCGCACGACAAGCCCCATAGACACGTCTACGTTCTCCAAAACGCTTTGTTTGCTCAAGGTGGTGAACATTTCAAAGGCGATCTCATCATCCACACCTCGAATGGTGTAGTGGTCGTGCTCAAAGCCAGCAAGCTCTATCACTTGCCCAACGGTGTTGCGTTTGCTGATCCTGCTACGGATCTGGAATTCATTGGGTTTATACAGAATCACGTCTAATCAACAGAAAGTTGAATCCTTTTCCTCGTAGATGTATCTTATAGATATCCACGGTTGCCAAGCACGATCAAAGGCACAGTCGGACAGAGGTGAACAGTATGGAACTCTTTGCAGCATCCCGCCAATGGGCGAATCGCCCCGCTGATGAACGTTACAACGACATCCAGACGGCATACGATCAAGCCCTTCATTATGCCCACAACTCAGCCGAACGTAAGGACATCGATCCTTCGACGATTCGTGCTCAAGCCATTGACGACGAGGTAAAACTTGTCGGTCGTGGTGGCATCCCCACAGACCTTACACACTTCGCCTTTGGGCAGCTTGCAAGCCGCATTGGTGCTCCTGCTGGCTACCTCAGGGAGCTTCCGGCCACCTTGGCAGTCCAGAACCTCAACCACGGCCTTGCTGCTAAGTTCGGGACCGCCAACAACCCCAATCCCGAAAACGGGTCGGTCAACATTCTGGCTCACAGCAATGGCAAGCAGGTTATCCGGGCCATCACCTCAGACCGTTATGAGCGGATCTGGAATCATGAGGTGTTTGAAAGACTGTTGGCGTTCAAAGATGCAGGCTGGGATACTCCAGTGGCATTCGAACACGCTGACCGTCCCGTCTGGGGAGAGTCGAACGGCGAACACGAGAAAACCATCTACGTGTCCGATCACGACCTGTTCGCTTTCCTCGTCAACAATAACTACCGGCTTGCCGAAAAGGGCAACAATGCCGGACTTGGACGCGGGTTCTTTGTCTCGAACTCAGAGGTTGGCGCTGGTGCTCTCAAGATCACCACTTTCCTCTACCGGTTCGTTTGCTCGAATCATATAGTCTGGGGTGCTAAGGACGTTGCCAAGCTAAGCCTGCGCCACGTCGGAGACATCCGCAGACGGTTCCAATCATTCAGCGCTGAACTCACCAAGTATGCCAATGAATCGGCATCCGAGGATGAGGCCAAAATCGTATCAGCCCAGAACACGATCCTGGGTGGGACCAAGGATGAGGTGCTTGATGAGGTGTTCAAACGGCTCCGGGGTCAGGTCTCACAAAAGCTCATCGCTCGCGGTTACGAGCTGGCTGCTGAGAACGAGTCTACTGACGGCAACCCACACAGCGTGTGGGGTACGGTCCAAGGTTTGACCCGGGCGTCACAAGAAACTCAGTACGGCGACGAGCGGGTCAAAATCGATAACGCTGCTGCCAAACTGCTTGAATCGTTCTAAAACATAAAAGCCCGGAGCTCGTATAGGCCGGGCTTTTCTTTGTCTAGAATCAACTTACTGTTGACGAGCATCAAATACGTGTAGCTGAGAAATGAGGTTCCAAATGGCACGTGCAAAGTATTCCGTTATGCTCAATCGAGACGTTGAAACAAGTATCGGACATCTCGTCGTAATGTCCGCGTCTGGCGATACTTCGAGCATTGACGCGCCCACGATCTTTGTCCAAAAAGCTGGAGCACGCGCTTTCAAAACGAAAAAAGCAGCTATAGCGTTCCAGTCTGCCCAGCGCTCGGCTCATGGCTTTGACGTTTGTGGAGAAATTATCGAAAATTGAGTCGTCAACAGTAAGTTGAACATCAAATAAGTATGAAACAGCCAATCAACAAACTCGAATACGACGCTACCCACCCGGTTGCCATCGCTGTTCTCCCGCTCCGGGTCGAGGCTGTAAAACGTGCCAAGATCGAGGCTCTCAAAATCATTGCTGAAGTCACGGCAGAACTAGAACAAGCTGGTAACGATTTGAATATCGCCGCTCCCTACCCAAGCACCCAAGCCCTAAGCGATTTCAAGTGGCACGAAGCACACAATAAGTACAAGCTGTTTTCTGGCTTGTGTGAATGGCGGCAAAGCAGCTACCGAATGCACGAGCCACATTATGCTGACGTCAGCCAAGAGCGCATTGCAAAGTTCATCCGGTATGCGGAGGAGGACGCCGCCGCTCAGTATGACTCATTCATCAAAAAGCTCATCACCAAAATTGGCAACGTAAAAACTGCTATCCTTCGCGGAGATCACGTCTGGAGCTACAGCATTCTGAACGTCGAACTGCCTGATGGAACGGTCCAGTCTTGGAAAACGCAACAAATTGTCAACGTATCCAAACTCGGAAAACTTTTCAATCAATGGCCATCGCGCAAGGTACTGCGGTGATAAACTGTTGCCGTTCTCAACACAATTATCGAGGGGCAACCTAAATGCTCAAGATCGAATACATCACAGACGCTCTCATGGTGTTCATGCTGATCTATCGTGGCTATTGGAAACGAGCCTGCGGTTTCACTGTCATTCAGATCGTACAGATTTTGCAGGTACCAATACTGCTGCTCCTCTATCAGTACGCACCCTATGTTGTGCAGCGTACTGCGTACAACTCCCTGACCCTTGTCGACATTATTTTGGACATCATCGCTATTGGGTTCTGCTTACAGCTACGCAGCCTACTGCCTGTTGCGATCCTGCTCCTGGCTCAGTTCTACTTGACGCCCATAGCGACCTTCGCCAAATACTGTCTTGTGATCCACGATTATGAGGACTGGGACTTCGCCAAAGACATCCAATTTATGCTTTATTTCCACTCCAGCTTTTTAATCAATCTGGTAATCATTGCTATCTGCTACTATCGGCCTTACCACGGCGATACGTCGCCCGAAAGGAATACCCATGAGCAACGAATATCCACCCAAGGCCGCACCTCGCAATACGCCCAAGACGAGCAAGGCTGTTCCCGCAACCAATCCCCCAGTGCTGCCGCCACCGCCACCCCCACCGGCTAAAAAGGATGAGTAATCTGCTACACTCAAAACATCCTTTTTCTTTGATTGCCAATACGCCCCGGGAGAATTTACCCGGGGCATCTTTTTGATTATTAGTCGACTTGGCCCGGCACCTGGATACCGAGATCGTTCAGTTGGCGCTTAAGTGCTTGGGACCGGAGCTGATGATATATGTATTCCTCCAGCAACACATCCTCCAGACGCTCTTTGGTAGCCTCCAGCTTCTCGATCTCTAGCAACCGCATGTGAGCTTGTGTTTGATAATTAGGCTCGTCAACATTCTTACTGTCGCCCTCATAATCACCTTCTGACGAATCGTAAGGATCGACACCCTCAACCTCCTTTGGATTGTTTTTAACGACTTTGTGTGACAACACTTTTGACATTTGTAATCCCCTTTCACCAAGATTATAGAGCGCCTAAACTCTATTGCATCCCAACTTACTGTTGACACATCTCATAGATACGAGGTGATTATGCCTGTCAAGTCTATAACCGCGTACGAATACGCCCGCCAATTCCTGTACATCGCTAAGACTCATCTCAAAGCTGGCCGTGTACATTCCTATAACATCGCCCTGAACATTGCTGCTGGGCACATGGTAGACGCTGTTCTGGGCAATTCCCCGGCTGCATTATCACCATACTTTTCGGGTGAGTGATCTATGGAAATCTCACTACAACAGCCCGAATCCATATTCTTGCCAGAGGACTACTACACTCCGAATAACGTTCTCAACTTCATGGCTGAATACCATAACAACACGATTCCTAATCCAGCCGACTATAGCGAACGGATCTGGGGCGGTATGCGTTGCATTTTTGATTGTCAGTGTGACGGCGATGTAATCTTGATCGAAAGCATACGTTCTGTGTTCCGTGGGAAAGGTTTTGGATCTGCCGGACTCAAATGGTTATGCAGGCTTGCCGACATCCACGAAGTGGTCCTCGAACTTGCTGTATATCCTTTCGGTAGCACAAAACCCCGACTCTCAAAAGAGCAGCTCATTGCGTGGTACCGCAGGCACGGCTTTACAGGTAACGGTCGTATGACCCGTTTCCCATCCCTGAATACGGAGGCAATACCATGTCAGCTCCCAGAATCTTCGCCGCTACTATCGCACCTGGATACCTGATTCGGCTTAAGAACTCCAAATCTGTCCTAAAAACGGGTACAGCCATCATCAAACCTGACGACACACTCCGCTGCATCTCGCGAGAGGCTGATCTTCGGCTGTTCATTGTTCGACGCACAAGAACGACTGTAACGTTCACCCTGTCCCAGCTGGCAACATATTTTCAGTGCATCGGTTTTGAGGGGCTTGAGGACATCGTTGAATCGTCAACAGTAAGTTGAGCATCCAATTACTATTGAGGTGATAGATATGAAACTTCCAGACTGGATTGCCCGGCGCGAAGTAATCTTATCCAAAAGCAGACGAGGCGTGGCTCTTCAATGTGATTTCGATGATCTCCTCGAATGTAATCGAGAGATCGCAGCTTGCGAAGCCCTGCAAGCTCCGGCGCATCACTGGCTGGATGAACATATCGCACAACAGAAAGTCAATTTTGAATCTGCTGGCATCTCTGAGGATATGTTGGCAGATGCAGCTGAATATGTGGAGTTGGATGAGGTGGAGGATTCTTATGTCGTCAACATTGAAAGGCACTAAGGTTAACGTGGCTGATCTTGTCATCTACCGTACACCTACGACATTCGGAGAGGCCATTATCAGCAACATTACCAGTAACGGTCGTATCCGAGTCAATGGTTATTTGTTTGACACCAAGGGCAACGGGCTCGGCAAAGGTTCAAAAGTTCGCATCGAACCAATCAAATACTAACCCAGGAGATCCTTATGTCGGTCAAGGTATTTCAACTCCCCAAGATTACAGAACGATTAGATTTTGCAGGACGCCAACGTGCTGAGTGGCTAGACTCGTCTGAGGAATTTACCAAACGAGATTTGGCATGGCGTATTGCTGAGCGTGAGCAACAACTCGAAAACGCTCTGCAAGCAAACATCAATATGCAACAGTATCTCAAAGCGGCCCAAGAGCATCTAAGTATTGCAAGCATCGCACTCACAAAACTTGGTGAGTGTATCTCTCAACAGTAAGTCAACCGCCATATCTCGTGCAGAGCGGAGGCTCTCATGTTCGACACTCCACACAATCATAAATGCGACGACTGCGGGGTCATTTGGCATCATGATCCCAAGGCTATTCCCGACGACGACCGCGCCCATACCGTAGCTCATAGCTGCCCGGCCTGTGGAACTCAACAGTATGAAAAGCTCGGCACCGGCAAGCCCCAATACTGCTCAAATGGAGTACGCTGTATCAAGCTGGACGGTAGCGGCGAAATCTGTTCACCGGCTCCAACCAAACCCCTGTCGCCCGCTCAACGTGCCGACATTGAACATCGCCGTAGTTTCTACAGTTTCCTTGATAGCCTCATGGGCTCCCTGGAACAAGGACAAGGATTATCCAGATGATCGATTACATCGTTATAGAGACTGTGGTGGCATTCCTAGCTGTGCTCGCTGCCACAGCCTATCTCGCGTACAGAGCTGGAGACAGCAACGGTGCAAACCGTACACTCTCCCAGGTTGACGTAGCTTTAGACAAGCTCGCCGGTCGCCGTGTGGGAGGCTACTTGCGAATGTCCGATTCCTTAAAAGGAACAACGCTCAATGCACATGAGCATCAAGCGTTGGTCATGGGTATCTTGGATGCGCGAAACGAAATCTTTAAGCTCAAACCTCTATTACGTCGCCGGGCAGGAATATCCTATAAGGACGATTCGCCGGAATCACCCGTTTGTCGATCAGCTCATCAATAACTGCCCGGCGCTGGGGATGTGGAAACGAAAAGAACATGTCCCCGGCCTCAAACAGCATGGCGTTTCTCGCTGTATAGAGCTGCGCCATGGCATCTTTGCTCAAATCACTGGCATAGACCCTGATATCTGCCTCGCAGAACGGGAAACGGTGTTTACGCCCCTCCGTAGGCACACAGGATTCATTCTTTACCAGCTTGCCGATTCCGGTATGGCCCATCATTGTTAGAACGGTAAACACTCCGTATTTAGCCTCAAGTAGGTTCAAAAGTGCTGCTACGTCGGCTGCATCGTCTTTGCTGGATCGGTCCTTGGCTCCTACGATCACGATATTCATTGTTGCGTCCACCTCACAGTTTATTGCTGTGGGCCACGATAGAACATTCTTATGCCCTGATGCAACTCTTTCTGGATCTCCGGGGCTGTTTCCAGCCAATCGGTCGCCCGTCTGGCCTCAACCATGCAATAGTAACTCCTAGACGTTGCGTCAACAGGAACCCAAGAGCTGATGACCAATCCCATCCCTGAGCATCGTAAAATGCGATCAACTCCCGGGCCTCATCCTGTATCAACTTACTCATGACGAATGCTCACTCACTGGTCCGTGTACATTTCCCTGCGACGAACCATTTGCATAGGGACAACCAGCCTCATGCATATCAGCCAGTATCTGATATTTCCCGGGTGTTGCATCTATACGGGCAGCAGCCTCCTCATCAATCTTTTCTGGTATCAAACCCAGAAAACTCCGAACATTCTCACCCTCCTCTTTATTGGCGAGCGAGAGTTGCTGGATCTGGAAATCAATGGGGAGTCCTGTGATCTCACGGCCCCAGGAACTGAACGCTTGGCATAAGGCACACCATTTGGCGTTATTCTGAGGCCGCTTGGGATTGCCTAAGCCCATCGACTCATACAGCTCATCCTCAAGCATCAGCCTAACGTCGACATCTCGCCAGCCAGTCTTTAACATGACGGACGATCCTACGTGATAGGGCCAACGGCCAAACGCTTGATAAATCTTGTGTCCGAACTCGTGCAGTCGCAACGTTGCTGGGAATCCAACACCCATGACACCCTACCTCCAAAAATGAAATCCTACCGTCCAGTACAGCTCCTACTATTTGCTCCATACGAGCCAAACATTGTTGAAATGTATCACTATGACAAACGTAAGATCCGTACGAAAGTTGCCAATAAACATATATGGCGCGTGGTACTCTACCGCCTATTCGTAAAGAGTACACGTATCCGACACGTTTACGAATTTTGAATTTGTGTTGCATCACTCACAGTCCTCAGCATCACCTCATACACAGCTAATGACAAAGCCTCAGCATCCTCCCCAGAGAACTTAATCTCCTCATAACCAAGTGCAATTTCCGCATTGATATCGTCCTCGTCATATTTCTTATCTGGAATTCGGTAGTAGATTTTCCATACATACTCACGGTAATACTCACGTTTCCGATGTAGATGCTTGCGCTCATACTTTGCAGGCAACACAAATTGAGCAGATGCCTCAGCCATTTCGTGCTGTGCGTTGTATTCTGCCTCGGCATCCAACCAGCCTTGCTGCCATTGGCTCTTGTCCATGAATTGATGTGGACAACGCTGGTATCGTTTACCAGCTGCATATGCAGCACGCCCCTGTTCCCTCAACTCCTGCACTATGGCTTTACGTCTTGCGCTGCTCATTGTTCAATCCTCGATATCCGATTTTCCTTTACAACAGTAAGTGTAACATCGGCTGATAATGAATCAGCAAACGCAATATCATGTGTCGACACCAGAATAGTCTCAAAGCTATCCTTGAGTGTCGCCAGTGCCTCAGCAAACTTACGTTGCCCAAGCTCGTCTAGTCCCCGGCCCGGTTCGTCCAAAACCAACAGATTTGTCTTAGGTGCTGCTGACCGGAGAGCAAACGCTGTAATCAGTGACGCAGTGGCTTTCTCGCCCGTAGAGAGCCCCTCCATCGTGCTGCTGCCCTGTCCGTTGATAATCTTGCTGTCGAATTCACCATCCACGAATTCAAACACGATCTGCAATGCATCGTCAGCAAACAACTTGGCATACTCCTCAGCTGCTTTCGTCAACATGGGGCACAACATGGCACACAGATATGCTGGTATGCCTGTACGATCCAAACACTCTACGGCCCTGGTTAGCAATGACAACTGACTTTGTGCTGCATCATACTCCCCAGTCAAACGTTCGACAGTTGCTTTTACCGTAACCTTGTCCGATGCTGCCCGATCATAACGAGCCTGCGCCGCTCGCTCACGAACCCGACCATCCTCAAGCTGTCCGACCTCGACATCTTTAGCTGCTGTAAGTCTTGTATAAATCGTCAACTGCTCCTGGTATGTTGGCAACAACTCTTGGGCCTGCTCAATTTCCAAGTTCAAAGCATTACCCCGATCTCGGCACAGACTAAGATTTTCTTGAGCATCAGCAATCTCTGCGGTCAGAGTATCAACGTCAACACCAATCCCCACAGACTCTAATGCAGTTGTGGCGTTTTGCACGTGACGCTGCAAACTTTCGTACGTACTTATTGTTGCCTCGAACTTTTTGATCTGAATCGTATTATTACTGATCGTAGCCTGACTGATATTGATTGCCTTGTCAGAACTGGCTAGGCTCTCTAGCCATTCAGTTTCTTGTGCTGCCAGCTCGCGCTTACGGCGTGCCACGATTTTTTCGTTATCAAACGGACGATCACAAGCACCACATCGGCCCGTACCCAAAGCCTTAATCTCAGTCCGGCATGCCCCTAGCTGGGCTATTGTAACGGCTTTCTCCCGTTCACCTGCGTTCAGCGCATCCGTAGCCGCTGTTACCTGCTCCCGCAGTACAGCAAGACTCTCCACGGCCTTGTTATAGCCATCTTGGGCGACGCTAAGAGCTGATTGGCGTGTAGCTAATTCGATTTTTGCTGCTACCCTAGCCTTTTTGGACCGTTCGATACTCGCTGTGTGCAATTCAACAGTATTTCGCGCAGCTCCCAGCAAGGCAGCATTATCTCCGGCCTGACGATTCAGCTCCTGCAACTTTATTGTGATGCGCTTATGCGCAAGAACTGCCTTATCATACGTAGGCATGTATTCGTCAACAGCGTTGCTCCGCAATTCCAAAGCCTTTGCAGTAGCAGCGGTTTCAGCTATGGCTGATTCTAAAACCGCATGAGCATCCTGATGTGTGAGCACTGCCGCCTCGTGTGTGGCTTTAGCTGCTACGCACTCACGATCCAACCGCGTTGCCAATTCCTTTTGTGTTTTAACCTCAGCAGCTACCAACTCCCGCGCCGTCTGAAATCGTTCGAGTCCTTGGAACTTGTATAGCAGCTCTGACTTTTCCTTAGGCGTGCCAGTAAGAAACTTATGTGCCCGTTCCTGATCGATGTACACAGCATTTGTTAGCATTCGGAGATCGTACCCAGAGTACTCAACAATAAGTCCCTGTGTACCCCCATTCTTTTCGCGTCCGGTCAAACCTGATGACTTGTCCTCACCATTCACGAACATCTGAATAGACGTTGGATTCCTTGAACGCTTTATTTTGACACGATCACCGGCTGCTGTATCGAATATTGTTTCAAGCCACGCTGTGCCTGCAAGAGTCTCTGAGGCCCATGAATCGGCACGTTCCTCTTTACCTTTGTCGCGCTCACCAAACATTCCGACCTTAACCAGATCCTGAATGTTGGTCTTGCCTGCTGCATTCGATCTCCCCGGCCAATCTAAATTCTTGCCGTTTATAACGACCACACCGCGCTTACGATAGTCAAACCGCACATCCTCGAATGAGGTGTAGTTGTGCCCGCGTGCAGCTACAAATCGCAAACCCTCTGTGTTCAATGTACGAACAGTGGTGGCCCGCTCAAGAGTCTTTACGACATAATCTGCCAGTGCTTTGTCGTCGTCTTTCGTCTGACGGATGAACTCACGCACCTTTGTCTCATCGTTGCCCTGGGTGAAAGTGTAATCTGCTATCTCTGTTTGCTCATACTCCGGCACACAGTGCAGCATCGTATTCGGATATTTGCCTGCAAATTGCTCGCGGCGTTTGACCTCCAGCGCCCGATAGTGAGCTCCATCTTTGGCTCTAATATGGAATCTTACTGTTGAGCCAGCCAATGATTCTACCGACAATGTCTTAGCCACATCCCAATCGTAAAACCCAGGTAGACCGACCGGCACCGACTTTACACCTTTACCCGGCGTGTACACCAAAAATCGCTTAACCTGATTAGCCTCTCCCCAGTCCTGACAAAATGGGGAACCCACATAATAGGCCATGCTAGGCACAAGCTCTTGAGGCTTATGTACGTGTCCGCCGAATGCATAGTCATAGGCATCAAACTGCAAATCGCCCATACCGATGCTGTCAATATTGAGTCGGCCTGATCCATAATCAGCTTCACGTACATCGCAATGGAACAGCAACACAAACTCACGTTTGGACCCTTTAGGCTCTTGTGCTCGATCTGTACGAGCCATGGCAGCTAAATCGTTAGCTACCTTACGTAGTTCGTCCCCGTTGTTGCTGTACGGCAAAACATAAAAAATGACATCGGGCTTTTCTATGCGAGCGGCACGCAATACAAAGTTTTCTACACCACCCACCAAAGGAAACCACGTTAGATCATTGTCATTCTGTGACAACCGGTCGTGGTTGCCTTTTACGACAAAGTGTTGCTTATGCAGAAAACGATCCTGCATCACCATTGCTAAACGAGCGTCCAAAGGATTGTACGGATCTTTAAGATCGCCTAAGTCGATCACAAAGTCTGCCCCGTACTCGCGCATGACTGCGTTCTCACGCTCAATAGCAAGTCGTATGGTTTCAAGATTCGATGACCGGGCTTGCCAGTCACCTGTAAGAATGTATGATCCGCTCATGCATAGATTATAGCGTCTTGACTTTGTGTTGACGTATTACGAACTCATCAAGCATTCCGCATGAACAATAGCATCACATCGTGCAGTGCCGATGTAACCGCCGCTTTCAGTATCTGACTGTCCCTTAGATTTACTTGGGATAAACGGGCAATTCCCTTTGCAAGTTGTTTACGTTTCTCGCCCGATGCCTGTTCTGACAACAACATAGCATGTAGGTACAACGCAACATTATTTCGAATCACTCGAAACTGACTATCCTCAGCATCCTGCAACACCTTGCTCAATAACCCCCAGTCGCCGCTAATGACGTAGCGACTGATGAGACCGATGTCCAGACCCTCTAAACCTGCACACGAGGCAGCAGCGGCTGGTGTGGCTCCGGAAAGGTACTTTGTAACAGCTTGGGTGACAGCTCTGTGCGACCATACCCGATTCTCAATCAGGAGATTAGCCAATGTCACGGGGTCCAAGTCTGACTTGCTCTTGACGATCAGCTTTTCAACCAAATGATTAAGTCCGTCCTCTGTCAGATGTCTGAGCTGATAGCTGACACAGCGATTCACGACTGCCTCAAGAATGTCCTCGGGTTCGGTCGTGCAGAGGTAAAACTTTGTTGATGCGGGAGAATCCTCTAGAATTTTGAACAAGAACTTTTGAGATTGTGGTGACAAAATTTGCAACTCATCCAGTATGTACGTACGAAACCGCGCTCCATTACTAGGAGCGTAGATCGCATGTGCCATCAACTTACGTAGCTCCTCAACTGACATGTCACCACAGTTGACCTCTGTAATATCTGAGTTGAACTCATCAAACTCGTACTGCTCTGGATCTACGGATGCCCAGTAGCATTCTTTGCACGGATTTCCAAATTCTGTTGAATGAGGACATTCTAATGACACAGCACACAGTCTTGCGAGTGTTGTCTTGCCTACACCAGATGGACCGGTAAACATCAATGCGACCGGCAAATCACTGTTATCTACGTAGTAATTTGCCAGCTCATCAGTAACCGCCTCTTGATCGATCATGTCTGCAAATCTACGCGGACGCATTCTAAGACTCAATTGTTGTGCCATTACTCTCCTCGATTTTGAGCACCTTGCGGATACCGTTCGTAATACGCTCTGAATGGTGATAGAGGTCTTGCAGCTCCATACGCTTATTGTCTAGTGTATGACGTGTAAGACGAAATTCCTTATAAGCAGCAGCAGCCTCAACCACATCTGAATCGGCCATCCAAGAACTAAGTTGTACACCGGAGGCATGACTGAACGTTTCAATAATCTTTTCGAGCCTAGTAATCTTAGTTTCACGATTCGCAATAATGCTACGACTGTAAGCCTGACCCTGCTTGTAAGACTCATCAATAAGTTTGCGAGCATCAATACCGGGTTGTGCCTGAGCCGATGCTATCAACGCTGTCAAGAACACGATATCGTAAGGCATAGGCTTGAGCTCAGGAGGTTTGACTAACCACTTGATTCGCCAGCTGGCATTGGATCGAGCTCTATGCGGTATACCGAATCCCCACAATGGAGGCAGCTCTCCATCATGAACGATACTTTCTGTTGACGCTATCAGTGACCACGTATCGCAAAAACGTAACAGACTTTCAGATTTCTCCGGCTGTTTTAGTTCCTTAAGCCAGTCTTGTCGCGAGACTTTCATTTCAAAGCCATGGATCGCCCGGCCTGCGGATCTGTACATGCCTATAGCCATAGCATCAGCTGTACGTACAGCATCAAAACCCGTAGCATCACGCACCTCTTTTAAGTAAACAAACTTACCCACAGCGAATGTGGTGCGTGCCGCCTCATGGAGAATATCTATCGGTCGTGATGTGTCAGGCTTAGTCATTGTGTCTTGCGAGTGTTGATTACTCTTTAATGCGTTTTTCCAAGCGGCACTTTTCAACCTCAGCATTAAATCGATCTACAAATGCGTTCCACGCATCGACACTATCATCAACAGGTGGCATGACCTCAATCACTCGTTTTTGTCTGCGACCGGGAAACGTGCGGCCAAATCTAAACTCTACAAAACCCATGAGTGCTTGTACATAGGCATACACACACAAGAGAATTGTCACAACAATAATACAAAGTAACTCGGGATGATTATTTGCCCAAACCCACATAGTATTGATCCTCACTTACTGTTGAATTGTTTGTTACAAACGTATGCTCCTACGCAGCATCATAACCTCCGTAAACCGCGCCTTGCACGCACCAAAGCCTCAGCCGTAGCATCGTGTATTGCCTCATGCCAACGCTGTATCCATGGATCGTTGTCCATCACGGCCTCGATCTTGGGATTATCACGCCAAATAGATTCCTGAATGTGGCGCAGCTCGTGTACAAGAGTAAGTTCATAGCCCAGTCCTACATCCGCTAAATCACGAACAGCCCTATCTCCTGGGTATTGGAGCAGAATCGTAGCCTGATGATATCTGCCTGCGATGGATGTTCCTGCCGCCGTGGGAATTTCACCCGGAGCTGCCCAACGCAAGTTGATATCCCAATGATCGAGACGTAACTCACGCTGCCAATACTCCAGCAGTTCTTTCAGCTCATTCAAGTCCGCAGTGCTGGATACTAGGGCCTTATCAGCCGCCACCGTATTTTTAATCATGATAATCCTCAACACAAAGTCCCCGGCGAACCGGGGACTCGCTTACTCACATTGTAGCGTGATCGACTTACTTATAACGGTGGATCATTTGCATGAAAACCGTCGTGTTCTGATACAGGCGTTCACCAAGCACTTGTAGACGTGCGAGTGTATCGGTTAGCGCCTGACGCGAATCTGCATGCTCCTGCCAGAATGCCACAAGCACATTATCGGCCTCTGCAATAGTAATTCTGCCTTGTAGTAGATCCGATATAACTTTGCTTACAACAGTAGATGACCCCTGATCTGGAACTGGGACTTTGCTGTGATTGAGGTTGACTACCACGCTATCGTCAATGATCTCGATAGCAGCCTTTGTATCCGGCGCGGTACCGTCCCGAGACTCCTCAGGTATCGATATCATGGACCCTGGAGCAGTCACCGGATGCTTGGCTGCGGGGGGTATAGGCTTTGCACTTTGTGTTGCCATTTTTAACTCTCCTATCGAAACTTATTGTTGATTGTTAGTCTGCATCCACCGGCGCGTTTTTGTCAGGCTTTTCCTTAGCTACAAAGTGGCCGAATGACACGCGCTTGTACAAAGGCTTGTCATTCCACTCCACCATGTACGTACACATCTGCTGTTCCATCGATCCCTCACCAGACTTATTCTTGGTGTTCTTAAGAATACCGCTGATGCCAATGAGTTTGCCTGCAAGGAATATTTTACCGTTTCCAGCCCTGCGTGCCCGATTACGCGACGCACAATTATGTCGCAACGCCCGACCACCCGGCTCATAAATAGGATCACCAAACATAACACCCGGCTTTTCACGTATCTGATTGATGAGCAGCACCATAATGTTGAAATTCGATGCTAGTGTTTGCCACCGCTTGAGGTTCTGCGACAGGAACATAGGAAAGTCGCTATTAGTCCGCATGTTGGTATGCGTTCCAGCCTCAAGCTGCATCTTGGTAGATAGGTTGGCTAACGAGTCGATTGCCACTACCATTTTCTCAACACCTGCTGCATGCAGCTTTTCGACGAGCTTTTCAATCTCCTCAAAAATCTCCTCGGCTGTCTGCGGACGTAGAGGTGGATCGAACGGGCGCTTATACGGATGCTCCAGTTTCCACGCAGCGGGCTTTGCTGTCCAAGCCTCTTTTGCAACCTTGTTGGCATCTTTATGGGCTTGTGGCATCGACAGAATAATCATCTTGGGTTTGACGAGAATCAACTGATCGTTGTCAACACCAAGTTTGACATTCCAAGGCGGATCGTCTGAATCCTCGATATCACCATGAATGACAACCGCACCATCCTTTTGTGCCTCACCCTCGATCAGCTTTTGCAGCACACTTTTCCCATGACTGTTGTGTACAACAAAATTGTTGGCTACGAAATTGTTAAACGGAACACGCATTGATATGTCGTACGTATCACGCTCACCAACACAAGTAATCGATGCGATCACATCTGGCACAATCACAAAACGGAGATTATTGTGGCGTTCTGTAGCATGTAATACACCGTGCTCCGATGGAGTTTTTACCTCCAAATTATCAGGCTCATCGTTCATCGTATCTTCGTCTATGTGATGAACATGCTGATCCGATGAAAGGAACTGTAATCCAGCAATGTCTCCCGAATTCAAAAGCTCAACATAATCCGTAAGTACCATACCGTTCATTTTTGCCTCAACAACAGCTCGTGAACGTTTCAACCGTTTGTATGTGTAAACTTTTCCAGATGATGGCTCAACAGTAATTTTATCTGGGGCTGATGGGTGATTGTGTACAAGCACATCAACGTAAGGCCGTATAAGCCGTCCGTGATCGACTTTGTACGGTGTGTTGTTATGGATCATCACCGTATCACCGACAGAAAGTTTTTCTAAACGTACATAACGTTTACCATTGAAAAACCTATGATCGGCTGATGTTACGATCCTATAACCAGATTCTGTTGTAAGCTGGTAGCATTTCTTACGACCAGATTTCACTACATTTTCGATCTGATTACTGATGATTCTGCCTTGTTCGTTAACTGACGCAAGAGTGTATGTAGCATGTTTTAACTGCTTACGCTGATATTTACCTCTACCGGGGACTTCAAGCCCGTGAAATCTCTCGTAAAGGCGTTTGATGGTACCACCCTTACTATTAACACGCTCACCCTTACGGTTCAGAACAGTGAACCGCACAAAAGTATCGTCAGCAAGACATTCAGCCCCGCTCAGCTCGTAGATTTTGCCATACGGGAGACCATAAGGCGTGCCCATAGTCCGATGCAGGTATTCAGCACCTGTAAACTTCATCTTGAGCACGAAACGAGTCTCAGGTTCGAACACTCGCAAGCCGATCTCTTTGAGTACCGATGCTTTCAATGATGCAATATCGATTACTGAGCCATCGTCCTCAAGCTCCTCATCCAGCACAGCAGTTGCAACTGCCTCTGCGTAGCCTGCCTTTTTCTTTCCTGCCATGTAACTCACCTCGTTCAGATTGTAGAGTGCATGTACGGCAACAGTAAGTTAGAAATCTCCAGATGCTCCACCACCACCTGAATCGCCGCCGAACCCACTATCGAAACTGCTTGTATCCACTGATGTATCAAAGCTGCTGGTATCTGTCGAGACATCAACTATAGGAGACGTGTCGACTACATTGTCGATAACCTCTACAGCAATAGCCGTATCCAGCAACGATGATGAGTCGTCAGATGAACTTACTATTGCATTGTCCTGCGCTTGTGATTGGCCTGATAAGAACGCCTCGCGGGCTCTACGGCAATTCCAGCAACCAGCGTAGTAAAATCCATGTGCTATACAATGATCCATGACCAACCTCATTTCATGACTTGCATAAGTAAGTATGCCCAGCCTGTACTAGCACTGGGCATGAGTTGTTGTTGACGCCCGGCGACTAGTCCTCTCCGAACGGGTCCTCATCATCGTCCACAACAGCCGCCGCTGCCTTAGGCTTGGATGTACCAGCCTTGGTCGCGGTCTTAGCCTTGGATACTGGCGGATCGTCGTCGTCAAGCGGCAGCTTGGCCTGGGTGGATGCTTTGCCCTTAGTGCTGCGTGGGGGTAGGTCGTCAGCCTCCTCAGGTTCTACGGCGGGCTTGCTGGGCTTAGCTCCACGTGTAGGCCGTTCTACTGGCTCCTCGGACTCCTCATAGTCCTCAGACTCCTCCACCTCATCCTCAACCGGAGCAGGATGTTCCTTGAGCCAGAGCTTACCCGGCTTGGTAGGCTCCTCACCCTCAGCAAGTCCCTTGGGCGACGGCTTGCCGTCAGCCGTCATTGCGACGAACTTACCATCCTCAATTTCGACTTTGTAACGCTTATCGCCAGTGATTGGATCGCGAGCCTTGAGGGGCGGCGACGCCAGAATATCCTCTCGGGTCGGACCCTCGGATACAGGTTCCTCCTCGACAGCCTCCTCAGAATCAGGCTGCACGGGCTTTGTCTTGGTCTTGGTGAGCGTAGGAGCGGGCTTACGTGGTGCAGGAGTATCATCATCGTCCACAACAGCCGCACGGCGCGTAGAACGAGGCGCTGGTGCTTCATCCTCATCCATAACACCCGCACGCCTGGACGACGGCGACTGCGCCTTTTCTTGACCAGCATCACGATTCCCAAGCCATGCATCTTTTTGGCCCTGCTCCGAATACACCGGCAACTCTGTAAGCTGTTCGAACGGCTTGAGAATGTCAGCATACTTCTGACTCACTGCGATTGGATCTTGATCTGGAATCGGAGCAGAGTATTCCGTCAGGAGTCCCGATCCTGTGCGGTTAACATAGATCCAGTAACCATGCTTAATCGATGCATAGTCCCTGTTGCTCTGACCCAGCAACATGAGTAGATTCTTGCCCAACTTGCCGCCGACCATCCAAAAATGGGGACCCGTAACGTTGTTGTCCTCAGCCATGTGCAGCGCCTGAACAACACCTGACCAACGCGGCTTGAGTTTCTTGGCTGTCTCCTGATTGCCGTTCGCGATAAGCCGTGGAACAACGACATCGCAGATGTAGCAATCACCCAGTGTCGGATCATGCGCATCCTTACCACAACGCATAAACCGCTTTTCTGCCCCGATGTCGTTGTGCATAAGAACTTCGTAAAAAACGTCATCCTCAGCACCCTCAGCAGACTCAGGCGTGGGCAGGATGCGTACGAAATTCTCACCCTCTCGCAACTTGAAATTGTCACCCTGTGCAAGTACCTTCGCACGAGTTTTTGCTCTATCCTTGTAACCCATGAATTTCACCTCATACAGATTATAGCCAGTTAGTTTCTATTGTTTGAATCAACAGTAAGTTACTCTGTTGCATCCTCTAGTGCAGCAGCTTGACGCCGTTTAGCCTGGGCAGCTCGTGCCTCCTCAGAGAGCTTTCGTGTCTGATCGAAACGCATTTCGTCAGTATACGGATTATTGCCCTCAATGATATTCGCCTCGGCGATTACCCTTATAACGTCCCGGCGATGCCGATAAGCCTCAACAATAAGTTTGCCTAGCTCCTCGTGAGAGTCAGCAGCTCGTGCTGCTTTCTGGGCATCTAGCACCGCAGCGTCGATAGCGACTAGCGCCGCTACTGTTGCCTCCGTAATCTTTTCGCCGCGCGATACCAATGCTGCCCGTGTCTGTAAGGCAACGTCAGCCTCGGTAGTATCCAAATTGGCATGAGCTTGAGCCGAACGTCTCATAGTCTGAACGCGTGCTCGTGCTGCTTTGATAAACAAGCCCGGTTGTTCTGCTGCCGCTTTGATAGCCAGCTCCTGCGGAAACGCCAACTTACTAATGAGTTCGTCGAAATCCGACTCCTCGCTAAGAAACCGTTGAATGGGACTTTGTGTTGCTACTGGTTCCGCCATTGTGTCCTTTCACACCAAGATGATTTTTCGATAGTTGTTTGAAACAAATTTCGGGTCCGGATCAAACCCGTACCAGCACAAGTACCACTCTGGGATGCCACCACGTGCTAAGAACGCCTGATCGTGAGATCCGTCATGCCGCCGCCACATTTTACCGTGATACACACCCGATGGGTTCGTACATGAGTACTCAGCGAGCTCCTCAAAAGTGTGTTTGGACATCAACGCGTGAGTGTCATCAATAACAATGAAATCCGTTGACGGTTGATCCCAAGAGCTGCCCAGTGGGTCAGTAATTGGCGGGATGATGTTTGGATCGTTTCGCATACGTTCTGCCATAACAGCTGCATGTCGACGATCATTGATAACTAAATTCATAACACCTCACGTATTATTGACTACAACGGCTCTTTGTACACCAAAGCTGCCTGAGCCTTGGTGTAAGCATCGTGTAACAGCTGTGCATGCTCTACGTGCTCCGTAGCATAGCCATACCGATCCTTAATAACTGCACCGCGATCAATGACCCGTGTTGCCTGCCGCATTAGATCACTAGAGCTATACATACGAGGCTCTAACAAAATAGCAAGTGCTGTGCTGAATGCTGCCTCAAACTCATAGACAAACGTACCAATGGTAATGCTGACCTTCGCACTTGAATCGACCATAACTGTTTCCTCACTTACTATTGTAGACGGCCCAATCTACCTTATGCAGCTGCTGCTTTCAAAACCTTGATCGCAGTGATAGCTTTTTCGTTCTCCGTAAACCAATCCCGCAGGAATGCGCCCATAGTTAACTTATTGTTGAGTCCGGATTTCACACCGAATCTAAACCCAGCAGCACCGTCAACCTCCAGCTTTACACGCCAGTCAATATGCGGGAAATCCTGCTTGATCGTACGCAATGGTTCTTGCTCAAGCAATTCCTTAGCCAGCCAGTAGCACTCAACCAAATTCTTGAGCTTGATCCGCATCACTAAGTTGTCATGCACCTCCATCTGAGGTATACCCAACATCGCATACTTTTCAGGCTGACGCCATAACGCTATGATTCCGCACATTAGCAGCTGATGAGCACTCCCCTGAACAGGGCTATTGACGGCGATGTTTTTCCAATATGCAGGTTGCCCATAGTCATCGACAAGTCCTTTCAAGTCCTCATTGATAATCAGCGGGCGCTTGAACCCAAAAACTGTTGCAACATAGCCATTGTTCTCAGCAAATATATGCTGCTTGTCAATGAATACCTGCATGCCTGGATAACGGTTGAAATAGTTTGCATAGTATCCCTCAACGTCTCGTAGTGTAATCTTTGTATGCGGATCAAAACCTTTGATATACCGCAAAATTCCGTCAGGTTTGAGCCCGAATAAAATACCGAAATGCACGTTCTTAGTACGTGTTCGCGTGTCCTTGTCATTCTTAATCTGTTCAATAGCCCACCCAGTCATGGCGTGGCCCACTTGGGAGTGGATGTCTCCAGCCTCACAATCAGCAATCATCTGCCGATCACCTGACAACTGAGCAGCTACACGAACCTCAACCTGTCCTTGATCGAATTCCAAGAACACATCCATGTCACCAAACTTACTAATAACAGACTCTGCCAGCTCATCATCTGAGCAGCCCGTCATAATCATGGCTTTTATGAATAGGTGCAACTCGCGCCAACGATGATCTGACACAAGAATGTTGCGTATCTCAGTTTTCTTTTGGATGTTCTGGAGATTGACTACACCAGCAATTTTTTCCTTAGATCCGCCACTGGATAGACGACCTGTCCGAGTCCCAACCAGCCACCATTTAGTTCTGAGTCTGCCTCCGTTGAGATTGGCACAATACTCATAACCTTTGATGTATGTGTTCATCGTTTTTGCAACTTTACGATAAGCCATTACCTCACCGGCTATGGGATAGTCGGGAGCAACCTGCAACAGTATTTCTTTGCCAGTACTCTTTTTCTTGGCCTTAGGGTCTGGATAAGGGATTGCAAGTTTCTCCCATAACAACCAAGCAACATCTGCTGGTGTGTTGGGATTGAACTCTGGATCTTCGGCAACGTCTCGCAAACGTTGAGCTGCGTTCTTTACCAAAGGTGGCCATAGCTTTTTGAGCGTCTCAATATGCCTATAGTCTACAAGCGGTCCATTACGCTCCATACGCATAAGAATGTGTCCCATGTCCGTATAGACCGCCTGTAGCGCCTCGGGTGTGGAGTCCTTCGAAAGTAATTCAAAACGTTTGCCGATATCGGCATCAGCGTTATTGTACAAACGCAAAACCCCCAATGGTATCTGGGAAAAATGCATTGTGGACTTAGCCGAAATGAATTTGTACAGCGTCTCATTGCTCCGCGATGCAATTTTAGGCCAAGGCCCAGGTGGTCCTACGTAGGGAGCAATAATGTGCTTGTAACCTGAAAACTGTGGGGCAAAGCTATCTGTCAATCCTCCGAGTCCGTAACTGAACAACCCTGGGTTTGCGAGGTACATGCTCGTAAACGTATCTAGCCTATACCCGGGAGTCTTGATTCCCAGAATGTCATTCAGCTTTTCAGCATCTGTCGCTCCGTAGTGCATCGTGAGCTTGACAGCAGGATCTGATAGGAGCCAGTCGAGAGCCTTTACGATATCATCACGTTCTGCTCGTATAGCATCCGGATGATCTACAACAAACATCACAGAGTATCCGGGCTTAGGGCATATAGACATTGTCAGAACAACGCGCTCACCAGTCTCTACTCCCGTCTCAGCAAAATCATCTGGTATATCGTCCTCAACGTCAACAGAAAGTCTCTCATTCCTTTCGATAGCCCAAGTCTTGAGCTTACGGACAAACCGCCATGCCTTTTCCCCGGTCTTTACGAGACGATACTTTTGTGCTCGTAAATATTCCTCGGCTCCAACTACTGTTGCATCTGAGTTAACAAACTCAGCCATCGCCTGAACTGTCTGGCGGAATGCCTTAAGGCGCTCATCATCCTCATTCAAACCCTTGATACCAGATCGTAAAAAGAACCCTGGATGATCGACAAGAAACACACGCACACCCAGCTTGGCTGAATCGATGATGCGGCGATTCTTTTTGTACTCACCACCCAATAACTGTTTTGCTGCCAGCTGCCCCAGGATGAGAATCGCACGTGTACCCGATCCCACCTCTACTGGATCAGGATCGTCAATAGTAACTGGTGCTCGCGGCGTGATCCCAAGTGTGACAAGCCCCTTTGTATATGTGGAGCAAAGTTTGATCTCCTCTTTCGAGGGAGCTCTGGGCTTTAGATAGCTGCTGTACGAACCCGTAACAGGTTCTGCTGGGATACAACGCAACGCGGCAGTTACATCACAATCGTCTCGTTCAATACCGACCTGACGCAGCGCCTGCCAAATGAACTTACCAGCAGGTGATGTGTTCACAAGAAACTCAGACTCGTCATTCTCCTCTTGAGAGGGTGACTGTCCTACGATCATGATCGGGCGACCATAGATTTCTGTAAAAATCTTTGTGGCTCCCTCAAGTCTGTTGAGCTTGCACTTTTTACAGATATCCGGATCTTGAGCAATATTCATACTTGTGTTGCCCTATAAGATTTCCGTAACTGAGCATAGTAAGAATTCAGCTCGGACTGCATAGTAAATGTCATGCCTACGTAAGCGTAATCACAGCCAAAAGCTAAACTAGGAACTACCATATCCAAGACACGATGTCCTGTGATCCTATGAATATGCCAATAGCCGTAACGTTTCTCCACACGAACTTTCGTAAACTGTTGCCTAGAGTTGATGGGCAACATATAGGACTGCATGAGTACCTGATCCATCATTTTGAGTAATCCACCGGCAAGAGTAATTTGAATCCATCACCCTCGAATCGAATGTGCTTACCCACATTGTAGACACTCAACAGTGGCATACGAGCTAAGGCCGGTAACAGGCGTGAATGCTCTTTCAGCGGCAGCTTAACCGTAAACTTTCTACTGCTGCCCTCAACAGAAAGTACCTCCTCAAATCGTGTGGAGGGGAACTTGACTCGAACCTTGAGTGTGTTGCCGTCCAATTCCAAGATCGCATCACTAGCTTCGTCCCAGGACGCAAACGCCCGCTGTAGGAGATCCACGGCGGCTGACATTCCTTTGCCCTCGATCTCAAACAACTTTTCAGCAGGCTTATTTAGAGTTGCGCGTACCTTGTCCAGCGGAAATGCGTGTTGAGCCTTAATCGGAGCTTTGCACCAGTAGAGGCAATACGGACCCTCGATCCCAACCTCCTCCTGACTCACAAGTAAGTTACCAAACTTAGCCATACGAGACAATTGTGTAGGCAGCGCTACGGCATGCTTGAACTTTTTATCCAAAACACCCATGGCTAATGCCGATCCGTTATAAGCGAATATCTCTGTACCAGACTTTACCGGATCAGCGTATACACAGTGATATTCAGATCGCACCTGATCGTTCTCTGTGCTCGCCTGAGCCACTGTCTGAATCATGAGGGCATCACTTTCACTCAACGTATCCAAGCTCTCCAAATTCGATGTGGGCTTGCGCGGGAACGAAAAATGCTTTTTAGGATCTGCGAATGTCATCGTACGCTGATCTGCCCGTAGAATGCTTTCTGATCCGTTGTGTTCGATTGTCACTGCATCAGTAGTAAGTTTAGTCGCGAATGCCTCTAGCGCAGCACGGGCAAAATAGAACGTTCCGGGTTCAATCGTCTCAAATGGTATATAGGCGCACGAGCTGATATGATCCCCGGAGCAGTAAGCACGTACTGACTCGTTATTGGCAACAATCTTTATATGTGTCGACGTGAACAACTGATCGTTGGGTGAGATCAAATGGGATGGACTTACTATTGTGCTGATGAATGCATCACGTTGTATTCTCAGAGCCACGAGTCTAACCTCAGTCCTTTTGACTTTTTGTTGCGTGAATTCCATGTAAATCTGATGATCTGCTGACCGCCGCGTCGATTCGCTGATTGGAGTAGGCGTTGCACTAGAATCTCATCATCAAACTCATCCGCCCTTAGTACGAATAATTGAAACCTGGGTACGGCGTCCGGATTGCGTCGTTTCATTCGATGGACGTGCAGCACATGATAAACGCTTTTCGGAGACAACAATCTATCTCCACGCCGTGGCACTACACCATCATGAATGTCCATCCAAATCTTTCTCATACGGCCTCAATTGTGAACGACTAAGATATCCGGCAGTTTAATATGGGAAATCCCAGAGGCTACCAACTGGTCAATCAACATACCATCAGCACCACACGGTATGTCTGTATCAGGCTTGCCGGGGAACGGTTGGAACTTATCCCGGCGCAGAATGAACCCACCTTTGTCTACATGTCCAAACGCGGCTTTAGTGTCCATGACTGAGTACCGACCACCACGACGACCGTCAAAAATCATCTCGCACAACACTAAGTCGGCACCGTTGGCACTGGCTGTTCTGTACATTGCTTCGCCGAACGTGGGCATGTAATAGTTATCGTCTGATGGGAAACAGACAAACTCGCCCTGAACCAACCCTACACCTGTTTCTGCTGAGTGATAGCAAGTCGTCTGGCGCGTATTTACGTACCGAATATGCTTGACATCAGAAATCCGGCATACTCGTCGGATAGCCAACGCTTTATCCTCGTCAACAGTATTATCCGTAACGAGAACCTCGAAATCCTGATCTGTCTGAACCGCTAGAGATCCCAGCAGGCACGGCAGAAACCGCGAGCTATTGAATGCTGACACAATGTAGCTAATCCTCATTTACGCCCCTCCCAACGTGTTGCATAAGTCTGTAGCAGAAACCAAGCGAAATTACGTGTGCTCTCATGCAGGCGCATCATAGGATATGCCAATGTAAAGCCTGCCACGGCCCCGTACACGCCGTTTGTTGTCCTGCTGATGGCCATCCAATCCGCTACCATTTCTCGGACACATACCTCAGGCATTTTGAACGTTTCTGTCTCTGTACACCAGTGCTGCCAATGATGATCGTTACGACTCACATGGCATACCCATGCCCGCTGCCACTCCAAACTTTCCGGCAGCTTACGGTAGGCTTTCCATTCGAGCGGCAGGAATCTAGACCAATCATGCAACAGCAATCGCCGCACAGGAACCTTGAGCAGCCGCCCGGCTTTGTACACGAAATACTTGTGCTCAATCAGGCCGTAAAGCCGATGATAGCTACTCAATAACCAGACCTGGAGTCGTGGCTCGCTACCGTACATAACGACGAACGTCAAGAACAGCAATCCGACAAGATAAATCGTAGCTCGTAGCATGTCACACCTCGTATAGAGATTGTAGCGGACAGCACAAAGGGTTCTACCCGTGGAGTGATAGAACCCTTTGCACTCAACAATAAGTGCTGCAAACCGCTTTACTTTTTGCCCTTTGCCTTTGCCTTTGCCTTGGCCTTGACCACAGGCTTGACGGGCTCACCGCACTCTTTCTTGTACTCAGCATCAGGGTGCTTAGTGATTTTCATCGTCACCATCTGAGCATCGTCGTCAGCGATTTTGAACTTCCACTCCCACTGGCCATTGAATGATGCACCCTTGGCCAGATTGTGACGCACACCACGCCAATTGAGCCCCTGCTTAGCGACATATGCGATCAGCTGATTCAGCTTGACACCCGGAGGCGTCAACAGTTTCTCAGCGATCTTGTGTAGCGCAGTGCCTGGACGGAACGGATGCTGACCGGTCCAATACTGAGGCTTGAACGCCTTAAGCACGCGTTTGGCCTTTTTACCAGCCTTAGCCAGAGCCGCCGTTTTCGCTGGAGCGGGCTTTGCTGCCTTTACGGGCTTGGCTGCGACCTTCACAGGAGCTGCCGCCTTGACTACAGGCTTTGCTTTGACGACCACAACAGCCTTTTTAGCAGGCACAGCCTTAACCGGCACTTTCTTTTGAGCAACCTTCACGGGAGTAGGCTTGGCAGGCACGATAACCACCTGTTCTTTCTGACGAGAGGGTTTAGCCGCCGTAGCGGGTTTTGGTTTCTCCTCGACTGCTGTGTCGAGAAATGGATCATCTGCTGCCGTATCCAGAGGTTCGTCTGCATGAGCTGGTTCATGTACCTCCAGTTCCTCAGGTACCTCCTCCAACGGCTCATCGAACTCTCCGTCAGCTGGCTCATCGTCATGGCCATCGATAGAATTATCCTCTACCTCAAGCTGCTCACTACCGATAGTCAACGACCCCACCGGATAACCTGCGACCTCCAATGGTTCATCAGCGAATGGATCGTCCACAATCTCTGATGCAGGTTTTACTGCTGGAGTTGACTTTGTCTTGCCTGATTTGCTGTTCGATACTTTGATCCCCATATAGGCTCCCTTAGTTGATACCTCAGCGCAAACGGTTCGATCTGGACATAGACCCGAACACTCCGGCGCGGTTGGCTCATATTCTTTTGCAAAGCAAGTCAGTTCACTCTCACTTTGTTCTGCATAACAATTTGAGCACACGAGAGTACGCGCGTCAATAGTCTTTCCGACATCAGTAACTGAAAAACTATTGCTGCACTTTACACATTCGATCTGCGGGAGCTTTCCGCCTTTACTTAGTTTTGCTGCCACGATAACGCACCTTTCCGTTCCATGCGACCGCAACGTCCGTAAATCTGTCGGTGTAAGCCTGCATTTGGTCGCGATGTCTAATGCAACAGAATTTCCGCGTTTAGGTGAAATACGAATTTTAGTTCGTAGTCCCAACGTATCAAGAAACATCTGTTGAGTGTTAGTGTCAGACTCTTTGTACGCCTGCTCAAACGATTCGAGCGAGTCATGCAGATGCGGACCCATTTCGAATACGGGTTCGTATGTCGAAAAAGGATTCTCCCACGCCTCATCAAAGCCAACAACTATACCGCTGCGACTCTGATTGCGTGTTGGATCTGTGAATGGAGCGTTGACTTCTCGCATGCGTAACGCGAGCGTGCCATACACCCAAGATGAAAGTTTTGCTGTCTTGCCGTTCAATCCAGTTTTACCTGGATCGTAACTTGCTATTGCAGCAAACGCACGCATTCGCGTCTCCTGCAATATATCCTCTTTGTCTATATGACGCCGATGTGACTCTGGAATTCGCTGCCAAGTCATATTTGCGAATTTAAGAATCATCGGCTCTAGTCCAGCGAACCCCTCATAGTTTAATGAGATCGCGCTGTCCGGTAGTGATTCGGACAACCTGAATTTTGACATACTGTTGCACGGTACTCCTTATCCCAGCTCAGACTCTACAACAGGAGTTGCTGTGCGTGCAATAGAAAATATGAAAGTACGGTTCGCCATAGCTGAATCTAGTTCCCAGTCGGCCATCACACGAATCATTGCCTGATAATTACGCTCCGGCAACGGACCTGTCACGATGTTCATCACCTGATTGAAAGCCTCAACAGAAACATGACAGTCGTCCAATGTACGGGCAATTTTCATCAACCTGTAGTTGCGTACGTAATTCGGCCACAACTGCTTGATATCAGGAAACTGTTGTACAAACTCCGGTTGCTGATCCAATGGCCATTTTGGATTGCAGCCTGCCCGAACCAATGCCAGTGCGTCACGCTCAAAGAATCGCGGTCTCACCCGTGGGATTTTATCCGAGGTGTCTCCCAGGAACGGACGGAGACGTATCAAGTCTTTAGCCTTACATCCGAATTTATCCATGACCTTTGCGTCCGTAACTATAGGCTCATCGCGTGTAGTGCCTTGCTCACACAACACCGTCACACCGGGAATCGGAGCAAGCTGCCACCAATCCTTATCTCCAGACAGCAACAGAATCTCGTGATTCAAAGCTCGCAGCGATACAGTCAATAGTCCGGCAACATCATCGGCCTCGATCCCAAGCATCTGCACCCAACGTACACCGCAAGCATGGCACATCGCCTGAATAGGTTCTATCTGCTTTTGGATACCCTGAGCTATCGGATCTGGCTTTGCTTGTGAACGATCCTTGTACCCGGGATAGAGCTTGTGGCGATACGTCTGCTGACCGGCCTGTTCCCAGATCACTACCAGTTCTGCGTCCTGATGCTGGACCCGGACCCGGCTAAGCATTTTGAGAAACCCATGTAATGCACCAGAAAGTCGCTTATCTTGCGTCTGGAGGTTGGGTGATGCGTAACCTGCACGGAACAACATATTCTTACCATCCACCAATAGATACTTCATTCACCTATTCTCCGTTCAGAAAGTGTTGTATGCGTCCCTCAGCGATGTCAACATAATGTTGTTCATTCTCAATACCGTAGGCATTGAATCCCTCAGCCAATGCCGCTACAACAAATGTCCCTGAGCCTGCAAACATATCAAGACAGATACCCTTAGGTGGAGTCACGAGTCTCACAAGATACCGTGCAAGAGTCATCGGTTTCACCGTTGGATGATAATTCTTCATCACCTTAATACTATTGACACCTGATTGTTGACGATCTCGTAGCTGACCGCGCTTTAGCTCTGCCTGAGCTGTGTTAGAGGTTCCTACCAAGTTATCTGGTAAGCGATTCAAACCAGCATTCCGCTCTTTCTTTGAGGGCTTGGCACAGTAGAAAAACCGTGCTGCTGTGCCTGCATCACCACCATTTATAGGACCATCAGGACCACACCCGATATTCCCCCATCCCGGCGTTTTTACATCACGTTTTGTTGGTGTTTTATTTCCACGAGCCCGCAATCCACCATACTCTGCAAACGTATCCAGTACCTCGTCTGATCCGTCATGGATAAGATTGGCTGGCCAACGTCCTGTCACACTTACTGTTGCTGTGTACGTAGGCTTTTCTTTTTGGCCGAATCCAGACCACTCCTCAAGAACATTAATAGTGATAGGTTCGCCGGGGACACGACACGCCTTTATGTTCATTGCTCCGGTACCATGCGTCAACACATTTTCAACAACAGTACCGATCAACGGTTTTCTAGCAACAACAATGGGTTCGTGTGCAGGTTTCAAAGCTGTGTGCCACCCGTCCCATTGTTTTGCACTTTCTGTTGCTGGCACGGTAATATCTCCCAAACCATTTTGTTGATGTCCACCGTCATGTATACCGCGTGATCTAGAGACATCTTTGCGTGTAGATCCGTCGTCTGGATGCACTTTACGCCCCACAACCTCACGTTCAGCCCCGGCAGCTTTGTCTATGGACTTACTGACATCAAGACTTTTCGGAAATCCAGACCCATAAATCCACATGATCTGATCGCGGATCTCAAATCCTGCATCCTCGATAGCACAAGCCAAACGATGATATGTACGAGCTCCACCAAACGCGAGCAGGTATCCGCCCGGCTTGAGAACACGATATGCCTCTTTCCATACAGCAACCTCGTAAGCGATGCCCGAACTGTCCCACCCATGATTCATGAAACCAATCTCATAAGGCGGATCAGTTACTATTGAGGACACAAAATTGTCCTGCATCTTTTTGAGGACTTGTCGGCAATCTCCCTGTTTCATCCTGTAATGGGGCATCAGTGAACTCCCAAGGGTTGCTCAATCCACGACGTACCGAACAATCCAATAGCTTTTGCCAGACTGAGTTTCTTATGACGCTTGCGCTGCCCATCATCGTCCCAGGGGATTGCAAGCATGTAGAACATAAGAGTCATAGTCAAAGTAAACATTAATGATCTGAAATGAAAGTTTATGACTCCAATAGCACTCAGATCGATGCCGCAAAGTATGATGTACAAAATACGCATACTACGAGAGAACACAGACCGCTCAATAGTAAGTCGGTACACGGCTGGTTTCTTATGAGCACGCCACAGAAACCACACTAAAAACAACAGCCCAGAAATCTGATATGTGTAGTACTCATGGATGGTTAACATTCCCAAAATACCAATCATGACGATAAGCACCCGCTCGATCCATTTCTGCGTCCAAGAGAAATTAGCCTCACAGAACCCGAGGCACCACGCAACACAGCTCAATACAAAATTATCAATGCCCAATAGAAATTTCATTTGAACGCCTCACGATGCATTAGTAACCTTTCAGTTGCTTTTGACCATGCTACAGCAGTCCGTCGCCGTGTCAATAGTAATTCGTCAGACTGTGTGCTAGGATCTGAACCATCCAATCGTGCCGGAATGCTCACCCTTACCTTGAGACCGGCCATGGCCATATCCTCACAATTGATCCTTGCCCCTTTGCACCCTGGCGCATCATGATCTCCCAGATACGTAATCCCGCCTGTATAACGCTTGAGCATTTCCATTTGCTCGTCTGATATGTTGGACCCAAACATGGCAATAGAATCTTCACCCGGCACCAAAGTTTCAATTCTGAGAGCGTCCATAGCACCCTCACTTATTGTTGCGTACTTGTTGCCTTTCATCCCAAAGATCCCACGCAACGATTCCGAGTTTTTCCAGCGCAAATCAGAGATGCCCGTGTAATCCCGGCATGCCACACCCGCGATTTTGCCATCGTGAACTACTGGAATGATGATACGACCGGCATATACCCCCACCATGGCGTATCCAATCTCCCAGCGTTGTATCTGATCCCTGGTAATGCCTCTGTCCATCAAATACGCCAGCGCTCGTTTCTCGAACGGCGACTTGTAATTGAATCGTTCATAACCCTCAGGCAAGTTCGTTAGATAGGTTGGAGCAGGCTCTGGCTTGACCTTGGCACGCTCCGTACGCTCTTTATGCTGTGTTACCACCGTACCGCGTAGATCGACCTCAGCAGCAGCTGCCAATGACCTCGCAGTGAACACGATATTGTCTGATGTCCAATGGCAATTGAAACAGTGTGCCTGACCCGTAACGTAATTCACACCAAGCCTGTAACGTGTGTCGGGTGTTTCTCCGTTTTCAATGCATATAGGGCAGCAAACCCAAACCTCACCCGGCTTATGGTCGTATCGCCAGTCAAGTGAACTTGCCTCAAGGATGTCTAGGATCGTCACTACTCCAGCTCCTCAATTGCTGCCGACTGAGTTTTGACGTTCAGGCGCATCGTAGCCTCACGGTCATAGAACTGAGCGTTAGCCAGATTACTCATGATGTCGACGCCGAATCTGGATCTGCCATCACGATGCTTGGCTACATAAATGTACCGGCTCTTTTCGCCGTTATCCCCCCACCCAATTCCCAGAGCAATAGTTGCTTTACGCACCTTGCCGATATCCTCGGCGACCATTCCGCCGTCAACAATCTTTTTCTTATCGCCTTTACGGCCTACCTGAGCAGCCATCCACAAACGCACATCGCGCTGCCCGGCAAAGTGCAACATCTCATTGTATGTAGCATCGATGTCCCAGCGTTTCTCTTTTGTGGGTGTCATCGGGACTAGCTTTTCGTCATAGTCAACAATAACTGTATCGGCGATGAATCCATTGCTGCGTTCACGCTCCCAGATCCCATCGATGTTCGCTGCACTAAGACTTTCGCCCACCGCGTCAATAGTCTTTATCCTGCCCCGAAACTTTTTGGTGACACGCTCGAACCGTTCCCGCAGCTCAACAGACATCTCCAATAGTTGATTGATGGGCAAGTCAGCAATCTTTGCGTCAAACCGATTCCAAACAGTATCCTCTGTATCCTCTGTCGAAATGTGCAAAGTCTTTTGGCGCTGTACGCCCTGAGCCCACGCTGTGTGTAGCAGTGCCATGGACTTGCCAGAACCCCAGGGCGCAAGCCACAAAGCCAACTCTTTACGTCCCAGCGCCCGCACAGAGTCATCTAGCGGATCGATATAGAACAATGGATGTTTGGTATTGCTAAGCTGCTCACGCCTTTTTTGTCGTACTTCGAATTCTTCGGTAATGTCATGCGACTTGAATTTTGAGGATGCAGTGAACCGTGCAGCTTGCTGCGCTATCGTGGCAAAGTTGCTCACGTTGAGCTGCCCTTGCATCTGTAGCTCAAGCACTTCATCCATAGACCGGCGCATGAACTGATCTGTCTTGAACTTTTGAAACAGCTTGTGAACTTTAGTGGCAGCTATGAGCGGACGCTCACGCTTGAGAATCGATGAAACTTTTTTCTTTAGCTCAGCCTCTGCATCGGCTTTCATCGGCGTTTTGCGTGAGTCCAGGTAATCGCCAACCTCAATCTTGAGCCACGAGCTGATAGGCTCTTGTGTCTCACGCCAATGATGTATGGCTAAAGCTACAATGATCCGTTCTGACCGATCCTCAAAATCCTGCGGATCTACCAGATCCCCGACCGCCTGCAACATCAGACGATCAGCAACAAGATAACGCAAAAACAAGTCGGTAAAGTCTGCATCTAGTTCATACATTGGCGAGTGGTTTTCCCTTACCCACCATTGTAGACGCAGTGGTTAGTTCACCGGCACATACCCTTTGCCATCGCACACATTGCACGCTACGTAAAGAAACATCAAGTCCGGATGTGTGGGTCCACGATTCGGAACGAATCTCATTCCTGCCCCAAAACACTCGGGACAATCTATGATATCGCCGCGACAAAAAGGACACTGGCACTTTGTGTTGATAGGTTCTTTCATGAGGTTCCTCAAACAACTTTCTGTTGACATATTGGCGGCTACTTTCTGTTGCATTCTGGCTTGTAGGCATTCAAACACGATAAGCACACCGGCGATCCATCCGATGCTTTATACGGCGCAGGCTCTCCACAAAACGTACAGCATACGATGTTCCGTGATGGTACATCTCTACGGCTTTGGTGAATCGCCCAGTCTTTCATGGGTGCTGCACCTCGGCACGCCAGTTTGTGGGAGCCATATCCGTGAGGTCTTTGGCCTGAGCCTCGATCTTACGTTGCAAATCAACAATAAGTTTGTCCTTTACCGAATCGGCCTCTAGGTCTTTGGGACCATGCACAGTGAAATGTGATGCCAACTGATCGATGTCACGCTGCCACTCAGACGGCGCTACGAACTTAGCGATCATCAGGAGAATTCGAACCACTACCAACTGTTTGAAACTCATTTCAATTCCTCTTTCTTACTATCAAATAACACCTTGAGTTTTGCTAACGCAGACGGCCAACTTGATGCCTCAACTGCCCAGCGCTGCTTACCCCGTTTGCCGTTCGTGATGACAAATATACGTGGTAATTGCTTACCACCGTTCAGGAACGTAAACTTACGCCCCGGCATGGTGTACAGACCCCAACCGTTAAGATCTCCGATGATCTTTTCAGCCTCAATTTCCGCTCGCAGTTTTGTCATTAGAACCTTTCACGATAGACAATGCATTCACTTGTTCCTGAGCGAGTAGCAGTTGATCCTTGAGCTGTTGAATCTCTACATCCTTGGCTCGGGACTGATCTCTGAGCGTATGAATGGTTTGCTCATTTGTGATTGCTAACAATTCGAGCTCCTGCGTTTCACCATTCGCTGACAACACTAATTCAGCATCCGTCCTGTAGTGGATCTCCGGCGTATTCTCTTGAACAGCTTTGAGAGCAGCTGCACGTACCGGCACAGAACTATCGCCATCAACCCCATGTTCGTCACGAATAAGTTGCCGGGCCTCGGCTACAGATTTCGCGTGTGCTACGACCAAGTAATCAATATTTCGCCACACGTAGAGTTTATGCATAACTGGAGCAGTCACATCGTCCCCAGCACCAAACGGTAATGGCATCTCCTGCCACGCAACTATATCGGAATCCTTACGGGCGAAATTAGCACGCACACTACCCCAATCCCACCGTCCACAATCCCACCGGGCCGCTGTAACATACCGAGTGTACTTACCTAAGGTAAACGTCACAAGCACCTGCCCACCATGCTCCGGATGTGCCTGCTCCTCAACCTCGATCCAACGCTTTACTCTGTCCGACATTTGATTACCTCACATAAATTACTGTTGCATATGACTAACGCAACACTACAACAGTTTTTACATCTTTCGGTTTTGTATCAGACCATCCGGGTAGCCCAGGTGATACGTTAGTCCAAACTCCGTAGCCCCTGTTTTCCGCCATCTCAGCGGTTGTACACCAATTCACAGATCCCGGCATACCATTGAACCCACTGTTATTAACCTGAGCCACTACCTCAGCATCCTGAGGTAGCTTTGATAGTTTTTCGATCAGATCCTTAACTTTGATTGCCATTTGAGTCTCCACAAACTTATTGTTGATTTCTCCACTTATTGTTGGTATACCGGAGGTAACTCTTTCCACGCTACAATTTCAGCATCATGCCATCTTGCGTTAATTCGCCAGTGATCCCTATCCCATGTCGCATCTGACACACGACGGGTTCCGTCCGGCAATACAAATGTTACTAACACCTGACCATCTCTATCAGGGTGCTCTTTCTTAGCAACCGGCGTTCAACGCTTGCTACTCATTCAAAAATCCCTCCATACAGATACGTGCAATCCATTCCTTGTCGGCATGTTCTGAGTCTATGATCGAGCCACTCCATTCTGACAACACATTGTCAGCGGCGCATAGTGCATGCCCATGGAACGTAATACCGTTCGCCAACCTTACAGCAACCTCAGGTCCGCGTACGACCGCAGTAGCGTCGTCCAGAGACTCACCACAAAGCAGGCATTTGTCCACGCAGCAAAAGCACAGCTTTTCAGTCTTGGGCAACGGGAGCTTTATACCCTCCGTATACCGGCATGTGACCTCGTAGACTGGATCTCCCGGTTTCAACTTGAGAGAACATTCATCGCATCTGATGTATTCATTCATCGAATCACCTCAACAGTAAATTAGATGTCGCAATTACTGTTGAGGACTCAAACCCTCAGCGTTGGTTCTGTCAGACCAAGACGTTCGGCTACAACCTTATGTGGACCGTCGCCAACCAGTATTTTCATCGTGGCCCTGAGCAAGGTCCACTGTTCCGGTTTTAATGCCATTACAGCTATTTCCGGGTAGTTCTCAATCATATTTCCAACCGACTGCGTCGCCTGTACCTCAAGTCGTGATTCAAATTCAACCTAGATTATCGACCTCTGTGCTTTCTCAGCACGCCTCTCACGTGCTACATCGATCTCCTCTTGTGTTGGCAAGACAAAACTAATCCGGAACCCAGCTGGCACCTTGTCGCCTGAATATAAGATTCTCCGTGAATCACCCGAATTATAGACTGCCCAAAGTCCGACGCCGGGCACTATGTTGTTCTCACGAGCCCGGAAATCCTCAATCGCTTTAATCTTACGTGCCTTCGCAGCTCGCCTATCTTGCTCAGCTTTCAGCTCCTCGGGTGTAGGTGAATCAATACAAAGTCTGTATCCGGGCGGAATGACATCGCCTGACTCCAGCACAATTCGATTTCCTGTAGGTCCTACACACAACGCCCACAACCCAATACCCAGAACTTTCTTAGTGTCTGCCATGCCAATATCCTTTCCTGATTGCTGTCTCATAATTCCTATGGATAGCCAAGGGCGCTACCAAATAGTTTGTACCAAGCCCGATACCACGCTTAAGAATCTCGATATCGTAGTTCTGGACCGGACGCCAATTCTCAGGCCGCGATGCCCACTTTTTCCGAATACGCTTTTTCTTAGATCGCGGAAACCGAAACTGTTCCTTGTGCTTGGCAATAGCCTCCATCGCTTTTTGGATGGTCTTACGCAGAACGTTGCTGACACGCAGCATTTTGGGCGTCTTGTCTGCTAGATCAATGACCTGAATGTAGTGTGACTCGAAATGTTTATCCACGCTCGGCTCGTAATTACTGTACGTCTCTACCGGTTTGTCGAGTACACGTATCACATGTGGCGTGTTCGGCTCCAGCCTGAGGAAACCCAGCTCACCCTCAGGTTTTATTCTGACCGTTCGCATTTTCTACCCCTCAGTAATAAGTTATGCATCCAAGACAAATATCAACAAGCCGCTGATGGGTTGTTTGTAGCAATTCACTAAACGTCCCAAACGACACTGAACATGCCCGTCCCCAGACCTATGACGAAATGCATAGGTCTTGAACTTGTTGGGCAACACCTCCACAAGCACATGCCCACGGCACGGCTTACGTGTGTCATAGCCCAGCTCTTTCAATGCCAACAATGGATTAATGGTTTCCATAATGCTCCTCAACAGTAAGTTACGGCCCACGCTATCCCCCACGTGAGCCGTCTTTGACTTTAGAACGAATCCAGATCCTTAGCAGCCTGACCGTTCTTGCCCGGACCTGGGAGCAGAACTTCAAGCTCCTCGATCAGCTCCAGCACCTCAGTAGAACCAGTGAAATCGAACCCGCTGAGGGCCTTGTGCAGCCGCACAAGAAACTCATTGTCCACTTTAGTAACCTGAGCCCGTTTCGTGTACTGGGCAACAACCTTGGTCTTACCCTGAGCCTTGGCAGAGGCTACAGCAGCCGCTACTGAGGCCGACGCCTGATTGCCCTTGTTGCGGAGGTTCTTGAGAGCCACAGCAACCGTGATCTCCTCATTGTCCAGAGCCTGCTTGATGTCGCTGGGAGCCTCGGACAGCTCGATTGCATCGCGGACGTACCGGGCGCTCTTTTGGAACTGTGTCGCGATACGATCATCGCTCCATCCCCACTTGCGGAACTTCGCATAAGGTGATCCGACCTCCCACTGCGTAATGTGCTTGCCAGTGTTGGCCTCAAGCGCCTGAATCGTTGCCAGCTCCTCAGATACGATCTTTTCAGATGTTCTGATGACATCGATGTAACCGCTGTGTCCTTCGGCGACCGCTGCTTTTACCGCCCGGTAACGACTCTCACCGTCAACGATATAAGCTGTCTTGGTTCCGGCGTCGAACCGCACCAAAACCGGCTCCAACAAGCCTATGGAAAGAATCGACACTTTCAGCCGTTCAACGTGCTCAAGATTCTTACGCAGGCTGAAATCGCGAGGGTTATGGCCAGGAACCACGATCAGATTGTCAACATGGACCTTACCCGACGCCCGGCGTCCCTCAAAGAAATCCTCTAACCGAACAATCTCACCAGTTTCCTTAGCCATTTTTGGAGCCCTCCACGGCTCACATCTATAGGATGCGTCAACAGAAAGTTGGATTCAACAGAAAGTTGTCAACATAAAGTTGTCGATCGACAGAAACTAGACTTTCCAGTCCTCCGGCTTGTCCAATATCACCAAAACTGTGTTGACACCCGTACCAGATTCCTTGAATGATCCCTCAGGCAGCTTTTCAATGGAACCGTAGCGTGAAATCAACAATCGGATCTGCTGGTACTCGTCCTCGCGCCGAAATCCAGCTCCAGCACTCATAATGGCGACCAACCAACCGCCCGGCTTGAGTAGTGACCATGCATGCAGCACATGCTTTGCATCCGCCCGATTCTCAAACGGCGGATTCATCACAATCCGGTCGTACAGGTACTCTGGAGCTTCGCAAGTCCATGTCAGAAAATCAGTTTGATCGACAATTACAGTCGGTTGATCGACGATGTACTTATCCCGCAATTGAACAGCCAAACTCTCGTTGATCTCCAGTACCCGAATCGTCGTACTGATGTGTGGCGTGCCTAACGTGTCCAGAATCGCATCCACGAGCGCTCCTGAGCCGCCATTGGGTTCCAAGATACGTTGACCCTGTCTCAGGCGTGCCAACGCGGCTACAGTCGCTGCAAGTGCCGGAGGGGTCCAGAAACAGCCGTTCTTTTTGAGAGGGGCGATCTCACCTGAGAGGATCACACCATCCAGCCGCTCGCGCGTTACGTCCACAGACGTTTCAAACACATGGCCCTTGGCTGATCGTGACCATTTACCGCCGATCTCCTCCAGCACCTTGTTAACGTCCGTATACAGTTTTCGCTCCAGTTGTCCGGATACGATTTTTACTAAGGACGTTGACAGCTTAAGCTGCTCTACTTTGCAGCCTGACAAGATGGCGAGTGCCTCATTACTAATCTTTACTGTTCGCATGTTTTTATCTTTCTGTTGGTTAGTTACCACGTTTTAGGTCTGATCTCAAATCCTTGTTCTTTGTACCAGAGATAGATGGTCCCCATGGATGCAGCTCCACCATGAATCTCAGCACTCGTATTCTTGAAATAGTGTTGACATATATCGTCCTCAGATCCAATGAAAAACGGAGGTTGAGGTACAGAGAAATCAAGGCTCCCATCAGCCTTGCGTTTTTCAATCACGAATTGCTTTTTGTAAGCCATACACATCAGATGCTCAACTTACTATTGACGACGCAATACCTGCATTGCACGTTCCCTACGTGCCGGATGTGTAGCGTTATGGTAGTAGTCCCGGCAAGTGCTTTGGCCCCGGCGCTTACGACCACAGAATCGCTGTGCCTTGACCTTTTTGGTGAACGTACAGCCACACACGGGGCATTTGGCATAGCAGAACGCCGGAATGCGTCCTGATGCATCGTAGGCCGTCAGCAGAGCCTGTATACGGGCATGGGTGAACTGTTCGTCGATCTCCTGGCCCCAGCCAATCTGATCCTCTAGTGCTTCCGATTCATCTCCCACGTGCAATCACTCCCTTCGCCCACTGAAACATTGTTGAGTGACTTTTGGTATGAGCAGCAAACCACCTCTGAACGGTATAGGGCAGCTCCTCGATTGGATCACCGTTTTTGTCTACCAAACTAAAAGTCGGACTCTGTACCAGCCAAGAGTCTGCCTGTATATCGTTATCGAGACATGCTCGACACTTATATGCAGCCCTACCAAAACTGACACGTTCGAATAGGAAATCAATTTCAGTTTCCTGCATGATCTGTGAATGGGTAACGCTGACGGATTGAATTTTTCCTTGCAGATCGCCTAGAGGCACACGTCGAATTACTCTTGTCGGAATTTTTTCAAAGCTCATTAGTTCCTCACTCTTGCATTACTTTTCAAACTCATCTCTATCAGATGCTCAACAGTAAGTCACGATGCAAAAACCAAAGGGCTGAAACGGTTGCAACCCCGCCTCAGCCCTCCTAAGCAAACCCTAGTAACGACCGTCTAACCGCGTCCGGACTCGGCAGTGATATCAACGGGGCCGGGTTCTGTATCAACGACACCTGTCTCCGGGGCGGCTGAGTCGTCATTCGAATCGTCGACGACAGTAGTCAGTTTGCTATCAGCCTGATCGGTCTGGATAGCGGGGATAGCAGCTGACTCCAGCAGCTTTGCTGTGAGTGCTGCCTGTCCGAGTTGGAACGGCATCCATTCTGCAAACTTACCGCCCGGCGCTGGTCCATCACCCTGGTACAGGAACACCGATGTCTGGGCATACGGTACTCCGTTGCTGTCGAACACACAGCAAGATTGATGCACGTGTCACCATGGACATAAGTTACGATGGCCGCATGAGTAACTTCGTTCGTACCGCTGTCGGGTACGAAAGCCGGATGAAAATATACAACACGTCCGATGGTAGGTTGAATCATTGAACCAGTCTCCCCTTGATTTTGAGCATTGACTTGCCTACCGACATTGTAGCGGGAAACAAAAATGCCCCAGACACATTTCTGTGTACAGGGCACCTTGTAAGCATGGTCTTTCGACGGATATTGCTCACCTCCGGACGGACGCCTGTTAAGCGGCCATAGCAACCATAGGAGCTGCAACAACAGGTGCTGGGAATGCCAGTACCTTCGCAGTCTTACGGCCCGTGTCAACAGTGTTGGCACTTTTTGATTTAGCTCTCGTTTCGTTCCCCTCACTAGGGTCATGTGCCTAAGCGTCATTCCTAATGTGAGACTTCGGTGAGTACCAGTCCCGGCACAATTACTTGAACAAAATCCGACCCGTCGAAACCGTGACACCCCCACATACCAGCACACATCGAATGAGGCTTAATTCCTTATCCCCCAGTAGGGGTTCACGTTGTTATAGACCAACCTGCCTCTAGGTGGGCGCAACGTAATCTTTACTGGGAAACATTCGCGTATGTGCTGGTTGGTGGAGGTGAGGTGAGTCGAACACCTGTCCGAATACAAACTCCATTCAAGCTCTCGAATCAACTTACTGTTGACTCACATCGTGCGTATTCAATGATGTTCCCACCAAGAAATTACTGTCCGTTATGCTCAGACCTCTTGCAGAGGCCCGGTTCCCCAATGTGACTTGGGACCTTGAGCAGCTAACCTGTTCACATCAGCGCTGCGGCTCAGTAATTTCTTGGTGGAAACATCAATCTTTTTAGTGGGGCTCTGCCCAAGCGCTAACGGCCCAGCGAGCCCCACTCTTTGCTACTACCGTCCCACTTTTACAGGCTCGATACAATCCCCCGTTGATTCTGTGGTGGCTCCCGGCCTACGGTGTAGCAACTTGTTATCGCATCGGCACGGCAAGAGGAATACGCCAACCACCCTCAAGCAAACTAATCAAACCGATGATTACGAAAATTGCGAATATCACCTGTACAACCCATACAAACGGTGCTGGTACTGGAATCTTCGTGAGAATAAACCATACCAGCCAACAGATGAGTGCAAACACTACCAATGACAGCAATAGACTTATCATTTTAGAACCTCCGGAGGTACATACATTGGAGGTCTAAATAGTGTTGCAGGTTGTATTTTGCAGTGTGGCCGTACCGAGCTGGGTTGGATTATCTCCTCACCAGTGCCGCCGTTCCCACGCCTGGGATTAGGTTTTACACTGCAAAATTAGCACGAATGATTGGATTCGAACCAATGACCTCAGAACCTTTGCTTGCATCAACAGATTTCTCCTCCGCAGGTCCATAGCGCTCTAACCGCTGAGCTACATTCGTACATCACTGGGAGTGTGGGCCTACAGAACTAACCGGGATTCGAGGCATTCACGTAAAGGCCGTTGCCCTTGGTATCTGACTAAGGTGGATTACCCCACACTCCCAACTGAATTCCCGATGGTCTACATTCCGCTCCTCTGTGAACTTGCTATGCACACCAGCACAACGCGTAAAGAGAGTTACGGCCCAGCCGACCACCGGGAAACTTTTACCGAAAAGTATTGAGAGCTTACGTGCTTGTCAGTATGGATCTAACAGATAGAACGCCGTCGCTCCTGATTCACATCAGTAGTGCAGTTCCGCTCCTCACGAGGTTTCACAACCAACTATTACCGTAAGCTCTCAACATCGGCGTACTGAGTGGCATTGGCCTCTCAGCATGGATTTTGCGGTCACGGTTGGCATCGTCAACATAGCCCTTAGCCACTTGTAGGGCACCGGGTCTCACTCCCAGCTAGTCTTTTCCAATCCAGCGCGAACAGTCTTACTCAACACAAAGTGTCAGGTGGCCAAACTGTCCTGTCTACTCATCGCCGCCGATTTATTTGGCTGCATCGGTAGGTATCGAACCTACGACCGTCGCCTTAACAGGGCGCTGCTCTACCACTGAGCTACGATGCAACATTCTGAAAAGTATTGAGGTCGCTCGTAGTTGACACTGTGTCAGCTTCGGCCTTATAACCACGACGCAAGCGCAAGACTTGTTGTACATCTGGAGTGGGAGCAGCCCCCAGCCTAACCGTCACAGAGTAGAGGTTCTCTTTCGAGCCCGATCCCTGAGCAGTCGCTGCTAACGCATCTCTGTCACGCTACGAGCGGCCTCAATACTTTTCGGATGTTTAGGAACGGCTCCATGCATCTCATTATCTAAGCGGGGTCTTACATTACATGGCAGATTAATGACCCGACCGTCCCCAAACAAATTCAAACTTTCTATTGTCAAAACCACGATCTGCTCTAAGCAGCCACTTACTGTTGAAACCTAAAACCGTGCGATACGCCTGCTCAAAATAATCACGTACTCAGTCATCGCTTGATACTGTTCCAGCAACAGAGTTCTGTCGTCTGTGGCTACATCGGCAAACCCCGGAGACCGCACGAACTCCGCCAGCTTGCCCACTTTCTCTTGCAGCTCGTCACGCTCTTGTACTACTCGTTGCTGGTACGGTTGTAATACAGACATATGATGCTCCTCACTCAACTAAAGATGCAGATGGCCGAACCTCAATCAAACACCTGCTACTAAAAACCTTTGGACGGAGAGCAGGAGTCGAACCTGCACGGGTATCTCAACCCTAGCGCTATGCACGGCATATACCAATTTCTAATTCCGCCATCCCCGTCCCGAAACCATTATAGCGTGACTCTCAAAGAATCTCACTTACTGTTGCGTATTGTCAAATACAGGTACAGGCTCTGTATCGCATTCAAAACACAACACACCAAATTGCCGACCAACAGCAGTCTTCAGCACGTTCTTGTACACAATCGGACAATCCTCACTCATACCATCATCGCTCTCAACAATCTCAGGCAATTTGTATTGAGGACTGGCCTGGAGAACTGAGTCTAGCATTGATGGCTGCACATACGGTATAGGTCGTGCCCAAGCCTGCAAAGCGTGTGCATCATCAACAGAATATGGTCTAAAATCGAGGTTATCGTAGCTATCCCTCACACCGTTGTAAATTCCAATCACAATATGAGGAATTGCTGCCAAGATGTGTTGACGTGTCTCACCATACTGAAAATGTACAACACTAAGTAAAACTACCTCGCCATCAAAAGGCCGCTCTGGCTTTCCACAATCCACCCAATGCATCTGCATAATTAATCCCTCCAGTTTTAAATTACTGTTGTGCAGCACTATGGACCAACTACAAAGAAATACTCCATCGTCACCGCATTCGTTTCTGTTCCCAGTACCAGCACATACAAACCCGTAGACGACAACACATAACCATTCTGAGGCGAGCTGGTGATCTCACTAACAAGGGTTGGCTTGACTTGGGGTATGATCCGCATCCAGTACATCGGACAAATGGAGATCATGTCTCCGACCGATGATGCCGACAACGGTTGCAGCTCTAACGAGTCGTACGAGCATGTCACGGCACTATACACGGCCTTGATAACCTTCGGACTCTGGTTGTCACCCAACGTCTCCACAATGCTCAACAGAACTGTCTCACCGTCAAACGGTGTTTGTGTCGTATCGTCTACATCGATCCAAGTCATCATCATAGGAGTGTGCCTCAACTTTCTATTGTATTATGGCAGTTCGATTTTGTTCAGTGTAGCAACGCCATCGTAAACGTTCACTAATCCGGTTGTCTTGAGAGTACCCATGTACTGTCTAAACGTACTGCCACCCGGAGTCATTCCTGCTTGTGTAGCCAATGTTGATAACTTAATAGATCTGGACTGTACTAAAAGCGTTAGCAACTCACGCTGACCCTTTTTGAGAACTGCCATCCACAGCTCAATAACATCTGCCTGGGACTTGGGTGCTTTTGGTTTACCACCCAATACCTCTAAACCAGCACTTGTAACGTACAGCCAGCCGTCCCGGCGCTCCAGATAGCCCATGCTGACCAATGAGCCACGGTACTGCCTCAATGTACTACCACCACTTTTCATGCCTACCTGCATAGCGACCTGGGTCTCTGACAAGCCCTTTGGATACCAAGCCGCCACCGTAGTCAGGATGTTCACCATGCCCGCCTTGAGACCAGCCTCGCGTGCCTTGGTAGTCGTCTTGGCTTGGGCAAGTGCCATCGTAGACAATCCCTGAGAACGTGGTTTTAATACGAGCTCTGCCGCCACGCGTGAGCGATCTGTAGCTTTCTCATGACGGTCCTGTACATCGGGAGCTACAGTAATTCGCGGCAACACTAATTTAGGTGGGAGCTCAACACTCGTAATTGTGTTGTGCGTTGCCTTAGCCCAGTCCCATAGAGGCTTGACCATCTTTCGAGCCTCAGCCTCAAACGTAGCTTGGATCTCTGGGGCTAGGATCTCTCGCATCTGCTCAACAGTAAGTTGCTGTACAACTGGCTCACCATCGATAGCTGCCTCAGCAGTAAGTCGCGTCACCATCTCTTTTAGGCGCTCAATCTCAGTCCGCAATTCCTCAGGCGTCATCCCGTCGTCTGTGGCTTGATCTACCAATTCAGCAAAGCTAGGCAACAGTTTTTGAATGTTTACTGGCACTCGCACAGGTGGTACGAACTCACCCATCTTTGGGTGTGATGTCTGAATGGGTCCGGCGTGAAACAAGACTGGTATCCGAGAGATCGCACGGCCCAATGCCCAGAACTCGCCCGACTCCAACAACCGGATCTGCTTAGCAAACTTAGCCCTATCCTGTCCCTCGATCCCCAGGTGCTCAATCGCACGCTTCACATCGCTATCTAGGAATGTCCCGCCGATAAGGTAGTTCTGCAACTCTGCTATGGCGTCCTTGCTCACCTTGGCCATACGCTGTGTAGCAAATATGGGAATGATGCCACGCTTACGACCGCGAGAGCACACATCGATCAACGCAGCTGTTGAAATAGCCTCACCTTTGCCCCGCTCTGTGCAGAACAAATGCACCTCATCAAAGATGACCACTACCGGATGCCACAGCTCTTTAGGAGCCTCAATCAATGCCTCGGCAACCAACTTGACATAGTTTTGACGCGCACCTGTGGCAAGAGAAAGTTCTGATATGTCTAGAACCGCCGATACACCTTTCTCCAGCAGCATGTTTACCAATGCTTTAGCTGTACGCGGATCGCAGGCAACATCTCCACCTTTACCCGCCAACACAAAGTCGTACTTTTCCCTGAGAGTTGGGAACTCACCCTCAGCATCGACAACAATAATCTGAACCTTGCTGAATAACTGTTCTACGATACGCCGCACAAGCCAAGACTTGCCGCCGCCTGATGCTGCTTGGATCAGCAGCGATAAGCGTGCCTGCCAGCTCAAATTGACGCGTTGACCATCAGCGACAATTCCCAGCTCAATAGTGTCTTGTGCATCAATAGATTTAGTCATAACGTAGGCATTATAGCGGGTGATGCTCCGGGGGTTCCGGCTATACAACAGTCTTGGGGATAAGGGATACAGCCCGAACACCCCTAGAGCATCAGAACGGTTGGTTGCGCCGCCAACCTCGTATGTTGGCATTATAGACAGGTTTGCAACACTAATGCACGATAGAGCTTTGTCCAGCCCGCAACTCCTGAATGATGCTGTAAGCGTGATGCAACTCCTGCATGAGTCTCAATACCGTCATACCAAGATCCGCTCGCATAGCGATGATCTCGTTATCTGAACGATACTCAACCAACAGAAACACCATGACAGGCTCCGGCAGATGTGCGTCCTTGCCATCAACCAATACGATCAACGTACCGGGGTCTACGCGTTTAGAAAACAGCACCTGCATGGAATCCGACTCGCTGCCGGGTTCATGTGCAATCTTGTAGTGCTGTTTCACCTCGTCAATCAATTCGATAACAGTCATCTGGATCTCCCTTGTAAATTAGAACTCGCCGTACTGAGCTATCCCGTTACCGTCGATGTTCACGTACACGCGACGTTGTGAGCTGATATTCATGCTGCGGTTTTCGTTATGACGGTTGCCCGTCCAATGTGCCTTGATCTCATCACTCCACTGTGCATGGCCCTCAGGCTGTGCATAGCTGATGACTTGGTAGGACAACGTAAATTCATGGCATCCGTGTTGAATCGCCAGCTGAGCTACAGCCTTGCAGAAATCAATCTGCTCCTGAGGTATCGGTGTGCTGGTTAGGGCTTTAACCGCTGGCTTTGTATCCGGAATCACCACGGGCTCATAATGGACTTTGAAAATCTCGTCTAACAGGACAGAAAATGTCGAGTCAGCATTCTTGATGATCCAAGCACCATCAGGGACCTCCACAGCCTTTGCCCCAGGTGATGGCACCAGTCGAGTCTCACCTGCGGGTCCGGTAAATATGCTGTTGCTGACAATAGCATCAAGTACCCAACGCGGCCAAAGATTTGTTGTCTCCCCAGCATCGTTGAAACTTTGCCATGCGTCAATAATAAATTTCCTTGTTGCGAACTGTCGTGTTAGCTGCATACATCACCTCGTTAGGCTTTCTTAGACAGATACTCATCAGTAAGTTGATTCCAGTAATGACCCGCTTTAGCCAGCAGTTCGCGCTCTGCATGAGTATGATCTTCAGCCTCTTGCCACAACTCCGGATCTCTCACCCGATCAATCGCATCCTGAACTAATGTTGTAATCACATCTGGATCTAGCGCATCAAGCTCCCATGAACTACGTCCATACTTTTTGATGTAATCCGTCGCACGGCTATCAGAAAGTTTTGCTGGATTTTCCGGGGGTTGCAGTTCTTCAATCTGATTGATATTCAGTGCCAGTCTCTCAACCGGAACACCTCCCATAAACATCTTGAGACGATCTGTAATGTCCCGCGTCATATCGATGCCCGATGGGTCATGATCCCCTAGATACAAAATCAACAATTTCTGCCCATCACGATGATAATTCAGCAACCGTTGGGCACCCTCCCACATTTCTGACTGTGATGTGTAACCCCGGCACGAGAAATACGGTACATGGTTCAATTCGCATACCTGCCCCAGCACGTCTTTGAGGGCATCTTTTTCTATCCATGCCTCAACACGATACGGCTGGGTGGCCCACTGATCGATGCGGAATTGATCTGCTGTCGTGGTGACGATCTCTTTCGAGTCTTTCCATGACGGCAGCTTTTCGACGTCACGCGTACGATCAACAATCAGTTTCCAATCAATGAGCCCAGCAAGCCTGCCGTTGTTTATCACGGTTCCGAGCTTGTCATACTCTCTCGCGTTGTTGGCAATGAGATTAGCTTTGACCATCTGATAGTAGACTTGCCGCAAAGTCATGTTGTAACCGTTCGCTGCAAACTTATACAAGATATTATTGACAACCTGAATCTTCGTCAACGTCTCTGCTCTGAAATTGAAATCCTGATACTTTATCCGAGGCATATATCACCAGTTAGTTATGATGTTTTCGGTTTGTTCACACAGTTATAGCAAACAGTTTCTGTTGTAATTGGCGTTACCGAAACGGGGCATCCGAGCACTAGACCAAGATTTTGCAATGCAGCGGTGTGTGCATCACACGATGGAATGTCGTTGCCCGGCCAATGTACTATGTTCGTTGCCAATTGGATCTCACTCATTTCGCGTCTCCACTCCCTAATAGCTTTCCAACTTTCATTGTAGACAGCCGCTCAACACCAGCCTTCGTCATCAATAAGTCGCTAAGCCTATCTCGCAGCATCTCGATCTGATCGCTGATACGCAATAGATTGTTCCATGCTCCCTCGGTGTAATCGATAACGTAGGTAGCGGAATCATGACTATCTTGACCCTCTTTATAAAGTTCAAACCCCGGCCCCGCAAACTGATTGGCCCACGTGAGCCCATTGCATCCGTCATCAAAACGATCCTCCCAGTCCCTCTGAATCCAACCGCCGTCAGCTTTCTTGGCGATATAAAAACGATTCTGTGTAAACCCCACAAACTTTCGAGAATGACTTGCAAACGGCGCGAAACGTCGTACCTCGATAACGGGTATCCATTTGACATCCGCGAGCTTTTCAACCTCACGATGTGCCAACGTACGCAGTTCATCCATTGACTTAGTTGTGTACGTTTTGCCATTCAACTCAAACAGGAACAGCGCACTGTTCTTGTCAAAGCATAGATCAACGCTAACACCCAACTTGGTATGCTTATAGACTTCGATCTTTTTCGGTTTAGCAGCTCGTGACATTGATTATCTCCATACGACCGTAGCACTCATGATTGTCCACGCCTGTTTCGACCAACTACAAACCCTTAGGTTCCGTGATCCCCGGACGCATACTGTTGCTTGTACCCTTGATGGCCGCGTGCCAGTTCAAAAGCACAGCTGCTGTACTGATTGTGTGGTGAAGTGCCTTATCACGATCCCCTGCGGTAAATGCTGCCAGACACTTCCCAGCCAAATATCCGATGAGCCAGAACCAATCCTCGGGCGTTTTACCTGAATCGTGTGTAGTTGCCCACCGCACACGTTGATGCTTGGCCTCACGCTCGATACCCCTAACAAAATCCTCGATCTCCGGCGTATTGAGTTTCTCAACCTCATGTACCCGCCGTCGTTGTGCAACTAACCCATTGAAATCGTCAACAGTAATTACACGATATTTCGCATCAGGTACACGATAAGTCAAGTTGTAGGTAGGAATGTCAGTTCCGTCCAACCAATCTTTATTTTTGTCTGCCATTACTGTCCATACCTCGTTATGCTATTTGATGCAACAGTAAGTTATTTGATTCCGCGAAACACAGCACAAACCCGGAAAGCCTGTGTACTGATCTTGACATTCTTTTGAGCACAATACTTTTTAACCAGCTTAAGCAGTTGCTTGATGTCCCGTCCCGAGATTGCTTTGACAGGATCAACCTTGGTAGTGAACTCAGCTACA